TTCTTCGTTTTTTTTTTACTGAAATCCTAGCCGAAAGAAGAGGTATATCACAATGAACTATAACAAACCACCCAGGAATCCACGTCTTGGAGAACCTTACTATGTAAAGCGAGATAACCATGGCAACAAGCTTAGCTACATAGTATACGAAAGAGACGAGAACAACAAGCCGATTCCTATAGAGTATAAGTACACTTATGATGATCAGTATAGAAAGATTGCATTCTATAAGTCTAACGGTGAGTTTAGTCACTATCAATACGATCAGTATGGCGATCTTATATATAAGATCAATGGTAATATTAATACAGGTATCACTACGGAACACTGGTATAGCGGCAATAGGGAAACTCTTAGAAGAAGAGTAGATACTGAGACTATGCGAGTGGAAGAGTATCGTAATAATACCTTTACATCAGCATACTACAATCCCTTTATCAGAGTGTATAGTAATCCACTCTGTCGTTAACTATATAGTATGGAGTGAATCCCACTTCATCATACTCGATGTATATCATAATGATCCTCCTTGTTTCATATATGATAACCGAACTCCCCTAGGGTGTGGGACCCTAGGGGAAACTTAGTTCTTTATGATGAAGGCAACCATTATTATAATGGGGCATAGCCAAGCGGTAAGGCAACAGACTTTGACTCTGTCATCCGTGGGTTCGATCCCCGCTGCCCCAACCAATTGCAACTGTCATATGTGATATACCTTCTGAGAAACAGATGTGGAGTACCGTAATGGTACTCCACATTTGCTGTGTTTTACTTAAGTTTGTCTTCTATCTCCTTACGATGTACTGTGTAGTCTTGCTTGATTCCCATGATATCCTTAACTTGACGGTCAAGCTCTACTAAGAACTTGTTAGCCATACCGTGAAGAAGAGGAGTAGCACACATACGCGCATCGAATGATCTCATGGAGAAGAGTACATCTATTGGTTCATCTGGTCTGTATTCAGACTTAGGTTCTTTACCCTTGGGGAAGACTTCTTTACATACACCCTTTTGAGCGCCCAGAGCGATAAGTTTATCACCTGTAGCGAAGTCATCCTTGTATCTGACATATATCTCAATCAATACACCAGATTCAAGGCCCTTAAGTTTACCTGTGTTAGAGAGTTTCTGATCGTTAGTATAGGACTGAGCCTTTACCTTATCATACTTCTCGATAGTCTTACGAATCTCACTCTGCTTCTTCTCATACTCCTTTACTATCTTCTGGAGAGATGGTGAGAGTTCTGAGATTTCGCAGGTTCTGTACATCTTGATGTCTTCTACAAAACCAGTGTTATGAGACTTGATAGGTATACGTCCAAGAGAGGTTACTGTCTCTTCGTCATCTACAAGGTTCTTAAGAAGAGTATTGACATCGTCGTCTTCATAAGAGTTCTGTATAATGAGCAGAGGATCACCCTCCTGGATAGGCTGACCAACCTTAACGAGATTGAATACGTTGGTTCCCTTCTCGAGATTGATATCAACCTGTGTGATGATGTCTGAAGACAGAGCTTCACATACATAACTAGATACAGCAGTAGAATCTTCGAATCCTTCATCTGTAGTCATGATACCTACCTTAAGCAGAGCACCCTGAATGTATGTAGGATTATCATCGTATCCCATATGCTGATCATAACTTAAAGGATCATAGGCAATTACCTGACCAGCCTTTACAGTACCGCCAAGCTTGTCTGATGCTTTGAGCTTAACTGATGCATAGAAACCACCATCAGAGTTCTTGTAAACTTTGTTACGAAGATCTACATAGTCTATAGTGCCGTCTTTATACTTGACTACTATATACTCATCAGTTCTCTCTACTATCTTACCGTCCTGCTTAGCACAAACTGAGAAGACATCTGGTGTGAAGTTAGCGAGAGCATCGTCTGCACCGTTAGTTACGAGTAGAGGATCGCCGCCCTGTACACGCATACCGTGCTTAGTTCTCTGAGTGAATGACATGGCAAGTCGGAATGGGTCATCGTGTGTAGTACAGCCAGGAACAAGAGCTTCGTTCATAGCCATAGTATTGACATCATTCATGATTTCCGTCTTACCAGCAGTATCTTTGATATATCCTCTCTTACCAGCAATGCTAGCATTAACCGTAGTCTGTCTAACGGTACCAACAGTAGCAGCAAATCCAGTAGACATACCAAGTATACTATTCATAGACTCATCAAAGGTTCTCTTATCAAGTGAGTAAGAACGTTCTGAGTTCATACCAGAGAGTCCCTTGAACGATACAGTGTTTGCAGCTTCTGCATAACAGAGATCATTGATCGTAGATGCATCACCAGTAGTATTGTCAAGAAGGATGAGGTCTATAATAGCAGACTGCTTAAGTGACATACTACCCTTACCAGTTTTCTTGAGTCTGGTTCTATACTCTGCATATGCCTTAGAGAGAGCCTTGTATGTGTAACCAGCAACAAGTTCATTAGTTCTGAATCTGTTACCTCTGATATCAGTATGCTTATTGTACTTAGAATCAACAAGCATGTTTGAAGCATAGATAAGAGCAGAACAGAAGTCTGAAGGAATATCATATGCTTCACAAGTTCTCTTAGAGATAGGATCAAACATGAGGTCATAGAAGTTATCCAGACCGTCTGCCTTGATACGTCCTCCAAACAGATCCAGAGCTTCTGTCCACATCTGCTTAGTGTTGATATCCTTGATAGAGTATGTGTCTGTAGGAACTCCCTTAAGACCATTCATGAGCATAGATGATGAGTAGTTAATCTTGTAGATAAGATAAGCATCAGAGAACTTGATGATATCCTCTGTATTTCTATCATAGGAACGAGTCTCACTGATTCTGTATTCTACGTTAGCCTTGGAGAGGGTCTTAGTGAGTCCCTCACAATAGCAGCAGATTACAACTACAGGGATTGTAGTAGTCATGATAGAAGCATCTGAGTAAGAATATCTTACACTAGCCTTACACTCGTCATAGATAGCCTTAAACTCAGGACACTGGCAGAGGTATTCTGCTATCATCTGAGTACAGATAACGTTTGTATTGGGGTGATAGATGATCTCTCCCTTAAGCGAGTCGTATCCTATAGGAATACCCTGCTTAAGATCAAGCTTATCTTTATACTTCTCTCTGATTACATCCTGGTCGAAGTAGAATGTATAGTGCTTATATGAAAGCATAGAGTAAGTAGTACCAAGATCTATATAGTCTATAGGAAGATCATACTTCAGTGAGCCGATGTAGTTGTTACCCAGCTTTACATTGATATGCTTTCCGTCAAGCTTGTTGAGTGTCTTACAGATCTTATCGGCATAGAGATTACTCTTACCAAGTGATGAGCCATATACTCTGAAGAAGATCTTGTTGTAGTTAGTAGTGATCTGACAAACGTCCTTCTCGGTCTTTATGATAGGAAGATTCATGAGCTGAGCATTGATAGCTTTATCGTTACCTCTAAGTCTCATGAAACGATTGTTGATGAACTTAGGGATATCGAACTTGAGTGTGAAACGTGTACCATGAATATCTTCCATATGAGCAGTCCATGTCTCTATGAGATCTTCCGATGTAGAAGTATCCTCAACATTGACATCTCTTACAGCTACAGGTACAGTTCTAGTGCCAAAGAATGAGAGTATAGCCATGATATCTTCATCTACATCATACTCCTTATTGAAGTTGATATACTGAAGATTAGACCACTGATCCTTGTTTATAGAGTTGATATTGAGTGAAGTCTTAGGAAGCTCTTCTTCGAGTTCTGTGTCCTGAGACTTCTCGATGAGTTCCTTAACAGACTTACCCTTTACAGACTGAGTCTTGAAATTATCATTCAAAGTATTGATACGTGCTGTACGAGCACTAGATACCTTTATACCATTAGACTCTTCGTCTGCGATGTCCTTGATAAGATTAGCTATATACTCATCATTGTTAAGCTTCTCTATAGCTTCATCAGTAGAGGTTGATGTAGAAGCAGCATCGGCTATAGCCTTAGCAACCTTAACCTTCTTCTGAAGTGTTTCCTCTGATTCAGCCTGCTTGTCTGACTTAGCAGGTCCTACTTCCTTAGGAACTACCTTCTCCTTATCTTCCTTAGGAGTTGTAGTCTTTGTAGTAGTTTTAGCTGTAGTTTCTGTCTTCTTGGGCTCTTCCTTCTTCTCTACAGGCTTTGGAGTAGTCTCCTTCTTTTCGTCCTTAGAAGATTCTGGGAGTCTAGCCAGCTTATTAGCAAGACCAGAGAGTGAACCCTTATTGCTAGCACCCTTTGTACCAGTAAGAGCATACATCTGGATACCCTGACTCTTCTCCAGCTTGTCTACAATATCTGTTACTATAGCATCTGGAGTATCCTGAACCATCTCATCATCCTCTATAGGAGCCTTAGATATGAGTGTACGGATGTTATTCATGAACTTAGACAGCACATTCTTATCGAAGTCCTTGAAGTTGATCTTGAAGTATCCTGTAGCACCAAGGAAGATGGTATCCATATCTCCGAAGAGAGTACGAAGCTTGCTTACCTTATTGATTCTGAGAAGACGTATCATGATAGAGATAGGATTGATATTCTCCCTATAATCAAGCACATCTCCAGTCTTCTTGTTCCAGTCTATAACAGGGATGATAAGAGTCTTCTTACTGTAACCAGAGTTAACGAAAGCCTTGTTGTTGAGCAGTCTGGCGATGAGATCATAGTAAAGGTCAACAGCCTTATCATTAACGAATGTGTTGTTTTTGTTTTCGAAGAATGCCTTGTTGTAGTAAGATGTATCTACATAGAGATTCTTCATCTTATAAGCAGGATAGTTGAAGTATGTAAACTTGATAGAAGGACACTGACTCTTTACAGCCTTGTAGATAGCAGTGATATCCTTCTGATTACGAATTCTCTCTGGGTAGAGTATCTGCTTAAGCTTAGCACTGTTACGAGCAACAGTATCCTCATTGAAGACATCGTCGCATATGATAAGCTGATTACCACACTGAAGTCCAAGCTCTGTCATAGCAGCTTCGCTGACTCTCTCTACCTTGTAGCTCTCTTCAAAAGGTACAGTCTCTTCCTTAAGAACAAGCTTGATACTCTTTCTTGAAGCCTTTCTGTTGTCTATACCAGTAAGTGCTTCGCCCTTGAGAAGAGTCTTATACTTTGTAGCTATACGAGTCATAACCTGAGTCATATCTTCATCGTAGTAGATTGTGGCATACTCGTACTTTCCCCTCATGTTTGTCATGATATGACTTCTCATACCGTAGATGAGAGCATTAGTACAATACTCCTGATACTCTTCATTGGGATCTACATAGATACTACACTCAAGAGTCTTACCAGATACAGATTCCTTACGACCGTAGATAAAGCCAACAAGCTCATTCTCGCCCTCGTGATATGCTTTCACGAGGATCTTAATATCGTTTACGCTTCCCTTGAGTGTCATACCTCTACCATACTCCTTAGTGTAGAGAGTATCACACTCCTTGAACTCCTTGATGATAGTAGAGGTATCCTTGAAGAAGTAGATATCGTAGTCATCAAAGGTCATCTCCTTGATAGGATGGTAGTACTTATGGAAGCGATTACCTTCTCCTACTTCGAGATCAGTGATATTATACTTCTTGATAGCCTTTACGATGTTACGAGCAAGTGTCTTCTCGTCTTCGGGATGTACATGGTTGAACATCCTCACTGCAGCACGTACATGGGCTTCATCATTCAGAGGATACTTCCTCTTACTAGGAATGCCGAACTGTTTATCGTTAAGCTTGTTTCTCTTGTCAGAGGGGAGCTTAGCCTCTACAAAGATATAGTCGAGGAATCTATCGGTAGAGTCTACAAAGCTCTGTATGTAGTTCTCTTGAGTAAGGATAGTATTGATACTCTTCTCAAGATAGTAGGACTGAAACCATGCTCTGTTGATAAACGTCTTAGAGTTGATTATCCCTATAGATGATTCGAGGTTAGGGGTGAGAAGGATAACAGCACTACCCTTCTTGTTAGAGTCTTCATTCAGCGGTAAGTATAACTTGTTGTTAGAGCTATACAGCTTATAGGGTTTAAGCTCATGTATATGAATACTCATATGAACTCTCCTTTCCAATTTAGATTACTAAAATGTTCAACGGCTCAATCAAGGCGCTTCGTAAAGGCGAATAGTTTGAAATACATACTATTGAAGTAGAACAATGAAAGGAGATGTTCAATATGAACAACAAACGTACGCTTAATAACTATGTCAAGAACCCAGAGGCAAGATTCGTAATACGAATCGTAGCCGCAATAGGCTATGTCGTCATTGGGTTAGTGTGGTGGGTTCTGTATGGATTCGTCACTATGTTATATCGCCTTACATGTGAGGCGATTGAAAGCCTCTTCATATTTATGGAGGGTCTAGCTGCCGTTAGACATAAACTAAGGCAGCTTCATAAACATTTCAGTTACTTTGAGATAGCATTGCTATTTATTGGATCCGTAGCAATGATGCTGGCAATGGTATCGTTGCTATGGATCCTCGCTATCATAGTCCCAGCTGGATATTGATAGCGAACAAGAACAAATAGGGGGTGGCGTAACAGCCACTCCCCTTATTTTTTTTTATTCAAAGCTCCAGATTACGTTACCTGCTTCTGTGATGTGTTCTTTGTTTCTTAACCAGATGACATCACATTCGTTCTGTGTGTACTCACTATTGTGAGAGATCAGTATACTCTGACTTGCATTGACCATCTCCATTAGACCCAACAGAATGTCGAAGAAACGTCTTCTATTCTCTGTGTCCAATGAAGCGTCTATCTCGTCTCCTACTATGATATTCATACTAGTAGACACCTGACTAAGCATACTGATACTGATAATCATACTGATCAATGCTATTTGAGCAGATGACATAGAAGTTATATCATCGTGATTGAGTCCACCCTGTACTGCTATAGGAATCCTGAACTCATCTTCTGTAATGATGAATGGAAGTATATTGAATGCTCCTCCGAAAAGACCAGACAGCATCCAGTTAGCTTTCTCAAGAATCTTACTCAGATAGAGTGTAGCGAATATCAACTGTATACCAGTAGTAGGAGAAGTATAGTACTTGATTACTTCTATCTTGTTGAGCATCTCTTTGTTGGTCTTGAGATCGTCTATGTATGAGCCATAGAGTCTTCTAGATGTCTCCAGATCAGCCAATTCTTTTTTCATTGGAATGAGCTTCTCTTCGATCTCTTTGATGCTTGCTTCACATTCATGTATAGTCTTCTTAGCTTCCAACAGCTTAGACATGGAATTCTCGAGATTGTATAGCTCTGCATTGAGCTCTTTAACTTTTTCCTTAAGTTCGTCGAGCTTGAACATATCTTCTCTATAAGTCTGAAGTTCTTCAAGCTTTCTCTCAGTGTCAGATATAGTTATATCGAGTTGTGTTATCTCGAACCTGTTGTTCTGAGTCTTCTGAAGAGTTTCGTTAAGCTCTTCCTGAAGCTTGTTAATATCATCGGTAAGCATATTGATAAGCTGTTCATTAGACTCAAGCTTTTCAATCTCTCCCTGTACCTTGATAAGATTCTCTCGTATATCCTTATACTCCTCGAAGGAGTTAGCTATATAGAGATGATTGTAGAGGAAGTCTACATACTGATTGAAAGTGTTTATGGTCCTGACTACTTTACTATCTGAAGTATAGTTGAAGTTGACTATGAAGTCGTAAGCAGGCATGTACTCTTTAGGAGTGATGAGCTTGAGAGTAGATGATATACCATTCACTTTAGCCTTAAGCATCTGAAGTTCACGGAAACCATTCTCTACATTCTGCATATGTTCCCATACGAGTTTATCACCATTGTAGTTAGCAGTAGCCTCTCTGATGATAGTTTCATAGTCTTCATTATAGCATTCTTCATACTCACGTTTCTTCAACACTGCATTAGCGATGAAGTGACAATCGTCTATATGACACTCTTTAGGTCTATTCTCTAACAGACCCTCGAATGATCTTCTAAGAGCTTCCTTCTCGGCAAGCTTTTGCTTAGCATCGTCGATTGTCTTTTTATGCTCTTCCATTGAACTAGCCGCAGCTTTCATGATAGAGAGTGAAGATATCTCGCCATTTCTCTCGTGACCAAACTCGGATACACACTCTACAAGAAACTCTATATCTGCAAAGTCTGGAGAAGAGAGTCTATCTCTCACTTCACATAAAGTAGTGATACACTGTACTAGTGTATCCTTAGTGAATGGAATCTCGAGTGTGTTGATGTTGAGCTTCTTGAGCTCTCCTCTAATCTCGCTGAATCTATCCTGAAGCTTAGACTTAAGATCCCTTAGATAGTCAAGAGACTCACCGCTGTTAACATCGTTAAGCTTCTGTCTCTTCTGGTTGATCTCTATAGTATCAATCTCAGTCTTACTCATCAGAGTTCCAATCTCTGTATTGAGTGAACTCTTCTTCTGTTTAGCAAGTTCTATCTGAGTGATAAGATTATTGTGATCAAGTCTCTGTACTTCTCGTCCTCTATACTTATGATCAGTCATAGTGGTGAATGTGTTGAGGTCATTCTCGTATTTAGTCATATCCTTGACGACATCGAGATACTTCTGGTTCTTTGTACCATCTGGGTCAAGAGTAAGTATAACTGCCTCTGCCTTAGACTTAAGATCCTTTTCATTGTTGAGCAGCTCATCTGCCTGTTTAACTGTAGATGTGAGATTCTGTATTCTAAGGTCAAGCTTACCTACATCTCCTATAGTACTGAGACGACTCTCGATGTTCTTGATTACTCCCTTGTACATGACAGCCTTCTTGCTAAGTACCTTATACATGTCATTGTATGCATCTACATTGTTTAGGATGCTGTTGACAAACTTCTTTCTCTCGGCAGGTTTCATATCTGCCATACCCCTCTTATTGCTACTAAGCTGTGTAAGAGACAGATAACAAGGGTCAAGATTGAACCTGTCGTAGATGATTTCTTTAGCAGAAGATACATTACCACTTGGATTAAGATCGATCACTGCTGATTGAGTGATCTCGTAGATGTGACCCTTAGGAGTAGCTCTGTCACCCTTAGAGTTTACATCGTGCAGATACTCTATCTTATACATGATACCAGTGTACTCGTCAAGATAAATGATACACTTGTATCCTACTAATCCTGGAATGAATACTGATGCTGGATCTGGAAGAGGATTAAGTGCTTTCATGATTGTGCTCTTACCAGAACCATTGTCTCCCTTAATGAGACATATCTTGTGTTGGCACTTGGAGAAGTCGATAACAAGCTCGTTGAGCTCCATACCATTGTATATACCTGCATAATTGTGCAGTTCTAAGTAGTTTATACGCATAACGTTCACAACGTCCTTTCTCGCTAGATTATAGTATTGTTAACGTACGTGTTTGGATTGATTATGAACAGTCGAATGAAGAAAAAAAAGAGATGGAGTCCCTTTCGGGACCCCTGAGTATTAAGATGTTTTGTAAACCATGAGTAAAGGTTTACCAATGCTAGAATTGAAGTTGGGTTATCATTTTGGAATAGTTTGCAGTCCGACGGAGCGGACACGATAGATAGCTTCAAGTATGGCTTTATTAAGGACACGAGCGAACACTTAGGGGGTATCAATAGTCACCTGTTACAAGCTGCTCAAACAGGACGATTTACACCCGCAATACGTATCGGTAAGCGCAGAGTGGTAACCTCTTGAGGAGGCTCTGACTTGAAACTATCTATCCTATCCGTCCGTCAATGATATGTTATGCTTGTGTAATGTTATACATAAGCATTCAAACCTCTTAGACATATATTAGCATACAACCCCATTGACAGAGGTCTAGGAACTTTAGGATTTCTCCAATCTATCATGAACTCAGCACCACAGTTCTTACACCGCATACACCGAGCTTCTTTACCTTTACGAGTATTTACTACTATGATTGCTATTCCGTCTGTTCCGCATCTTGAACAGTACTTAGGTCCAGCCATTTTGAAGAGTGGTTCTGTCATAATATATCATCTCCTTTCATTAGATGGTTACACCTACTGTAAGAGACGAGAATGACGCCCGAGGGAGCGCTCCCTCGGGCACCAGTTATTTCATTCACCAGGATCATGTTTTCGCATCGTCTTCGGATTGATCGATTGGGATATCGATCTCCTCTGATGTGGTAGCATCCAGGAGAACGTCATTGGAATCTTCGCCAGTATCAGGGTCACTGGCAGACCCATAGTGAGATAAGATCTCGGCAATGTCTATATCGAACCGTTTCTTCACAATTACACAGAGAGACTCATAAAGGCCAACAGAGGACAGTCCCAGGAATGCCAGTATAATCACCTTTGACACTGGGTCTTTATCGTCAAAAGTTCCTGGTATCGCGAATCCAGCAGCTATGGCGACTACGACATTACTAAAAGGGATATACTTGTTAGGGAACTTCTTGAAGGTACCTTTAAGAAACATACCTACTGTGAGACATGCTAATGATATGATTATACCATTGCCAAGAAATAGTTCGGAGACAGACGTTATGAAGTTATCCATACGATTCCTCCTTCCTATTACATATATGTTTGACAAAAAAGAAGGGTGGATTACCTCCACCCTTCGGCTATTCTTAGGCACTGTACGATATCACATACAAGCTTTTTAGAGTTGATATCAAACTCGTCTCTTTTCAGTTCGTACCAACAATAAGATCTGTAATAGTACACGCCATCACATGAGTTCGAGTTGGTGATTTCTACTATGTCTCCTGTCGTCATCTGCATCATTTTGAAGAGATTTTCAAGAACACCAATCGACTCGTCATAGTTGTTCTTATAGTCTTCTTGATTCTCTACGTCTTTGACTGACAACACAGGTTCGTAGTAGTTAAGAGGGATCAGAGCATTCCAGACTATATTAGCAGTACAGATCCTGTTGAAATACTCTGGCTTGTCCCTGTAAATAGTAATGTCCATTCTTATCAATCCTCATCATTGTCCTGCTGAATCTTCGAGTTTGCTCTTATTGTAGGTGAAGTGATTATCATAGGATCGTTTATTTCCGTACACTTGATCTTCTTGATAGTGTCTTTACCTATGAGACGATCCATGCATCCATTCTTAACTACGCTATCGAGAAGAGACTGATCACGAAATGTGATATAGTTAGTAGCTATAGAAGCCGCTTCCTGCTTAGTTATATAGTCTGAATCAGGATCCTTCTCGTTGTAGCAATTGATGATGTTTGCATAGTCCTGAAGATTAGTAACTGGGACAGAGTTTGTGTTGTCGAGAATCTGACTGACTGGAGTGCCGCCATTAGTAACAGCGACATACTCATTGTCGCATACCCTTATACCAGACGAGAAGTTTTCGCCAGTAGGCAGATATACGTTGTTCTGTTTCATCATGTTCGATGTCAGTATAGAGTTTGTGAGAAAAGCTCTGGCTACTACAACGTTAGCCTTATCTCTTTCACGCTTCATGTCTGAGTAGTACTTACGAAAGTCTACCTGACATTCAATCATTTTTCTTTTGAGAGGATCTTCTTCCTCTATTACTTCTACAGATACCTGTTCTGTTTCCTGACCAGGCTCATCTTCGAAGAAGTCTGTTGAGTCGCTTGGACGTCCTATTCTCTTTTTGAAAGAGATCATACGGTTGAAGTCGATGTTGTTTGTGTCGTTCATAGTGTTAACCTCCTAATTAATTTTGGATGAATGGCTTATGCGGAAGCACGGGTGTTTATTCACTTCCGCTCAATATAATGTTGTTTCCTTATCATAATTTACAATTAAATTGGAATAATCGGAATAACAGGCTCGGTGATTCTACTCACCGAGCCGCCATTCATCAAAAGGGTAATACTATTATCACTTCTTGCTGTCCTCATCGACAGGTTCAATAGTGATATACCTCATTACAGTAGGAGATGTAGTAATCATGAGATTACTAAACTCAGTGTTCTCAATATCCTTAACAGTTTTCTCTCCTATAACCTTCTCGAGGCTGTTAGTATCCTGGAGCATGTTCAGAAGAGCCTGGTCACGACAACCTATATAGTTAGTAACTATAGAAGCTGCTTCTTCGGCTGTAAGACCATGATCAGCAGACTGTTCTTTAACCAGGTTGAGAGTTCCGAGAATGTTTGCATAGTCCTGAAGATTGGTAACAGGAACAGAGTTTATTGTAGTAAGAACCTGATCTGATGCTGGCTTACCGTTAGTAACTACAACGAGCTCACCATCAAGCATTCTTGTAGCATAAGGATACTTGACGTCCTTCGGGAGAAGGAAGTTTCTGTCAATCATTGAGTCATCTGTCAGAATACCGTGAGTGAGAATAGCTCTAGCCATTGTAGCATTAGCTCTTGCTCTGTCACGTCTCATATCTTCAGCATACTGAGAGATATCTGTCTGGCATGCACACATAGCATCCATGATAACTTTTGCCTGCTCTGGAGTAGGCATAGCAGGGCTGTTGGCTTCCTTCTTAGGAAGGTTGTCGTTGTCGTTCTTCTTGAATGGGAATTTGTTAAACATGGTGTTTTCCTCCTTGATTGGGTTGGGATTAGGGTTTGTGTTGTTGAGACCGAGAAGATTCTTCTCGTCTACTATAGGTATATTAATGAACTCTTCCACAGCTGTGACAGAGTTCAAATACCATACTTGGTTACTGCATCCAGACTTGGATATGATTCTTGCTTTTGTGACGACCATATCTTCCATTGTCTGGTCAAGCATAGACCATGCTTCGGATGATATAGAGAAGAAGTATATGCCGTTATGCTTAGAGGTAAACTTCAGGATCTTACATCTTTCACCTCTGTAGTTGTCGTCATATATATTCTCCTTGACTATCTCATCGTTCATAGTGACGTATATATTCATTCTTCCTTGAATAGAATGAAGACTTGTGTTCATACAAGGAAGCTGAGTATCAATGATAGGTTCAGGTTTATACGGTGTAAACTTACGTTCAGATCCAAGATAGAATACCTTACAGTCTATCGGGAAGGTATTGAATTCTTCGCATCTTTCCTTTGCGGAGAGACAAGCTACCCTCTTAGCTTCAACGATGATATCTGATTTAGTGGCTTCATCTATGACACTGAAGAAGTCACCAGTTCCTATATAAAAGCAGCATGCTTCAATCTTACCTGTATCGAAGTTGAATGTATCTACGTTCAATACAATCTTACCCTCTCTTGTCTGCTCAAAGTATGTATTACATTCAACTCTGTTGGATCTAAGAGTTAAAGGAGTATCTAAAGCAGCTTTGATGAAGAACGATACTGAATCTAACGTGTCTAACGACCAATCGTATCCATTCTCTGCATTCTGAGAGAATGTTTTGATGACGTTGGTGAAAGCATTGAAGATGTTTTCTTTGCTAAGATTATAGCTATTGTTGCTAGAGAACAAAAACAACTTGTCCCATACGTCGCGTTTAATATGTAACTGTAATCTTGACACGCACGACTTAAGATTGACATAGTAGTCGTTCTCCTCTGTATCGAAAAGAAGTGTTTCGCGTTTATTCTGATCGCTGTTCTGACGGTCTATGAGCTGCCCTAACGCATCGCCACTATATGCCTTTCTTGGAGTGTAGTATATTGGCATACACGACATGATATCGTCCCACTTATAAGTATAGCTATTGGTGCTGTTACTCGATGGACGATTTTCGTCTTGAGATATCTTATGACATATGTAGTATATATTCTCTCTACACGACTTGTCGACATTCTCGAACCATTCGGGAAAGATAAACGTGCAAGGATACTGATAAATCACATACTCATCAGTCTTATCGTCTTTGAACCCTCCATATTCTTCTATTTCATCAAGAACAAACCTTCTTGCGTAGTTAGGTTTGATATCGACGAATATGATATTGGAGAAGTTCATGAAGTCTGTGTTAGACTCTATAAACCATACGTGCTTATCACAGCCACTCCATGCTATTGATCCTACGTTATCACATATGGTATCCTTGTCTTCTTCAGAGAGACCATCGTAGACAGTTCTGTTTACATACACTGTATACTCTCCAGCTTTCTTCATTACCATTGAGTGTACATGGTATGGTGTGTCGTTGTATAATGTATTGAACTCATCTCCAGATACATCATCATCACTGCTTATATCAACCTTGAGTGTTATAGGCGGAAGTACGACAGTATGAGATATCTTCATGAGATCGAACATGTCGAAGGTGTATTCAGTATCACCTTCTTTGTTGGTAAGGGAGTTCTGTAAGACGTAGTCTACAGTATCCCATACAATTTTTCTGTCGATAGAATTGAGCTTATCGAACTCTTCTTCTGGGAAGAGAAAGACATAGCTTCCGTTGATTACGACATAAAGCTTGGAGGATTCATCTCTGAATCCTCCTCTATTCTTTACCTCATCCTCTACTTTAATGCGATTCTCCATGGTGGAGTCCTCCTTGTAATTAGAAATATGATACGTCTACCATATGCTGTCTAGCTTCCTCGGCATCCTCTGCTTCGGTCATTGTTTTACAAACTAATGGATTCTCTCCAGCAGCTTCAAACTCATCCTTAGCATAGACTTTGAGGTAACTCAAAGCGATATCTTTAACATGCTCGAGCGGTACTACACGTACCAGCCCAGGTATTCCAACAAGATCGCTCAAGTTGATAGCACCAAACCTTTGCATACATGTACCACAGAAAGCAGTTCCAATATGGTTCTGAACATCAGACCATTTGGTTACTCTTCCATTCTTATTGAGTGTCACGTATTCTGTATTGCGGAACTTGACAGTTATCTTACCATCCTGTCCGCAACATGGACACTCGCCGATGTTGATCACTTTGAATAAAGGTTCTGTTTCCATATCGATTACTCCTTTACAGGATCAGTATACTTCACTTTACGAATATCTCCAACCAGAACGGTTTTAGCGTCTCCGTGTATCTGAGTATACTTCTCTGGTCTGGTTTCCATAGCGGTGAAAGGTCTGTAATAACCTCCTACCAGCACTGTACCAGGTTTGTAGTTTCTGTTTCCTGCTCTTCTCTCAATCTCCATGATCTTATCATAATGAGATTGGGAGAAGAGGAAGTAGCGAGTATAAATGTCCACTTCCTCTCACCTCCTTTAAGCTGCTATTGCTCCTATAGTAATAGAGCCGTCTTCGACTAACGGGAGTTCGCTGACGACATCTACAACAGGATCATTAAGATTCAGAGCAGCATTAGATATCTTATCCATGAGCTCTTTATATGAGGTTAACTCCATGATGGTATCTGAATTGCTTCTACCAAGCATTGCACTTTTAGCAAACTCGAGCTCAACAATTCCGTTAAGCTGTTTGTACTCTTCATAGAGCTTATCCAGATCATCACGTCCCTTACAAGGTTCGTGGAAATCGCTAAGATATCCACCCTCGTAGAGCTTTGCATAAGGTACAAGTGTACCAGACATTCCAGGATCACTGTTAGAAGAATCAGTCATATCCAGACGACCAAGATGACTTGGGTTAACAAGTTTATACTTAGTCTGTACTGCAGATGTCTTGTTCTCTCCAATACCTGAGATGCCTTTGAATGAATAAGAGAGTGGTACTATAGCATCGTCATCATTAACCATGTTGTTATAGGTGACGAGAGTACAACTACTCTTAAGCTGATCGATAAGATAGTGATGTTTGATACCAATGATCTGTTTGAGCTTCTTCATCGATACCTTGTTAGCTGCATTAGCTACACGCTTGATATTGTTAGCAAGCTTTCTAGCATAATGAACCGCTATATACTCACCAAATCTTACTCGCTTAGCAGCAATGTTTGTGTTGTCCTTGAGCAACAATGCTGCATGGTTCTGAAGTATCCATCTGAGAACTGTATAAGCGTCTCTCTTCTTATACTCATCTGATACCCTGAGGTGATCATATGTGTTATTGTCTATAGAGACTTCAAACGATTCTCTGAATGACATACCTTTGAATTTGGTTCTGGTCTTAAGCTCAGCACCCTGAGACTCCAGCCAGTAGTCTTCAGTATAGAGATCCGCTAATGTGTAACTCTGAACAGCATTCTTCACGAGACAGTAACACATGCTCTGATACATGTAGTTGTTGTCGTAAAGAAACTTAGGACAATACACATTGACTCCTGGGATCTCTGTAGGGAAGTAATAGTACTTCTCATCAAGTGTGGCTTCACTAGTGTATCCGATATCATGAAGATTGAGAAACTCTATACCTCTGTTAAGACCGAACTTACAGAGTATGAACTTCTCAGCAGATATCTTATTAGCGAAGATGTCACATACAAACTGCATACAAGGTATGGTTTCCTTATCGATTGTGGTAAGCTTCTTCTCCATACGATGCACAACAGTTCTTGAGAATGCTGACTTCATAAACACTGCAGGGACCTTTGCAGATCCCATGCTAGTGTTATTGTAGGTAGACGCATCCACTATCTGGTACTGCGCCGAATACTTACAGCCGTTGATCTTGAAGTAATACTTATCAACGACTATAGGTACCTGTATTATAACCGAAGTATCACACTTCTCTTCTTCTGTTTCGAGATGATACAGAACTTCGAGAAGCATGACACTTGATGGTTTGAGATTGATATACTCGTACTCATTGAATCTCTTTCTCTTGTTGTTAGAGTTCGATTCGAGTGCTCTAAGACGTTCCTGAACTTCAGCATATGAAGTTATCTCTCTGAAGCCAGTAACCTGTATCTTGAAGAATTCATCTCTCTGAGCAGAGAGTATGATATTCTTGAGACAACTAATGATATCATTAACGTCTCTCTTAAACAGATCGTCATTGAACGGAGCTCTGTGAGTTTCGTTGTATACTGCTATCATAGATCTCTGATTGGGATACATCTGATAGCATTTACCGTCCCATTCTAAAGGTCTCATCAGAAACACCCCCCATTTATACCTGAGTTGAGATCGTATGTGATAGGAGACTGCATTGGATATACAGCCGAGCTGATTGCATTGTCTGCCGTAGCCGTTATCTTTACATCGATACAGTTGAGTATCTCAACTGCTTTGTTGTAGGAGATATCGTTCTTATTCTTCAGCAGACGCATGTTGTTGTTGTAGTTGTTACCCATTCTATTCTCGAGGAACTTCGAGGTAACAAACTTGCTATTGATAATGCTTTTGCATAATATCATCAGAGGTGTATCGGACACCTCATCTATGATTAGTCTCACCACATCATCTGGCTGATCCGACAGGAAGGCTTTTCTCTCCTGTTCAACCAGCTCTGCATTAGCGGCGAGATATTCAGACATTGATGACACGTTGGAGAAATCTACAATGTTTTTTGTGGAGTACGTTTCCATTTCATTCTTAGTTGGAGGTACTATAGGAATGAACGGACTAGCTCCAGGACCATAGACTCCTGGCGTTACATAGAAACCAGGAACGTTAAGGTCAACATTAGACGTACGAATTGGGAGAATATAATCCACATTCTCCATCATGATGCACGTCGTTTTCGGATCGTACAACTCTTGGTTGTAGAAGTATTCTGATGGACTTACGACATCGACTCTGACGCCGTTTACGTAAGCCTGGTTTATTGGGTGTAACATCTTATACTCTCCTCCTCTTAAAAATAATCGGGGAGCGAACTCCCCGATTACTATGATTAGCTAACCTCGACAATCAAGTGAGATCTGCATTTCCCTTAGCGATAGCCTTCATCTCTTCGCCGAAGGTCATGGTCTTCTTCTTGATGCCGCGCTCTACAGATACTGTAGCGGTAGCATAAGTTACCCAGTGTGACTTGTATGTCTCGAAGTCGATCGGGTTAGGTGCGCCTTCTGCCGTGAGCTCTGCATCATATACAGTACTGTCTTTGAATTCGACATTGACTGTTTCTGACTCGTTGGCGTTTGAATCGAGCCAGTTGCAGATAGTCTTTACGACCAGGATTGTGATTCCGTTGAGAATCTCAAGGTCGTCGATTCTGCGGCAATGTACGTTAGTAAGTACATCCCTCAGAGTAGGACCCCAAGGCATTATAGCCTGGATATCATAGAACGGCTTGATTGCGTCCTCAGGAATACCCTTGATGTCTTCAGGGTCGAAGGAGAAGTAGAAATTGTAGTTTCCGTCGTCTCCTTCAGGGATCCACTCAGAAATGCAAGCCATAAGCATGCTTCCTGCGCCCTTAGGATCGGAGAATACGAGTGCGGTCTTGTGGTCTTTGCTCTTCATAGCATCTGCACTCATGATACGAGCACAAGCTGCTATGACTGCAGTGAAAGGATATACGCTGTCATTGCGCTGATCCTTTTCATTAGTTGTGTCACTGATTACGAAGTGAATTGCATTTCCATTTGTGCCACTGCCAGTAAGCTCGCTGATGAGTGAGCTTCTGAAAAGCTGTGGCATATTAGTGTCTCTGAGTTCCATTGTTTTCATAGTGAAAACCTCCTTGAAAAGTTTATAATATTACAGGACTCGTCGTCCCGTACATAAGCATAGTATATGCTTATAATCATGTTTAACAGCCTATATTTTCTTACTGAAGGAACGCGTTTGGGTTCTTTCTGAATTCTTCTATAGGCAGTATGCGAATGAAAGCACCATTGCTGTTATACTTTGAAGCAGATGCAACTTTGGTGCTGTTGAATCCCATATATGGGACTAAGAGAATGTTTGTGTTCTTTGTAACAGATCCTTCTGAACAATCATGCCCCAGCTTGTTGAGAGCCATCATGAGTTGAACGTCTCTACATCCACTGAATCTGATTATCTTAGAAGTTGTTCCGTTCTTGTTATCTTTGATAGATACAAGATTCCTGAGATTCTTGATTGCTATCAAATCATTGATAAAGATTGGCCTCTCTTCGAGGACAGTCTGAATCGTCTTTGTACCTATCTTGTTAGGCTTCGATTGCATTATAGTGGATAAGGTCATATTGTCAAGATTTATGAGCTCATCCAATGAAACCTTTTGGAGTATTCCTTTCCACTTTGTTGAGGCTATAGATGAGAAGCCGAGGCTTCCAAGTACTATATAGTCGAACTGTGGATCTGTCAGGAACTTAGAGAGTTGTTCCATAAAGTCCTGACCATCTGCTTTACCGAGAGCTTTGATAATTCTCTCCTCTGACATTCCGTTTACGAGGTCATCAAATCCTTTGAGTTCAAGCTTCTTAACACTCTCCTCGGCGAATCCCTTAAAACCTAGCTTAGCGAGCATGTCTGTTACTCTAGCTAAAACCCTTCCAGGACACGCTAAGTTGATACACTTGGCATTCTTATCGCTGAACACCAACTTCGTACCACAACACGGGCAATTACTGGGGAACTGTTCCATTGGCATAGGATTGTACTGATTCTCTTCCACGTTAGCCTTCTCTATATAGACCATGACATCGTTCCTGAACTCAGCCTGGAGCCAATCTCCTTTACGAAGACCAAGCTCGAAGAAACGTTTCCATGAGTGTCCAGAAGACTTCGTGTTTATACCTCCGAAGAATTCTACTGGATTGTAGTTTATCATCGGAGTTATTGTTCCGTCCTTACCAACAGTATAGTCATAACCGATGAACTGGGTAAGTTTCTTCATAGTATTGAACTTGATAGCTATGGAGAACTGATTGACAAAGTTCTTTCTACCAAGTGCAGTTCTTATTACAGGATCTATATAAGAGACAACTATACCATCATACTTGAATGGGATATAGTCTCTCATCTGTTCTGCTTCCTGAACGAACTTATATACCTGATACAAAACGGATTGATAATTTCCATGTATAACAGCATGACTTAAGTAGATGCCGTTAGCATAGAACTTGTTCATAAACGCAATCTCTTCTACCCTATTCATATTCTCAAGACTTGTCTGAAGAGGGACGAGAGTGATATAATGAGCATACATACGTGCATCAGCTCTACTAGTGAGACCGATTACTGCATTACGAGAGCTCACATATCTTATATTATGCTTTCTATCAAGTTCCTGTAAAGCAAAGTTGTCTACTATAGCTTCAAACTTCATACCAAACTGCTTTATAGGACCTACCTTTTTAGCATATTCTTTTGCTTCCATGAACGGATAACCCTGGAAGACTGAAGTAAGGTCTGTAGCCTTATCCATTCCAGTGTCTCCTCTAGTTCTTGCAGACACAACCTCATCGGTTACATCTGCTTCCACTGAGATTCCATCATACTTGAGCTCACAAACAAGGGATATATTGTTAGGATCAACTATACCCTCCTGGATGTGTTTAGCGAGGAAATCTCTTTCGAAGATTACAACGTTTGGATTGTTCCAAGCATTTCTTTCTACTGCCTCCTGATTGAGCGTAAACTTAGCCTTATCAAGAGTACCCACGAGCTGTGGATAGTTGTGTGCAGTATTGCGGAGTCGTTTTGATGCTTTAACGTCTTCTCCACCAAAGTCTGCTCTTCGATATGTGTTGTTAGACGCTATATCTTTTCTGAAGAGCATATCTTTATCGTAGTGCATCTCTTGGAAGAGTTGTACTGGTCTCTGTTGTGGAGTCTCTTTAACGACAGTCTCTCCAACAGGAGCAAAATGTACAGGTTCTCCTCCAACCTGATAATTAGGATTGTACCTCTTGTACATCTGAAGCAGATTATCATATACTCCGTCTTCAAGTACAAGGATACTCCTATCCGTGTTGTTGTAGATGATATTGCTGATATGCAATATATCACCCACTATTTCAACTTCCTGTGGATCAAGATTGGTTCGATTAAGAAACCTCACCACATGTGAGTTGATGTTCCTGATTGTTTCAGGAACAAGATCTGAGGCATCTCCATTGAGAAGATGCTGAATGATCTTTTTGTACATTAGTTTCCACTCCTTTCAGCCTGAAGAGAATCTGGGGTTTCATCATCCCATTCTTCATCTTCATCATCGATTGGTACTATAGCGATCTTCGCAAAGCATACTAACATTGCGATCATTATAGCAATTGCTAAACAGAAGAGCACTATAAGCATTATACTATCTACGATCTGTGTCATACTAACACCTCCTTTCATAAGTTAGGTATGATGGCTTTCACCATCATACCCTTCTATATTATATCATTGTATTAGTCTTTGCATAACCAAAGTGGTTTGAAAAGTAATTCCTGCTTTACTGGCTCGAACAGAGGTTTCATCTCCATAGGTTCGAAGAGCATCTTCTGAGGTATCTGCTCAAAAAGCATCTTCTGCGGAACTATTTCGAAGAGCATCTTCTGTTCTGCCATCTCGAATACTGGCTTTTTGACTATAGGTATCTTCTTAAACTTTAGTCTAAGTCCCATACCCTTCATAATAGCCTGTACCTTTTCTGCAGATCTGTTACGAGCATCCATGTCGATATGGATATCGATATGATACGGATCTCCGAGAAGCATGTCCATGACACTTCTACGTGCTCTAGGAGACAGAGACATCAGCATAGCGTTGACTACTACAGTCTCTGAGCTACAGTGGAGGAAGATCATTGTCTCCATCTCTCCCCACTTAACTGGAGTCTTAGTGATAGCACATCTGTACTCCTTAGACTCTTTACTCTTGCTGTTCTCATCCTTGATATTAGTCGAAGATGCAGAAGTAGCAGAGTGTTTCTCTTCAGCTTCCTGCTTGAGGATGTATATGAACTGTTCACCTACCGTAGATGGTTTATTAGACCATGTATAACGATAAGTACCATCTGAGTTCTGTATAGGTACCTGAAGATATTCCTGCTTGATATATGAGAACTTCTCATAGATCTTTCTGATCTTATCGAAGTCTACGCACTCACTGATAGGAAGAAGGGAAGTATAGATTCCTCTAGGCCCTTCAGTAGGATATAAGAATGACTCTACGAGCGTAATAAGTTCCTGATCAGTCTCACAACACTCAAGAGTCTTCTGGAAGAAGTCTGCAAGATCTGGTGAAAGCTCTCTATAGAAGTCTGTGAGTATTCCACATATCTGTGCAGTATCAAGTACACCCAAGTTGATATAGTCGAGGATTCCTCTACCAATACGATTGATAGACAGTTCTGAGAGCTGAGCTATATTGAGTCGGTTTACACAAGTACTCTCATCCCATATAATGTCGATAGGTGTTCCATCTGGAAGTTTTGGCATCATTTCATCTGGCCATATATCAGCGATAACGCCTTTACCTCCATTACGGTTAGCAAGCTTATCACCTATAGATATATTGTGATCGCAGTATACAAGGAACTCTATAACTATATTGCTGGTGATCTTACCATCTTCGATAAACTGCTTTCCTTCAAGTCTACCCTGACAGTTATAGTACATCTCTTCCAGCTCATAAGATACCTTGTAGTCCTTGTTGTTGATGTAGTTAGCCATAGCTTCGACAAACTGTCTAGCGAAACGGTTCTCTTCATCAACGTACATTCTAAGCTGACCCTCAAAGACGTTGTAGAGTTCTCCATCCTCACGTCCTGGGGCTATCTGCTTGTTAGAATAGACTTTTATGTCTATGACTTTACCTTCTTTGGGAACTATAGTCTCATCAGAGATAGTTATATTTCTGAGTGAGTCTCTAGATAAGGTAAACGCTGAGTTGTCTGAATTGGCTTTTCTTATAGAACAGAGTATACCGTTCTTAGTCTCTTCACCGAGATCTGGGAAAGCCTTATAGACGTTTTCGTCTCCATACAGATTTAAGAATACATCGTTGTCGTTTAACTTAACGGTTATACTCTTAAACTCTGGAGAGCTGAGTTTCTTACGGAATCCCTGTCTTATGATAACAGGGTCTTCTGTAGTCTGAGGAAGGCTTGCATAAGTAGCAAGCGCATTTACACCAGCTTTGTAGTTATTGTACTCATCGAAACTGGTGCTTTTCTTATACACTGTTCCTTTAGGAATGACATCATCCTCCTGAAGAGAATCGATGTAATCATTGTTCCAAAGGAAACCGAATGTCTCGGTGTTGTGCTGACAAACTTTACGAGTCACCATATTGAGCTCGTTGTGTTCGTTCTTAAGGATAAGATAGTACTCATGGTCTGGGTACATAGAGTATCTACTTATCTTGGCTATTACAGTCTGTGCTTCATTAGACTGTAAGAATGCCGATGATTTGTGTCCATAACGGTTCTCTATTCCAGTACCAGCAAGAGGAACCTCTGGTTCCTTCGGACACTTAGCTTGTTTCTTCTGGTTGGAATGCATTATCTTTCTTGAAGATGAATTCAGGGACTCACATATCTGGAGTCCTGATCTACCAAGCATCTGATCTATCGGACGATTAGACGCATAGACTTCAGCAAATGCTTGGTCAAGTTTTGGGTTCTGTTCGATTTTCATAAGTGTGATCCTCCTTTAAAGATACGAACTGGAGAGAGTGTGGGACCCTCTCCAATCCATAGTATATAACAACTCTTTGATTTATGCTACGATATCTTCTTCTCTACTGTTGAGTCTCATGTAGAGCTCCTGAGTAATACCAGTAGCCTTAATGAACTCATCGTCAGTAGCACTATCAAGTCTATGGAGCATATTGTGGAGAACCTTAGTACAAGTATCGAGGAAGACATTCTTAAACTCTTCATTCTCAAAGAGTTTCTTCTTGAAGTTCTTCTGAGCGAACTTAACGTCCTGATAGCCGTCGATGTAAAGGTAAGCACCTGCACCCTTGATGAAGCCGTTGTCGTTGAGCATATTGTAAAGAGTGAGAATTACGTCGAAGCCGATATCCTGATTGAAGATCATATCTGTACTTGCACCTGCACGGTTAGTACGAGACTTAACCATAGTGATCAGTACATGATTACCAGAGATACCAAGTCCCTTATCTTCAGTAAGCTTGGTGTTATCATCAAGTCTGAAGATATTGTTTGCGATATAGAACGGAGTTACACCGCCAGGACAAGTCTCATCCTGCTTAAGATAGATATTCTGACCCTTAGAATGAGTAAACGCATTGATCTCAATCTTCTGGGTGATATGGTTAACGATGAAGACGATGATATTAGCTGCCTTACAGAGAGGAACTATTCTTCTCATTGTAGTAGCTATCATCTTAGCAGCCGCTGTAGTAGACATCTGTCCACTAAGCTCTTCTTCCTGAGTCATCTTCTCAGGCATCAGCATAGCTAGTGAGTCAAGAATGTATACTGTTGGCTGCATCTTGTAGATACGGTTACCTCTACTGTCAAACTTACCAGTATCATAGGTAAATTCATCTGCATGCTCTGTCTTCTTATCGTAGATGATCTTGATAGACTTATAGAAAGTCTCAGTACTGATACCTGCATTACGAACGATCATCTTTGTGTTGAGCTCTTCTGGTGTCATACCTGTGAGGATCTCATCACGACGACGAGTAATGCCGCCTTCGATACTATCTTCGAAGATAGCACCCTTGTCGAATCCTCTGATTATATTACCTGCAGCCTGCTTGATGAATGTGGACTTACCACATCCAGAACGACCGATTACCATATTGATTGAGCCGTCTACGATGCCTACGCTATCGTACTCGAACTCTATACCTCTGTTTGTGTCTGTTACTCTTATGATCTGACCATTAAGGTAGTCAACGTTTGGGAAGCCAGTGCTGTACTGAACGTCAAACACTGCCTCAGTTTTCATGCCATAGTCCTTGGAATCCTTAACGGCGTTCCTGAACATTTCTGTTAATAACATAACTATTCCTCCTTGATTGGATCGATTATGAGCACTCTAAGTACTCCTGTATTGAATAGTTTCGAAAACTATAAAGTCTTACTGCGGGTAGAATTAGAGGGTGGAGCTTATCCACCCTCGTCCTTTTACTTGTTGATTCCCTCTTCCGAGAACTCTGTGAGATGCTTGTTAGTACCCATAGAGTGTTTGGGATTTATCTGAGTCTTACCGTTGGTAGTAAGAGGATTCTTTTTCACTTCTTCATCAGCAACCTTATCAGTTGTGTCTGAAACTTTCTCAGGTGCCGAGTGCTTTGATGTGCCGAGCTTAACACCCGACTTCCTCTTATTTCTCGATAAGACTGCGCTAGCTTCATCGCTAGAAGCTGTTGCGAAGGAGTCAAGAAATGAATCATCTCTTTCAACCTTCTTCTCCAGCTGTGCATTAGTCTCAAGTTTACCAAGAGTATCGAAGAAGTCATCCTCTGCAGCGTTCATCTGGTTGGTAGACTTCTCGAACTTGTCGTACATGCTCATCAGTTCAGCCTTAGGCATGTTGATACCCGAAGCAATGACTCTGATGAAACTCTTCTGCTTAGGATTATACTGTCTGTGGATGAAGAACTCCTGGAAGCCATTCCAGCAGAGCTTCTTCTTGATGATAGAGAATGAAGTATCGAGTACTTCTATAGTCTCCTCAGGTATGTTCATGTAGATACCTACCTTAGTAGCAGAAGGCTCGAAGTCAAGTGAAGTAGTATTGTCGATCATATCGCCAACAAGCTTGTTGAACTGTTCGGCATTCTTGATACGGTCTGACACTTCAACTTCACCAGCGAAGACTACACCAGGATTGGTGATAATCTTGTAGTGATCTGTATCATCGATGTTCTGCTCGCAGTCTATAAGACCCTGAGCTCCGACGATAGAGAGTGTTTTAGAGATATCCTCATTAGCAAGCTTCTCTGCAACGAAGATATTGCCGTTAGCTTCATTGAGGAAACGTCTGTTTGATACAGTGATGATTCCGCAGTTAGCACCCTTAAGGTCTCTGAAGTAGTTGATAGTGTTCTGAAGACCTCTTACATCAGACTCGAAGCCTGTGATCAGTGTAATGATAACAGGAAGCTGAATAGAGTTACTGATGTACTGAGCAAGTACTACAGAAGAACCACTACCAGAAGCACCTTCTGAAGTGGTGATAATATTTACATAGTCTGTATCTTCGGGGATAAGTTCCTCGAGATAGTTTGGGTTAACCTTGATAAAGTCATTCATCAACGCACGCGCTGCGTCTCTTACTTTACCACAACCTGCGTCAGGATCGTCTGAGATGATGATAGCAGTAGGTCTGTACTCTGAAGGGACATCTTTGATCGTAGAGTTAACTACTACACATCTACCCTTATCAAGTACACCATTGTCAATGGCCGTAATCATTGCCTTTGTAGCACCCTGACCACAACCGAATGTGAATGATCTAAGCATGGTGATCCTCCTTTGGGATATTATTCCTTGTCCTTGTTTTCGGACTCCTTCTTCTCAGCTTCAGTAGCCTTAGAGTCCTGTTCGTTGAGAGGAGTGAAACCGAGTTTAGCTCCTACATAGCCTTGTTCGTTAAGCACTCCGTAGTTCTTATCTTCCATAATAGCACCTCCTTCGGTACAATAGTGATTACTGTATGGTTTGCAGAATGAACTGATAAAATATACATGGGTTACATACTATTAAGATGTATATACAACGGCCACTTGCACCACTCCTTTGACTGTTGTGTATAAATCTTATATGAAAGGAGGAGTATACATATGCTCATGAATCTACTTGATGATATGATCTTCTACGATGAAGACAATCTCATCAAACAATCATTCTCTAAGGAAGTTTGGGAACTTACCGAAGAGATCCAAAAGCAGAAGAATAGATTGACTGATTCTTTGGAACCAAGCATGATTCCAAGTGATACTCAGTCAATGCTAACTTCGATAAACTGGACGAGAACAGAAGCGATTAAGAATCTTATCTGGAACCCGATCCAGTATGAGCCGCTATCTACAATAAGTAGTGGCAATCTGCTCTATAAGGGAAAGTATAGAACCAGAATATCTTTCATTCCCTTACCGAACAGAGCAGAAAGAATAAAGAAGTTCAAGGATGGAGACCTGTTTGGAGATATCCTTGTCACCGACATGGTGCGAATAGAGTTTTATACAGCGAAAGCACCAAAGAATGCAAAGAGGGATCTTCCTATATGGAAGTGTATTACACCCCTTTGTATAAGTCATACTGACAGCGCCATCGATGGTACATGGAGCTGTTTCATGTACGACGAGTCTGGAGCAAAGGCTTACGAGTCGCTCCGAAATAATACAGTGGCAATGTTAAAATCACCAGATGTGATAGACTTTGCCATCATGTCGATGCTTCTGAATATCACAGATGCTTATAAAGCGAACTGTATAAACACAGGCGTCGAATATGACAAATGTGAGCTGATCGTCAATGACGACGGCACAATCGAATGTAAAAAGAATGACAATGACTCTGATACAGAGTCCGAATAACGAAAGGAAGTTAATTATGTATAGAGATAAGAAGCAGAATAACGGTATAATCGATTTCACAACTGTTGACAGAGACGGAAGAATTGTGAAAATGACTCCCAGACTGTTTGTAGAAACAGCATGTGCGATAGCACATACAGATAAGTATGGACTGTCGAAAATAATAGCGGCATCTTCGTCGCAGTACAGAAAGAAGCATCTTGAGCTTCTTGACGAAAAAAGACTTCCTTCTATCAAGGAATTCTTCTCATTCTGCCGCCTGCTGAACACGTTCAAGGCAGACTTCGTGAGAATGTTCGAGCTTATTGTAAATAAGCAGTATATACCAGCTACATCGGAACCTGCGACTGCGAAAAGCGCATTAGATGTATATCGTACACTTAAAGGTATTGACAACAGTGCTAAAGAAACTGAGGTAAATACACTCAATCTTCAGTTCACATGGCCTAAGAAGGAGTGGGGAGTAGATATAAAAGACATTGGCGAGGGTATTTGTGAGCTCTTTAGAGGAGAAAACTTCAAGAATGATGCTCTCTTCTGTAATTGCACTGACGCCAATGGCAATCCCATCGATACAACCACTATAAGAGTTGATGCGGGAAAATTTGAATCTGCAGATTCATTCGGAAAAGTCATGGACGGCTTAAGAAGAGTGCTACGTATTATTTATATAGATAGCCCATTACTTGACTATCCAGTAGGTGCACTTGATGAACCTATATATACTTTAATGGATAAAGAAGTCTATGACAGACTGTATGAGGTAGCGTTGAATGGAGTATCAGAAGGAGTTGATCCTGCTCCACTTCAGAAGTACCTTTACCAGAAAGGCGTTATAAACCTTCCCAACATCAATGACAAGGTACTCGAGCAGGAGGAAGAGGACGAATATATTACCTTCAAGTTTAAAGTCCATAAGGACACACTTGAAAAGTTCAAGAATACCAATGGTAAGACCGAGGTAACTGTAGATTCCACATCCTATTCCGATTATGGTTATAACAGAGTTGTAGCCAGAATCAGAGACATCCTTAGGGATGATTACAAGAAACGTCATGGTAATGACGCTTACCCAGAATCGCTCATCACTTCTATATGGGAGATGATGTACGAGGAAAAAGAGCGTGCCGCTTTCTGGCAGCTTTACAATCTTGTAAAGGATGAGCATGCCGATTACAACGGAAAGCTCTACAAGAATCTTGAGGATTACGTGATCAGGAAAGGCTTAGCAGTTTGTAAGCCTACAGGCTTCAATCTTGAGAATATCAAGAAGGAAAACATAAACACCACTATCAAAGCAATAGCTAAGATGGTAGCCGACTACATCGGATTCGACGTAAAAGATGTAGTATTCACTCTCTTCCATGATGGCGATATGCTCACTTCGACAGGAGAAACTGACAGACTCGATACCATAGCTAGACATAGCCAAGCTTGGTACGATGAAGTTACAAGAAAGCAGAATACAGCGATCGACATCTATCAGCAGAGACCTACACTGATCATCAAGACTGCTAATGTAGCCTCTGCTATAAGGCCTATAATTGAAGCTTGTAGCGGTGATATCGACATCAGAGTCGAAACAACTGAAGACCAGCAGTAAAACTAAACATGAAACCGTGGCAATTAGCCACGGTTTCTTTTTAAGAAGGAGGACTAAACCATGATTAAGGTAAAGAAACTTGTATCGGTATTTATGTCTATTAAGAATGATTCCGCAGACAGCATGTTCGATAACTTCGAATATGATGGAACTACTCTCGATAGACACTGGAAGGCACAGTGTGCCAAGGATAAGATCTATTATACGATAGCAAGTCACTATCTTGGCGCTATAGGTAGCTTAGATGCAGAAGCATCAATCACTTATTATGATGCAATGGCACCTTTAGTAGACATGGGGATGAGTGGCATCAAGAGGCTCAGTCTCCCAGAAGACTTCAATCTGGAGTACAACAGTAACGACTACGATGCTTGTAAAGAACTTACAGATATGATCAAGAAAGTATATGACGATCTCTATAAGGCTATTGAGATACTCGACAAAGAGTCAACCTAATGATGAGATGAGAACGGATCTTGACAAGTCCGTTCTTTTTTGTTTTGTAAAAGTAGGTGGTTTCGAATGTATATCATCATAGTGAGTCAAGATAAGAGTTCAGAAAAGTTCTGACGTTCTTGGCTTGCTACTCGGCAAAAGACTATGATCCTAAGAGGAAAGGTAGGAGCTCGCTAGAGTAGGAACTGATGAAAGGTAGGTTTTATCATGGCATGGAATTATGAAAACACAGAAGCTCTTATGAAATTTGTTCTTACTAAGAAGCTCATTTCTGAAGACGATGCATATTATATCGCAACAAGTCTGAAAAGAGAATATGAAAACGTTCCAGGAGAGGTATCGATGCACTTTGAAGACCTCTTTTGGATGAACAAATTTGGAGTCTGCGGACTCCTGGGAGAAGTATCGAAACTCACACAGTTCGACTATTACACTGCCAAAAAGATGGCAGAGGTCAGAACCATATGCAAGAAGATACTGACAACAATCAAGGAGTCTAAAGACTTCGATAACGAATATTCTGTTTGGGAGGAGGAATAAATATGACAACAACTATCAGAGCATGCTGGAAAGATTTTGATGAGTATCTTTGCTGCTCCTCAGACCAATTAATGGTCGCAATGGCATGCAACTATTTAAACGACAACAACAGGGAAATGACCGTTAAGTTGATGGATGCCGTTTTTGGTACGGATAATGAGGTCATTGAAAAGTGGATGACCGAGAAATTCGTGCTAGCGAAAAACGAAAAGCTTGAAAGAAGTTTTCCGTTTTTCATAAGCGCAGTGAAAAACGGAAAAGAAGAAGCCATGCATCTTGCGTGGCTAATAACAAGACTTGATATTATTCCTTCGGACCTCTCAGATGTATTCGAGAGAGTAAGGCGAGGAGATATAGTTATTACCTATAGCGACACAAGCAAGAAGCACATTAGCATCTACTGATCAAATCCCCACCCCTTCACGGGGTGGGGCATTCCTTTACTTCTCGATTCTTTTCTTTTTCATTGACAGAGTGTATGGAGTCATGTAGTCCTCTTCCAACAGGTTTGTCATTACAAAGCTTCCTATCAAGAAGACATCTGTTGTAGTTCTAGCTACCTGGGCAGTCTTAGGACTCTCTAAGTCCTTCAATGATACTTGACCAGTAGTATTGATCATTGTATACATCTTGTTCTTAGCTTCCATATCATCTGCCTTAGCTCTGGTAACTTCTTTGATAGTATCATCGAGTCCTTGAAGTACCAAACTCTCAAGCTCTCTATCACTCTCGATACCCTTACTGTTACCTACGATCTGTCCAGTCTTAGGGTTACGAGTATCGATGTTGGTGTTATAACCACTCTTCTTAGTAGCGAACTGTTTGAGCTTAGGGATGTTCAGATATACTACGAAGGCCTCATATTCTCCTCCTACAGGAACACCATCTTTGTTTACATAGAGTTGCGGATTAACCACTTTCTCCATCAATGGTACGTTTATAGCTTTGAGTCCCTTAAGACACTTCTCTGGGGTAAGTTCCCTTTCAAATGCTGAAGTTTGTAATCTAAGGGGAAGCCTTCTCTTACAGAAGTTAAGGAACTGCTCATCTGTCATTCCAGCGAACAGTTGTTTATAGAAGTCTGAGTTAGCATGAGTAGGATCTATAGCATCAAAGGCCTTATAGATCAAAAGTTCAGCTTTCTTACGGTTAGCGTTCATAGTCTATGTTCCTCCTTATAGAGTGTGTATTATAGGATTGTTAAAGTAAGACGATTCGACTATATATTCTAATAGTGTAAGTGGTTAAGGGCATAAGCCCAATAGATTTAAACCAACTTACACTGGGTGTAAAAATCTTAAGGTCTGCTAAGGAGAAAGACAGACCTCTACATCCAGTAACAAAAGGTGTATCCTTTATGATAGGATGTCTCAGATGGAGACTACATTCGCTCAGCACGACGGTCGGTCAACCGTGTAGCACCTACTGAGCAAATACTATGAACATTAATCTCAATCTCTACAGAAACGGATACAGCACAAAGAATATCGTAATAGCTCTCATAGCCGCATTAGAACATACATACAGCTATCTTAACTTAACTTGGCACGACTTGTATTACGATTTATACTTTCATATGTATGAAAGAATTTCATATGCGGTAGACGATGACACATGGATGGAAACCATATCAGAACTGAATGATGATGGTTTTCGAGCATCAGAGGAGCTCAGAGAGGATATCCTCGACAGAGTCTCAGGCCAGAGATGGCCGACAAAACCATACAGGGAAACCACTACAACTACAACAGCAAAAACAAAATCAAAATACTGCTTCAATTATACTTCATGGGACTGGGATGGAAACCCATCCAAAGGCAGATGTCTTGTAGAACTGGTCGATCATGACCTTAAATTTACAAAATTAAAAGGTGCGGACCCTACAATTGCACAAGTGGGAACAATTGTAGAATATGTAGCTAGCAAAACAGCTAGTCTGCATAGATACAATAGATGTGATCGAGTACACCCATACAAAACTACTGTTCGTACAGGATACAGTGGATGTAGAGATGTGTCGTTAGATCTCTACAAAAGAAGAGGAGATCGATACGTATTCATGCACAGAGCAGCTGCTCTGCATATAAGTATGTATCAGAAAGTAGGAGATTTCCAGATGTATATAGGAGATATACTGGAAATTCTCTTAGCTGTATCTGTAGGAGACGATTCGTCAGAGTACGACTTCGGCTATAATACTTCAAAGAAGTGGCTGAAGAAGTATGGAATAGAGATTAGTAATCTCCATTCGAATGAAGTACTCGAAGAGGACGAGTTAACCTTCATCCCAAAGGAGAGCCATTGTCGTCGCCCGTCCAGAAGGAATATAAAGTAAAGTAAAGTGCACATCAAAGACCGCTTAACCGACGGAGGATTATAATATCGGTTGCACAAACGGCTAGACCACACTAGCTTATCAAAGGAAAGAGGAACCCCTACGGGGTTTCTTTTTTGTCGAAAACATCACTATAATCATACATAAGGAGGTGCAACAATGGCTAACAATCAAATCACTAAGGTTATAGACACTAAGATCTATCCCTTGGTTAAGAACTCTCTTTCTAAGTCGCTTACTAAGTTTAAGTCTCTTATGTCTCACTTTATGCAGACACGTTCTAAGGGATTATATGATACTTTCCCAGCTACACGTATGCTTTATGGACAACAGGATACCGACATGCTCTGTTCTGCTCTTGGCGTTAAGGCTAACGAGATACAAGGATTCATCAATGAAACCTATTACGGTAAGATTACCAACTTCAATCCAAGAGCAGCTAAGGACCCAGTCACTGTATTGTGTATGTGTATGATCAAGTACTTCTACTCTAAGAAGGACCAGAAGAACCTTGAGCTTGCTATGATCTACACTTGCTTCACAGGTAAGTTCTATCCCTCTATACACTATGCTCAATATCCTAAGGCTGTCCCTGCAGACTATAGATTCGTGTGTGACTATGTGGTAAACAATGAACTCTCTGACAAGTTCCTTCTGAAAACGGAAGGAAACGTTATCGGTGTTATGAAGAACACCACTCAGACATGGATTGATACCTATAAGGATAGATTCACTGGAGTGACTGATGACGAAGATTATGTCTACATCATACAACAGCTCCACGTTCGTATCAAGTCCTTCATCAAGAACACTGCTGAAGTCTACTATAAGTGCTATAATGATAAAGAGTATCTTACTTACGAATCCGATGATATGAGTCAGGATAACTTCCGTCTCACTCAGAATGACTCTACTAAGATAGATACTGCTGTCAACAGAACACTTACCTACATTACTTCCCATGATGTAGACTATCGTCTATGTAAGATGTGTAGTGACGAGAACGTTAAGACTGATGAGATACGTTCTATCATTGAGAGTATCGTAAAGAATACTGACAACCTCGATCTGATGAGAGAACTTCTTTATCTCATGGTATCTACATACTTCCAGAGTAGTAGTACTAAGGATGTAAGAGATATCGACTTCATTACATTCTCCATCAAGGCTAAACCGAATACTAAGAACAAAGACATTCTTCGTCAAGGTGAAGTTGTAGAGGAGTTGCTTATGGGTAACTCTACTGCATACTCTAGACGTAAGAGTCGTAAAGCTACGCAACTCTCGTACAACAGAGCAATCCTTACATACTTCGCTCTGATTATAAACTCTGCAAACAAGTGAGGTGAACACTGATGGGTATATATTCAATACAGAAAGACCAAGTACTGAATGAGGTGTACTTTGGCGAAACCCCTGGTATCATGAGATGTTTCAATGCCTTCTCTGCGTGGAGAAGTAAGTATCTTATGGATAGAAAGGTCTATATGATGAATGGTGCTGCCGAACGAGACCCTCTGTTAGGTAAGTTCGTAGCAGAGATAGAAAGGGAGTTCGGTCTCTATTCATACTCTATAGTCATAATAAATAGTGACACTATAAACGCTTTCACCTTCCCAGCATTCTTCAACTTCAACAGTAAGCTAAAGGGAACTGAAAGAGTAGAGTTCGGAAAAGACGGCTACAGATTCAAGAAAGAATGTAAAGTATCCATGATTACTTGTATCTTTGGCGGTCTGTTCTTCAACTCCGATTATACAAACAGAGAAGTCTTTGCTATCATGCTTCATGAGATAGGCCATAACTTCCAAGATGTCATATCTGATAGAATGCACACCATAGGACAGTGTGCCAATATGAATGATCTTCTCTTAAGTGTCCTTCAGCTTGCTATGGGTAACATGAAATCTCTCCTGCTCCCATTCTTAAACGATAAGACTTTAGGGTCAATATCGAAGTTGTATAACGAAATGAATATAGGACAGAGGAACAGTATCATCTCTACAGCAAATACTATATTCGGTACGATCAAGAACTCTATCGATATTGCTTCTGATCTGACTATGCTGTTTATCCCTCCTATAGCTGTTATATATGCTATGGGACGTAATCTTATGAGTGCTATCAGTACATTGATATGGGCACCATTCTCAAGACGTCATGCTTATTATGGTGAGATCATGGCTGATAGATTCGCTAGCTACTACGGCTTTGGTAAGGACCTCATATCTGCTCTCGATAAGTTTGGAGATCAGAGAAAGGGTGCTGGTATTAGGGCTCGTTTTATGGAAGTTCCTATATACTCGCACTCACAAGAACTCATTCTTCTGCCTCTTAAGTTTCTGCTTGATATCACTGACGAGCACCCAGCTACACAAGCAAGATTCAAAAGTGTCATTGATGGTCTTAAGACAGAGATGAACAGACCTGGTATCTCTCCCAAGCTTAAGAAACAGCTTGACAATGATATCAAGCGAACGGAAAAGACGATCGATGATATCTTCGAAGAAGGTAAAGACATCGATGACCCTAGAGTAGTAGAGAACTACATGAGGTCGTTCATGTATTATGCTGGCGGAGGAGATCTCAAGTATCTTATTAAGAACAGAATCTTCGACACTGAGAAGGATGTCCAGCAGACCTATATTAAGAACACCAAGATCAAGTAAATCAACCTTATAATAAACTACTGAAAGGAGGAACACGTTATGGCTAACATGTTCTTATTAGAAGACGACGAGGAGCTCAAGAAGAAGAAGAAGGACGACGAAGACGAAGAGCTCGATGACGAGAAAGACGAAGATAAGAAGGATGATGACGACGATGATTCTTCTAGCGACGGAAATGACTATCTCGATGATATAGATTCAGATGAAGATGACGATGATTCTTCTTCTGATGATGATAGCGATTCATCGGGTAATGATTACCTTGGTGACGAAGAAGATTCGTCGGAGGATGACTCCGATTGGAGTGATTCTGATGAGGACGATTATAGTTCTAACGATTATCTCGGCGACGATGATTCTTCATCAGATTCAGGAGAATGCTGTGGCTGTGGACAGGAGTCAGGACTTCTCGCTAAGCTCGCATATGCAATCGTCGTTGCAACTAACAACTTCGAACACGTACACCTCATGTGTGCAGGTAAGAAGTTCGATACTATACACTCTATGACAGACAACCTTGTCGGTAAGTGTTGGTATCTCATCGACGTTGCAGCAGAGCTTGCTCTTGAGGACGAAGCTTGTGAGCTTGATAACTTCTGTAATGCTGCTAAGTACGTTCCTGAGATGGGCGTAGAGACTGAGAAGACTTACGACTATGAGACAGCTTGTACAGCAGTCAGTGAGACTCTCAGAAAGCTCATTGATGTAACTAAGGAAGCAAGAGATGCTTCAGACAAGTCACACGTTCAGAGCAAACTCGATGAGTGGCTTGCTACCTTCAACAAGGAATACAACTTCCTGATGAAGAGACGTATGAAGAACGTAGATGAATCTGCAGTTGTAACAAACGATTACATCTAAGAGACAAAAAAGATGCCCACTGGGGAACACCCAGTGGGCTAAATCATGGGGTTTAGTTCTTTAGCTAGAATTGTTAATTAAGGATATCCTTTACAGTGTTAGAGCTGTATAGTGGTAGTGATCGCCTACTTAATCCAATAGGCTGGAAGCTAGTATGTTATATAAAGGCTAGGTTATATTGCATATTGTGAATTGAGTGAGAGCTTTTAACTATAGGTATTGAGATGCTAGTCAATGTGAGACGGGGCTGATTCGCGTACTACTCTCATATTACTACTGTCCTACCTGGACTAGGTTTAGTGTTGCTTATCAGCTGATTCGTCTCGCACTTGGTATAAGTATGGATGAATGATTTATATGAAGAGTAATCTCGGAGAGATTACTTCTTCTTCTTGTCTGATACCCAATCAGGGCAAGGTGACTTAACCTTAAGTCCTTCATGAGCAGGTACTGTAGACTCAGCGTTTTCGTAACGTGTAGAACCGTCAGGGTTAACGCCGACCTTCTTAGGATATCTCTTTGTTGTCATTTCAACGTCCTTGAGCTGAATAGAGATATTGCTCTTCTCTGTACCGCCGAGATTTACGCTTCTGCCAGTTCTGAGCGCTGTATTGAGGAAGTCCTTGGAGAGCTTTACCATTGTTTCAGCATCGCTCTTCTTAGCCTCATAGGAGTTAACGAGTGTTTCAGCCTCAGCCTTGGGCATGTGAGTTGTTGATGATACGATATTTGCCATCATTCCTCTGAACTCTGTTGCAGGGCAGTGCTGTGTAACGCCGCTGTTAGAGTATTCGGAATACTGGAAGTTTCTGTCATTGAGCATTGCTTTCATTACTCTTACTTCATCTCTTGTAGAAGCACTCTTCTGAGTGAGATGAGTCTTGATGTCATTGACGAGAGCTGTTACTCCCATCTCTTCTGTGTTAGCTGTAGCATTCTTATTGGTTGCCATAGTCTTTGTCCTCCTGTTTGGATGTAGTTTGATCGAACCTATCTCTAGGATCGATTCTTATAAATGGGTTGACTGGTTTACTTTTACCATTAGTCCTAAGGAAGTCATTGATCTCGTTTGGTGTCATTGAAGCGAGATGATCTAAGAAACTTCCCTTCTCGTAATGTGTCTTTGACTTGTTCAAGTCACCAACTCCTTTCAAGGAGATTACTAATATGTTCTGCTTTTTTAAAACTGTATTCTATAATCCTCCCAAACGGGTCAGTTTATAGATGTTGATATAAAACACATATGAGGGGTTCTTCTTAAACATCTTAGTAACAATATCACTCAAAGGAGGTAATCCCTATTATGAACAAAGATGTATGCGTTGGTATGATTATCAACGAATCAGTCACTGAATCAGATTCTGTTGTCATTTCGCAAGAAGGTGGCAGAGTCTATGCTACTGGCATAGTACAGGATCTTGAGATAGAAAACAGAAATGGACGTATCTACGAAGTCAAAGAGATGGATCCCGAACTTAACGGCGACAGAATGCAGGAGCTTATTAAGGCAGGCTATCTCAGAGGACATGCAGGACATCCTTCCAGCAATGAACTCTCTATACAGAGTGTAATCGATCCTAAGCTTGTCTGTGTACAGTTCGATAAGGTATGGAGAGATGGTAAGGATATCCATGCTAACTTCCACGGAACAAACAATGAGCTTGGTGCTATGTTTAACCAAGACCTTATCGACGGCTGCAAGCCTGCTTTCTCTCTTAGAGCATTGGGTAGTGTAGATCGTTCTAAGGATGGTAGATGCTATGTAAGAAACATCAGAATCATCACTTGGGACCACGTTATCTTCCCATCTCATAAGAGAGCTTACATGAGTCATCTTATCGATCCTAAGGATAAGAACAAGGTTATCAAAGAGTCTGCTATAGTAGGAGTAGACGGAAAACCTCTGGCAGACAACGAACTTCACAGAAGAGCTATGATTACAGAATCAGCTGCTACAGATGGTATACTCACTCCTATCATGAACCAGCAGGTATGCGACTTCATCAAGGAAGAGTCTGCTAACGTTAAGTTCATCGTTGATACATTCGAAACTCTGTATGAATCTGCTATTATCGTTGATGGTGGTAAGAGAGTTGCTCTGACCACTACAGATGGTAAGAAGGTTATTGTTAACCTTGAGCAGTATGTACAGAATGCTATCATGGATTGGTGCAGTAAGTAAAAAGAAACTCCGAGATCCCTAGTGGATCTCGGAATCTTTGTCTCCGTTATATACTATAGATGTGTAGAGTGTGATAATCACATTCTCATACTAAATGAAAAGGAGTTGTCAATTATGACTAGTAGAACAAAAGACCGTGTAAAGGTGACCAGATTCAAGCTTTCCGATTATAAGAGCGTGGAAAGCATAAAGCTTATATTCGGTGAGAAGCTGATCAAGTCAGCACCGCATATAAGAACAACAGACAGCACTGCCACTTTCCCAGGATGGATTATTAGGGAAATGGTGAAGAACTTCGACGGGTATCTGTTGGTATGTGTCGATGGCGTCTACAAGTTCGCCGTTCCAGCATGGGGTGGATATCGGATGTTTGAAAAGTGGGGAGACTATCCCTCTGTAACAGTGCACTTCTTCGAAGGGTATTGGAACATCCAGTAGTTTTAAGAGGAACCTGAGCGTACTGCCCAGGTTTCTTTTTTTTGTCGAAACATCATGATAAATACCTGAAAGGAGGCATTTGTATGGATTACAATAACAAAGAAGTGGATACTACTAATCCTCTTGATACCTTCACTCCTAACGATATCGATATAATTGCAATTCCGAACGACATACCCGAGTACGGTGTTCAAGACTACGATATGTTTGATGAGAAGGATATGACTAAATACATAAAAGATCTCGAGAGATTTGTCAGACAATCACTCGAATACAAGAACATGGTACAGTATCTCAGGGAGTATATGGATATGAGAAACTGTGCATTTCTGCCTAACGTATCGAACGAGTTTACTCCTAAGATAAGGATAGAGATTCACCACTCTCCTATGACACTCTATGAGATCTGTAGTATAATCATCAGAAAGAGAATGGCTCTTGGAGAGCTTCTTACTATAGAAGCAGTAGCATATGAAGTACTCTATGTACACTACTGCTTAATGGTAGGACTTATCCCATTATCAGAGACTGTTCATGAGCTTGTTCATAATCAGTATATCTATGTTCCTGCGAACAGGGTATACGGATATTACAATGCATTCGTTCAGCAATATCATGACTATATCGATACTGAACTTCTCGACAAACTGAAAATGATTGAGAAGCTTGCACAAGATCAGATATACAATGACTACATGCAGATACTTGAAAAGAAATACATTGCTATCGATATGGGAGACAACTCTCAAGTCGACCAGCTTGGGGCTACTCGGGAACTGCTTAAACAGCGTCTGTCGTTTTTAAGAGATGGTAACGATAACTATGCTGGTATACCTTCACAAGCGCCTGCACAGCAACCTGTATATGTACCATTGTTCCGTTCTCCGTGGGATTAACAAAAAAAGAAACGGTGGGATGATTCCCACCGTTCCTTCTTGCTGATGTATTATAAGCCAAAGTTTCCTGCAGGCTTTTCGAGTATCTCATCGTGATAGTCATAGAGATCTTCGCAACACTGATCGGAGAATACTCTTCCCATCATACTAACAAGCTGATTAGGAGCTATAGCCTTCTTCAGATCTAAAGTGAGACCAAGTTCTCTCACATCGCTGTAGATACCCATATTGTCTGCTTCAGGGAAACGATCTATGGAGATATTTCCTTCGCCATAGTCACCCATAACTCCGAACTCTGACATGTACTGGTTATACATATCCTCGAGTTTGATGTCGTCTGAGCATATGAGCTTGATATTGAGAACCTTATCAGCAGCCTTCTCATTGAGTACTACATGATGTAAGCACTCCACAGCATGCTCATAAGTATCTACCACTGCAAGGAATCCTGTCTTGTGGCAGAACTTTACCCATTCAGGTGCACTCTTCTTCTCTGCCCAGTCAGCAGGGAAACGAACTGGTGTAGAGTAAGTGCTTCTGTCGGGACGTACACAAATTACATGATAGCAGTTAGGATTGCGATCATCGTCCTCTGCAAGTTTCCATGCTACCAATTCGCAACCCATTGATGCAGCATATGATTCACCAGCAGGGAAGAAGTGTTTGAGCATACAGATCTTTACTTCTTTACCATTCTCCAGCTTTACTGTCTTTATCTCTGATGCTATAGCAGCTTCCTTTTCTGCTACTCTGCTGATGTGACAATTGATCAGCATACGTCTGAATACAAAGGTGAGTATGTTAACGCTCTCTTCAAAAAGTATCTCATCATTATCATAATAACCACTGGTTGATGAGAACGCATTGAAGTTTCTGAAGAAGTCGCATACAGGAGACTTCTTAACTCCCATGTCATGATCATCCATCTGATGAACGAATCTGTCAAACTCCTTGTAGTATTCTCTCATCTCTGGCGTAGTATAGTATTCCCAGAGAAGACCAAAAGCTGCATAGTTCTTATGTGCTTCGTCAAGCTCCTGGTGATGATCGAAATATCCCTTTTCAGGATCATACTTACGACCGATGTCGCAGATGAGTGAGTACTTAGTCTGTCTTTCAACTGTAATATTTTCGTTGTTGTCATGTGTCTTTTCTGAAATCGTAACTTCATGCTCCCATGCAGGTTCATCACCTTCAACAGCAGGGATTGTGTTTCTTACATAACTGGTGGAATATCCAGCCATGATCAGTCTGAACAGAGCAACACAAGCTCTGTCATCGAAGTGGTTTACTCCTCCATGTACGAGAATAGAGTAACCTTCTTCTGTCTTGTTAACTTTCTCGATCTTTTCCTTATCGAATGGAAAGGGCTTCTTAGTATCCCTAACGATAATTCCCATTCTTGTTGTTCCCATGTGTAATTCCTCCTTAGAATATTACGCTACCTAAGTACAGTCCAGTAATGGAGTATACTTCGATAGCTTTGTTTTCGACGTCTCTGTGACCTGTAAAGGCTATAGAGATTTCTGGATTGGGTAAAGTATTGTACCAGTCATTCCTATAGAGTTCTACAGTGAATTGCTCTTCATCGTAATTGATCACTTTACCCACTATTGTGAGAGCATCTGGTAACTGGTTGTTTTGGTTTGCTGAATCCCTCTGCATATAAACCCAGCAGCATTGATCGGCAAACCTTGGGTGTGTGTACTTCCGAAGAGCTTCCTCCATTCCCACATAGTGGTATCCATCGAGTTTATACTCTTCGTTTTTCTTAGTTACTCGCCTAGGGATTGATACTATACGTACTCCACTAGCCATAACTAGTCCTCCTTTCGTCATTATAATATGTAACTATAGGACGGTATTGACTCTCTTGAATAAGAATTGAACTTGATCCTGTCTACATGATGACTTGTAGTACCATCTCCATACCCACTTATCATCCATGAACTGTTTTATAGTACACCCATATATTCCAGTAGGCAGATACTTGAAGACGATCCATTCTGTTTTACACATTCTATAGCTACTTATCACATTGACTATGAATTGTACACACTCATCTTCTGTTCCTTTGTCGATGACTCCATACACTGGAAGATAGCCATCTGGAATGACAAGATGATATCCGTACTGATCCTGATAGATAAGGAATGTGTAATTGAAGCCATCGCTGAACTCTATGTAGTACAGTTCAAAGAATGTTGAATTGAAGTATGTAGTGAAATACCAAGCCAGATACTCTGTGTAGTCGTAGTTGAGTCCACATTTGTAAGCTTCAAACTTCTGTGGGGAGAGAGTTCTGTATATAGAGTGCATGTTGAATGCACCTCTTGGAGTAAACTCTTCCTCCTTCGGATCCCAATGTCCTATTCTGAATTCTTCTTTGAGCTTTTCGAGAAGATCTTCTATCTTCATCTTTGGTATCTTAGGAATTCTGTTATTCATATCCGATTCCTCCTTAAAAATAAGGGGTTGTGTATAACAACCCCCTATAGATTACTTCTTAAGTTCCTTGTAGTAAGCTTTGGTATCCTTAAGAAGTTGTGCGTTATGTTTCTTAGCCTTCATGTCTGTAGTAGTTAACGGCTCTGAATCATTTGGAACTCCGTTGATACAGAGTCCATTGAGAACATCACTCATCAGATCAATCGGATGTCTCTCGTTGTTGAACACATTGATGTGCTGACTGGTTTTCTCTACTCCATACTGAGGCCAATAATGGCTAGTACACTTGAGATCTGGATCTCCGATATGCAGATGTCCGTGTATGTTATACTTAGCATCTTTACACTTGAATGGCATGTGACTAATCACTATGTCGCCTCTAAAGAGGATACACGGAACCACTTCATCGAATCCGAGATCCTTATAGAGCTGTATGACATCGCTATCATTGTTGCCGATAACGAAGTACTTCTTCTTAGCCTTCTTGAAGACACTGCAGATAGTTGCTAACTTCCTGTACAGTGATACAACTGGATAATCTGTATAGCATTCTGAATCTACAAGGTCGCCCATGAAGATAACAATGTCGGTATCCTTAATAGTCCTTACCGCAGTTCCAAGGATATCAGCTGCGTTTTCTCTTTCATAGAACTCGCCAGTTTTCTTGTTGTATCTGATAAGATGCCAATCAGTCATGAGCCAGATGTTGCCACCATTAGCTATAGTGAATTCCATCTGTGCGTTTATCTTTGCGTTGGTGTTTTTGATTGTTTCGCTCATAATAACCCTCCTATAAAAGATGGGTAGAGGTGTTATCCTCTACCCGCATTTCTTATAAGTTCCAAACTCCGATGATACCAGAGTTGGCTTTGTATCCTACAGATACTGAGCTACCCATAGGAATTGTGTTTACAGCGATGTCTGTGTGCTGGCCATTATTAGTGAGTACTCTTACAGTCGATTCTTCGTTTACACCAAGTATATCGACTATATAGTCTCCCTTAGTCAATCTTGTTACCGACTTGCCAGCCTTTGCCCTTCCTGAAGGAAGAGTGTCTGGAGTTATTTTGTTGATATAGCCGTTTGCTGTACATACAAGATACTCGGTACTGCCGTGTTTAAGTACACTCATACCGTTTACTTGTTTGTTTGTACCTCCCATAGAGATATTACCCTTAGCATTACGCTTAAAGAGAGGTATCTCCGCAATGTTGAGTTTAAGAGCCTTGTTCTGATTGTAGATCACTATGTCAGCGTTGTTGCCATAGAAGAAGTTAACGCTGATCACATAGTCATCTGGGTCAAGATTCGTATACACGAGACCGCTAGGTGGAACTGCTAAGAAGTCACCTATGGTCATCTTCTTAATAAGACCGCTCTTTGTAACTACTACAAGATATCCATCCTTGTACTGTTCGAACAAAGGCTCATAGATAACTGCAGTTATCGGAGCATTGATATTCTTGTTGATGATTCTGACATCTGTACCAGGAGAAGACTTATCCGCAAACGGAATCTTCGACAGCGGAATATTGTATACTCTTCCCTTGTTGCCGAAGAGAAGTATATTCTTAGAGTTGTCTCCCTTGATAAGGAACTTAACTCTATCACCAGATCTGGTTCCAGTTATATTCTCTTCTGGTCCGAACTTCTTGAGCATGTTCTGTTCTGACAGAGATATCTTGAAGATACCCTGAGGAATACCAGATGCTTCTGCAGCAGAGATAACTCTGCACTTTCTCTTATCGCCATATTTTTTCTTGATATCTTCAAGCTCATCTATAATGATCTGATCGAGTACATCGTCATTGGCGATGATGTTTGCACATATCTTAGCCTCTGCATCAAGCTGTTCCTTCTCTTCTTTGAACTTAAGATACCAGCCCTGTGAAAGCTTCTTGACTTCCATGTCGATTATGAACTTAGCCTGAAGATCAGTGAAGCCAAACTTCTTAATCAGATCTTCTATAAGCTCTGCATCATCGACAACTTTCTTCTTACGAATAAGGTTAAGAACCTCATCAGTAACCTTCTTAGACTCAAAAGCCCAGATGTAGTTGTTTACTACATGCAGACGAGTCTGAATCTTCTGATGTTTGTGGCAGTAGTATCTCTGCTTGGTGATACGTCTGATATCGATAAAGTGTGTGAGATACTCTGTGTAGTTCATTCTCTTAGTAGATACATACATTCCATCGTCTACGAATACCTTCAGATAGAGACGGAATGTGTTCTGAAGTCTGGTGTTTGTATAGATACTCTCCTTAACGAAGTTGGGATCTACACCAGGTCTGAGAACGAGAATATAGTTCATATCGTCGATGCCTGATTCATCTTCGATATCTTCTATACCGATAAGCTTATTGTCCTTAACAAGCTTTTCGATAGAAGTTATGATGTTTCCGAGATAAGTGAGATTAGGACAACTACGTATAGCAAGAACAGTACGTCCCTTATACTTCTTAGTCTTACCGAAGTACTCCTTAATCTCTATCACACCTCTTACTTTGTATAAGCCATAACCAGTTCTAGACATTTCCTTCCAGTCTGTATCTATGATCTCACAAGCCTGAGTGTGATCGGGTATAAGAACTACCTGGTGATTAGGGTCCTTGATAAGTTTGATAGTCTCATCAATTACCTCACAGATATTATGTGAAGGTACATCAACCTTATCACCAACGCTCATATGCATTGAGCCATTTAACAGAAGAAGCGGAACCTTAGTAGGTAAGTATAATGGTTCCAAGCTTCTCTTGTCATAGTTAGGAGTCCAATCGATTACATCTTTGAACTGCATAACTTCATCGAGTACTACATCCCTGCAGAATGCTGAAATTGTAGCCTCAGTATATCGTGGTGAAGCACCAGTACTGGTAAAGGTGTTACCAAAGTTTCCCTGTCCAAGGAACAGAGGATACTTAGTCTGATACCAGTTTATCATTGTATAGAGCGCTGTTTGTATACCAGCATCACCATGTGGGTGATCGTGTGACATTGTAGCTCCGATCACATTGGCGCATTTCATAAGGTTCGGGCGTTCATTCTCCCGATAGTACGCATGACAATACTCCCATGCACAGTGCACAGTTCTTCTGTGTACTGGTATAAGTCCGTCATTCATATTAGGAACACTTCTCTGCATCTCACAGTACAGAGCAAACGCTCTATAATCTCCGTGATACTGACTGAGCATATTCCTTTCTACTATTGTTTCTGGCATATATTGTAACCTCCTTGTGTGATTATTGTAGAGTTCTGACCAAACTCCTTTATTACCTCTCTATAATATACAACAGACACGGGAATTGGTGGAGGCCACTAGGGACCTCCACCGAATTCCTATATAAGGATGGTTTTGAAATGATAGAAGTTGTCTTATTCGTTTGCAGTGGAAGGAAGAACAGCTTCGAAGCAAGAGATGAACTTAACTTCACCAGTGTCCTTGTTGAGTCTCACTGCAGGTACGATCTTAAGACTGCCGTTGTTGATGACGTCCTTAAGCTTTGTATATGTAGCTGTAGGCATAGATACAGTGAACTTCTTTGTATCATTGTTGAACTCTCTGATCTCGCCGAGGTCGATCATTCCCTTTGATTCAGAGCTGTCAAAGAAAGCGGACTTTCTCATCTTAGCAGTGATAGCGCAGCAGTCGAAGCTGCATGAATCAATGATAGCAATAAGTGTGTCGATTATAGAGTCGTACTTGTCAGAAGAACCAAGTTCGAACTCAGCCGTAGTATACTTTGCTACTCTTGTGGTGTTCGGGTTAGGCTTTGAATAGCCTTTCTTGTTGTACTTAGGGTTTCTGTTGTTGTTCATAATGATACTCTCCTTTGGATGTATTTTAATATCGCCCAATTGGGTTCGATTATATATATGTAGGATTGTCATTAAAATATTACGCACAAAAAAGAAGGTGCGGATTGCTCCACACCTTCTATTGGTTATCCTAAGATGTCCTGTCTAGGTATCTTTCCAATACCCTTGAGGAGAAGTTCCTTGTTATCATTGAGCTTTCTCATCTCATTGATCTCACGATTGATATCCTCAAACGTGTATCTAACAAGAAGTCTATCTCCGTCAGGTCTTAATGTACTTATACCAAGCATCTTAGCATTCATCTCGCCGAGACCTTTAAATCTCTGCAGATGTGATGGTTCGTATTTGCCGAATGCAATTCTGAGTCCATACAGTGACACCACTTCTCCATTGAGTCTGTAGTACGGTTCATTAGCGTTCAAATAACTCATAACCATACCACACGCTGCTAAGAGACGAGGTGTAAGGAATACCAGATGTGCTTTGTTTCCAGCCAAACCATCAAGAACAGTTATACCGTTCTCAGTACGTACATTCATGAATCTATACTGCTTTTCTATAGCAGACTTGAACTTCTTGGGTGAGAGATCTTTATTGATTAAGATACTCTCAAGCAGACTAGGATCAATTGCATAGTTAGTAGCAGTACTCTCAAGAACGCTGATATAGTTATCTGTTCTGTCGAGAAGGTCTACGATACTCTTTGTACTCATAGCCTTTCCGTTGATATCGGTAAGGACATTGTCTGTAGAGAACTTCTTCTGTATATACTGATAGTAGTCCTTCTTATCGACAAAGTACTTGTACTTATCCTTACCCATAGGAACTCCAAATAACGGCGGTATTGCCGCGTAAACCATACCTGCCTCCAAAAGCGGTCTCGCATACAGTGCGATCAGCCTGAGGAGAAGTGTCAAGATATGTTTACCATCAGGGTCAGCATCAGCCATGAATATAAGCTTTGATATGTTGACCTTTGATATATCGAAGTTCTTACCGTAGCCTCCACCTATGATTTGGAAGATGGATGCTACCTCTTCGTTTTGGAAGATTACGCTCGCTGGCTTTTCGAAGGCATTAGGTAACTTACCTCTTATGGGGTAGATACCCTGAGTGTTATTGTCTCTCGAGTTCTCTGCAGAACCGAAAGCTGAATCTCCTTCAACTATAATCAACTCGAAACCTTTCTTCATATTAGGTTTCTTGAACTTATCAGGATAGCCCGAAAGGATCGATGACTTAAAAGAGTTTGCCAACTTCACCTTGTCCTTATCCTGCTTCAGTCTAAGTTCGATTATGCTTCTGAAGTACTTACACAGGTTCTGAAGATCAGTAGTATTGTTCTGACTCCAAGCCTGAAGACCTTCATAAGTAGTCTGCGAAACGAATGGGAAGATATCCTCATTGCTGAGTATCTCCTTACTCTGGCCAGTATACATAGCATAGAGATGGAATGTACTTATGACCAGTTTGAGTCCTTGTTTGATGTCGTTGATTCCACATACGAGCTTAACCTTGCTTTTTACGTTTACAAGGTATATCTTGTTCATGTACTCTTTGAAGAATCGTACTACTCCATCGAGTGCACCATCAAGATGCTTTCCGCCCTCAGTAGGACAAGTGTTGTTGAAGCTCTGATAGTCTTCAAAGTTGTTCTCGACACTTGTATCGTACGTCAAACATAAATCCATCTTCATTGTTCCATTATCGTTTTGTACAACGATAGGAGCAATGAACGGATTCTGGGTCATGTTGATCAAATGGGTTATCACCCCATCTTGATTGACTATATCCTCGTGATGGATAACTCCATTCATGTCCACTCCATCGAATGAACAAGTTGTTCCTATTGGTGCCAACGGAACTATGGAAGCAACCAAGTCATGCACATTCTCCCAAGTCAAACTAAACTTGTCAACGTTTAAACATGTCTCAGATGGAATGAATGTGATCACTGATCCCTGTTTCCCTTTGCAATCCTTCTTGGGGATTGCTACCTCGCCTTTCTTCCAGAGATGTCCCTCTACGAATTCGGCGTGTCGGCCTTCGCCTAAAACGTATGAATCTATAATCATACTATGAGAAAGCATGTTTGTGACAGCACCGCCACAACCATTCTTTCCAGCAGAATATACACCAGGCTGTTTTTCATAGTTGGAACTTGTATGCGTCTGACCGAAGATCTTGCCTATCATACCATGAGGTATTCCACGACCATGATCTGCAACAGTCACCGCGTTAGTGCGCTCATCGAATGTGAGCGATATATTCATATCAAGAGCTACACCCTTCAGTATCTCATCAAGAGCATTCTGAAAGATCTCTCTAATCATCGTTAGGAATCCCTTATTTCCTAAAGGTCCTATATACACATCAGGAGTCTGTCGAACCTGATCGACAATATCATTAATCTCCTTGATCTGCGACCCATAATTCTTGATTTGTTCTTCAAGGGATTCGGTCTTCTTCTTTTTCACTGTTGCCATTGTAGCATCAATCCTTTCTAATTTGATTATAGTGTTGTTGTAGGATCGATAAAAATAAGGAGGTGAGAGAATCTCTCACCTCCCTATAGGGCAATATGAATTACAGTGTGATTGTGCTTGTGTTACCTACAGGAGTTGCTACATTAGGAGCAGGAGCAGCTGCAGGTGTAGGGTTTGTTACAGGAGGAAGTGCAGGTGCAGGACTTCCTACTGTAGGGATGTTCATCTGAGGTGTTGCCTGTGTTGTTGTACCTGCCATAGGAGCTGCAGGAGCAACATTTACGTTTGAGGGAACAACGCTGTTGAACATCATTCCTGAGTTGGGAGCAGGAACTGAATAAGTTCCAGTACCCTCAGGAGCTACTCCGCTAGTCTGTGAAGTATACAGCGGATTTTCTGCAGTCATCAGACCGCCAACAGGAGAAGGTGCATATCCCTGCTGAGGAGCATAAGGATTTACCATCTGAGGTGTCTGAGCTGCATATGGATTTACAGGCATTCCAGGCTGTCCTGCGTAACCATACATCTGCTGAGGCATTCCATTACCATTGAAGGTAGGATATGCAGCTGCAGCGTACTGGTTGTACTGGTACTGTGCTGACGGACTGTTCAGACCGTTTGCGAATGCAGTCTGGTATGGATTTGCCTGGCCGAAGTAAGCACCAGGATTTGCATACTGGAACTGCTGATTGAGTGCAGCGACTTTCTGCTCGATGCTCTTCTTAGCCTGTGAGTAGAGCTTAGGCAGCTTCGGGAAAGCTGCATCAATGCTGAACACGTCTCTTGCGAACTGAGGTGAGATCTCAGATCCAAGATATGTTTTGATGGTGTTGAGTATATTATGCATTACCTCGCACACCTTGCTTACATCACTCTCAGTGATTCTTCTGTCCACTTCGAATGTAGTGTGGCAGCGTCTGCAACGGAACTTTGCAACAACTCCGTCATCGCTTTCTACTTCCAGAACATTCTGGCCGTTGTTTGATGGAGCGTGGTTGCAGTGAGCTACTGCCATTTCTTCCTCTGTGAAAACGAACTCGTTTCCGCCTGTTGAAGCGAGGATCTTCTCTTCCTTTTCGTTAAGAGTAGAAACCTGAGGCTTCTCATTAACGGGGTTGATTACTGTTGAAGGATAGATTCCTCCGTTGGGTGTGTTGAAAACAGAATTGTACATCATTGTCGATGTCCTCCTTAAAAGAATTTTGATTTATACAAGAGGGATCCTCTCGTACCCCTCTATTGTATACAATTGTTATTGTGTTTATACCTCAGGATTTGAGTTCTCGAGGTTTGCCATGATAGCTGATGGATTCATGAGCGGGAAGTCTTCGTTGAATCTATCTACCTGATTCAAAGGAAGATCCTTTGAAGTAGACGGACTAGGATGTCCTGCAGCGAAGGTTCTCGGATCTCTCATATCCATGTATGCCTTTCTGTACTTCTCCTTAGTAGTCTCATTCGTGATTCCGTCAGAAATCTTTGAGTCGAAGAAGTCCATAAGCATATTCAGATCTGCTCTCGCAGTTACTGAAACGATCGTGCTGTACTGAAATGCTCTGATTCTCATCGGGCAGATATTGTACAGCTTGTCGTTCACGTTGTTATTGTACTCGATTGAGTACAATACTTCGTTATCATCATCCCACATTATACAACTATCGATCTCGTCGATTACAGTAGTACCGTGATCGATTGCTATGATGAGCGGTACATCTATCTTCTGATCGGGATTCTTTCTAGCTATATTGGTAAGCTGATGAAGCTCTTTTCTAAGAGCTATAAGTTTTGCTTTATCCATAACTATTAACCTCCTTTGGTTAGTATTATAGATAAGTTGAGTGCCTGGTTAAAGCATGTAGTCGTATCCAGTCAGCACATTGAAGTCAAGCGGCACCTTCATTCCATTTGGGAACTTATGCTCTTCAGCGTTTTTCATTGCTGACTGAATCTGCTCATAAAATGTTATATCCGACTGTTTGAGCGTGTTATGTGCCACACCATCATAGATTTTTGAGAAGATATTGTACATGATCTTATACATGGTTTTATACCTCTCAGCCATCCATATCTGCGTTTGATATGCTGGGTGATTGTGTGCTTGCTGAAGCTCTCTTGTATAAGGTATACCACCTTTGTAAGTGTTGGTCATGGGATCATATGCTCCGTCTAAAGGCATAGTGCCGACGAGCCAAATATAGTTTCTGTCAACACCAATCTTTTCAAGATGCTTCATTTTTTCATCTACGTCTGTTATTCCTTCTGTCAGTTCATAAAGCCGTTTCTGTGTCAGAACGCAGTAGCTTACCATGTCGAGCATAACAAACGCATTATACATACGGTTAAAATAATCCAGTCTCGCTTTACATACCTGCGTGATGGAATACAGAAGGTCCTTGTTAAGTAACCTTGTTGGAGTTATATCCCTAATCTGATTTATCTGGCCATCTTTAATATCTCTCAGGATATTATCGATGGCTCTTATCTTTTTATCTGGTAATATGAAGTCTCTGTCCTGACCATTGGCCCAACCGTCCAGAAACCTCTGTCCTTTCCTCTCGGCCTGGTTATCAAACCACGTCTTACGAGGCTGTCTTGGTTTGTTGTTCTGTGCCATATTAGTGTCCTCCTTGGCTAGTTTAGTTTATATCTTCACCCTCAAGTGATGTATACATGGTCTGCTGAACCTGTGGAGTACAAGGTGTATCATTGTTAACCTTGACCCATTCGTCAATAGGTTCAAACGAACCAGTTTCGTATGACTTGAGGACTGCCTGCATATAGTCAAGCATATACTTGTCTATTGCTTTGGCTTCTTTCTCGATGCAGAGTCTGATGAACTGAAGGAGCGGAACCTTCTCTTCATACTTGACTCCCGTGCATAACACGAATGACTCCTCATAATCGATAGGATCATAGAAGTCTTCATTTTCAGAGGTTATATCATGAATCATGCTTACTGTCTTAGCAAAGCATAAACCTCTTCCTTCTGCAGTTATCCATCTGGAACGTGTCCAGTCTGGTTCAGTCATATCCTGTCCCTCAAATACAAAGCACACAAGATACTCTTTTACAGACTGTATCTGCTTAGGCTTCTGAGGAACATTCTGCTGTTGTGGTTTACCTGCTACTACTGGAGCCTGTGGAGCTCTCTTATTCTTAGCAGGTCTCTTAGTTGTTGCTGTACCATCTGCAACTTTGACTGTCTTGAGGTTCTTCTTAGCCTCTTCTGCCAGTCTCTTTTCCTTTTCTTTGATAAGTTTGAGATCCTCTTTGGTAGGATTAACTTCCTGTTCGGTTACTTCACCAGATACAGGATTCACAATACCAAAGGGGTTTACAATGTTATCGCTCATTGTTTCGATTTCCTTTCTGAGTCTTAGTATTGTTCTTGACTCAAAGGTATGATATGTAGCCAAAAGTTGTTTTAAGACAACTTATCCGTAGTGGACATTTCCACTACGGAAAGGTGGTGGCGGTAACTGCTTAAGATTCAACTCTTAAAGAATCGCTCGTCTAGACTCATAACTGTCCATTTTAACATAGAGAACTGCTGTGAGAGTCTAATAGTGCATAGCTGCACCGCCATACTATATTGTTGTGAGTTTGTTAGAAGAATACATCACTCTTTTACATAGATACAAAACTTTCTGAAGCGTGTAACTCCAACGTAGTTAAGTTTGTGATCTATGCTCTTGTTGAGTGATTCTTCTATGTATATACCATTGTCGTACTCAGAGCCTTGTGACATGTGGGTAGTAATGGCATATCCAAACTCAAATCTTTCAGTCTTTATTTCGGGATCGTTTCGTAGTTTCTCACGGACTTTAGCATCCGATGTGAAGTATGTGTATGAACAGTCGAGACCGTGGAATACATTAGACGTTACACCAGTACTCATATCTGGTGCAAAGTCTAAGACGAAAGAATCATGCTTTCTATCATATGTATACTTTGGGTCATTTATACACATACCTAAAAGACCATTGGTGAGATTGATTCCATCTGGAGTGACGACATTCCAGTTGTTCTTACGACATACTACCCTCTCACCATACATTGGTAGCTGTCCTGCAAAACCATAGGTAGCTCTCATGAAGTCATTATAATAGTCTCTAGTGACGTTTCTGCCACATAGTATAATCTTTGACCTTAAGAGCATATCTAAGGTTAGCTGATTTCGATGGATGACAAGCGCATCTTTCCAGAGTCCACAATGCGGTTGTCTTCCATCTTTTACCATTTGAGAGATATAGACTATACCACTATCCTGAGCCTGTCTCATGATCTCCGTTAGGAAGTGAATCTTGCGGGGATCATTCAGATACGCAGGCTTACCATGTACTGGTGGCAATTGATCTATATCTCCTGCTACTATGGTTGGTATATGATGTTTCTCTATAGTAGCTCTCATGTTGGGTGGTATAGTGCCACCCTCATCTATTATCAAGAGATCTATACCTGGTAGTGATTCTCTTTCGACGTATTTTATCACCACTTTTTGCTTACCAGTTCTTGGATCTATGATAGGTTTACCATTTTCGTCGACTAGCTGTTGCATTACTGGAAGATAGAGCCATGAATGAGCAGTTTTAGCGTTCTCCATTCCATGAACTCTCATATTGATTGCGGCCGCTCCAGTGTATGCGAGTGGAGCTATTTTTTCTCTAGCTATACCGAGGTAATCGACTATAGTGTTTATCAGATATGTCTTGCCAGAGCCTGGTGGTCCAGAGATCTCGAACGGTTCAGATCGAGCACCTTTCCACCATTCCATAGCTGCGTCGAACACTCTACGCTGATTAGTGTTCAGTGATCCATAATCATTCATAATGACGTCCTTTCATCTTCTTTGAGCAAACGATGTAGTTGTCAAGAGCCGCACACTGATTGTATGCTGTTTCTCTGTCTACACCCTCAATCTGCATCATCAGATTGATATAGCATACAGTATCAGTCATGAATTGATCCGAAACTAGTTTAGTTCCCTTATAGTCGTCTAAACACAACTCACCAGATTTAAGTTGGTTCTGACGTCCGTATATATAGAATGACTTGATGCTTATGTTTCTCTCTGCAGATATCTTAGTGATATACACAGTGAAGACTATCTCCATCATCTTAAGGTTGAAGATAGGATCGAAGTTGACTATGTTCATGTTTCCGCATCCGCCGATAACAGCAGGATATCTCATGAGCTTGTTTCCATTGTAAGGTAATGGTCTCATAGTATCATTATCTACGACGATACCATTACTGGTTCCAATACCAGCATAGTACATGATATCCATGAATATGATCGATGGATCATATGTGAGTACTGTTCTGATAGCTTCACGATCTTTTGGTCTTACCGACTGTAACAGTCCTTCTATACCAGTATAACTGTCCAGACTCGGTATACCCTTTTTATACTGACTTGGTGTAAGCTTCTTAAATGGAGAATAATCAAGTGTATAAAGCATAGCCATATAGGTTCCTCCTTATTGTGTCTCCAGAACCATCTAATAAGTTATCCTGGAGGTGATTGAATGGAATACTCGAAGTACAACTACGTACAAGAAGCTATCCTGTACGAAGAAGTAAACAAGTATGAAAACCCTACAGTTAAACATCCATTCTATATCAAGGCATTGGTGCCTTTTGAAACAGAGGTTGGAAGAACTGTAGTAGTTAATAGATCTTATATTATGAATAAAGACCTTACCTGGTTATCCACTAGCAAGATGTCTAGTGAGATAACACTAGACCTTAAGATACCTAGAGAGATTATGCTCGCCTATGAAGACAAGTTCATCCCTAAAGGCACTAAGTTCTTAGTTGCTTTTGTAGGCGGTAATATAAACAACGTACAGATCATCGGGAGGTGTTACGAATGAAGTACAATAACTCATCTACCTACGTCAATTCCGCACAGCAAGTTCCTTCAAGAACTTGTACTTTAGACGACTTCGTTAATGCTAAGCCGTCTGGTCAGTTGTCATACTACTATCTTTCTCTGTTAGAGCCCGATACAGCACATCACATCGAGTTCGATGTATACAATGTCATGTCAGACTATATACAGGATCTGAAAGATATGTCTACCAAGGTCACGTTATCTGAGCAAGAGTACCTCAGATATCGTTTTAGACCTAAGCTCTTAGCCGATTTCCTCTATGGAAACGGAGAGCTCTATTACATTATACTATGGCTCAATGACATTTGGTCTGTCAAAGACTTCAACTTCCGTGAAGTTCGTCTTATCTCAAAGTCTCAAATGTCTCAAGCCCTTAGTAGTATCAATGGCTCCGAGAAGTCATTCATTGACTCATACAATCAATCAGCTTCTGCAACGTGAAGCCGCATACTCTTGTGGAGTCAATATCTCAAACAGATTTCTCTGTTCTACTACCCTGAAGAGAGGTGTATATAGTTCACCCTTCTTGCATTTCATATCTTCATACTGAGAACCTTCCACCTTTCTAAGACGGTTGATTTCTCTAGTACTAGCTATGTATGGGAACATATCGACACCATAGTTTGTATTAAACTCTTTGTTGAAGTCATCTACAAATCTCTGATTGATAGATCCCAATGGGTCTTGAGTCAATGTATACAAGAACGAATATCTATCAGGTGTGAGAGTGCACTTAGTTGCACTCTTACTCTTTGACGTTTTCTTCTTGTACTTCGTTTTCTCTTCCTCAGTCATATTATCAAGATTAGGTACGACAGTATTACCTACTACTGTAGTCTTACTTGTATCCTTGATACCTGCTTCTTTGAGGAGATTCTTCTTTGTAGACTCTGTAACAGCAGAGTTGAATCTATTGCTGTTATCTGGAATGATAGCATTGTCGTCTACTACAATGCCTTCTTCATCACACATCTGCATCTCTACGAGTGTCTTCTTATGAACTGGCACTCCTGATAATACATCTTCTGCAAGACGCATAGAGAAGTTGTTTGTGTATGGATGATGAATACATCTCTTCTTAGTATTGATAAGAGGAGACTCTAAATCAACCTGGTATCTGTTCTTTGCTAACTTGATACCGAGATACTTATGATGATTGATATCGAACTCTGGCACTATCATGAATGCCGCATCGAGGTTGTCAAGTATCTTCATAGACTCAGCTATATTATCTCTTCCGAGAAGATTGACAAGATCGTCTGTTCCGCTTTCTCTAGCTTCGTCTATATTCTTATTAGCACTTCTATTGAACTGAGCTGCTGTAATGACTGGGATGTGGAGTTCTGTTCCTATAGTCTTAAGCTCATTTACAACAGCACCAAGTCTGAGTCTTTCTTCGGACGCACTAAATTTATTGACTGAACGAATTCTGTTGAGATAGTCAAGTATCACGCAGATAACTTCATATCCCATCTCTTCAAGATCGTCTACTAAGTCATAGATATATGATGTGTCTACAGACTCATTAGGTTTATATTTGACTATGATATCAATCGGGTTATCTGGAGTTACCTCGAGACCACCCTGTCTCATAAGCTGAATTGACTCATTAACGTCATGATCGATAAGACTACCCTGTTCTGTTACCATCGAGAACTGACGTGACAGAGTCTCCTTAGGATGATCTTCCATTGTCAAATATACTACACAAGGTGTCTTCGTCGGGTCTTTACACTTATACCCTCTGTTATACATCTTGATCTGATATGCTAAGTTAACTAAAGTTGATGACTTACCTTCACCCTGCAGTCCAAAGATACCATATATTCTATCAGACTGGAATCCACCCCCTAAAAGGACATTGAATCCAATCATACCTGTGGCAAGTTTGTTACACGGGCTAGATAAATCTGCGTGAGTGTACATTACGTAATCTTCGAATACACCCTCTTGCAGTGAATACATCTGTTCGTCAGTCTTCTCTATACGATGCTGACGAATGGCATTCTTACTTTCATCAACAAGTCCTTTCCACTCTTTAACTATAGACGGTTTCTGGTTAGGACTAGCTTCTTTAAACCTCTGAGCTATAGACTCAAAGGACATTATATTACGTGCGAAGACTACATTGTCAAGCATGTTTGAGATTGTCTGATTGATGTAGTCTATCTCTTTATTATTGAGCTCTCTAAGTTCAATCTCCTTATAGAGATCTCCAAGATTGTTTTCTATATAGTCCATTACGAGAGCCTGATTGGTTAAGCCGTTATCGACTCTTGCCTTAAGAGCAGTCTTAATGAAGTCGAAACGTAATAAGTATGCATCATCTGTATAGATGCTAAGGTCTAATGTGTTCATCGCCATGAGGATATTTGTATATCCCTTACGACGAATGTTTTTGTTATCTGTTATCATATAAGAACAGATTATATCCAAAAGTGTTATTGAAAGTCTCTGAGGTATCTTCACCTCAGAGGCCATTGGTTCGATTGTTTTACCTGCGGTTCTAACTCGCATATGTGTATGCCTCCTCCAATTTAGGATTCATATGATTACTTGTATGTTTCTAAGATGATAGTTTTATACTCATGGATAGTATATATCTGATTCAGGTTATGAAGGGGAGATAAACTCCCCTTAATCGATTGAACTGAGTAACTTGACGAGCTCATCTACAGTGATGAATTCACAACCTTTCTCATCATTGATGTATCGTACTATGATATCATTAGGAGTAAGATTCTTGTCGGAGATATATGAATACTTAGCATACTCTTCGCTCACCTTTTGGTTCTCTCTTATAGTCTCTTGGAATTGAACATCCGAAGCATCTATAGTAATCTCATTGTTCATCTTGTAGTATACCTTAAGAGCATCTACAGTTGGACCACCCTTAGTGAACTTGACTTTGATATAGTCTACACCAGTAGCTTTCAGGTCCGTTAGATACTTGATTACATCCTTAGGATCATAGTTAACCATCTCATCCAGATTGATAGTATTGTACTTGAACGACACAACTTCTTCCATTTGCACTGTATAGTAAGTAGAGTCGAGGTCGTGTATAACTATCAAGAAGCCCTTAGTTTCTTCTTCTCCGAACTGCCATCTAAGAGGACTTCCTGAATAGTACATATGACTTTGGTAACAGCCAGACACATGTACATGTCCTGCAATGATAGGACCCTTACAGAACTGGAATGAGTTGATATCGAATGTAGGGTTCTTTGTTGTGTCGAGATCTTCTTTGTCGCAACCGAAGATAGCACCCTTAAGATTTCCGTGCATACATACACTATCGTATGAACCGCTCCACTCCAAGAGGTTTAGATAGTAATCTCTACCCTTATTGTATTCCTCTGGGAGACAGAGTATCTTCTTACCGTGTGTTGAAACGAATGTAGCTGTTTCTATTATGTACATCTCGAGTGTAGTATCTGCGAGGTAGTGATAGAATAGTTTTAACTGGTTAGCATCATGAGACGCAGTACCATGAAGTAAGATCAGAGCAGCTCTATTTCTCTTACAGAGCTGTACGATATTGTCTACAAACATGGATGCATATAATACCGCATCCGAGTTACTCATGAACTTATGATGAAACAAGTCTCCGTTGATACAGAACAGATCGAACTGTATATTCTGAAGCTTGTCGAGAATCCCTTTAGTTAAGAGATCATATTGAACCTTTGGATCCATTGCTCCAAAGTGAATATCTGCTGTATGTATCTCTACCAGAGTAGGTCTGGTAGCGTTTGGGTTACTGTAAAACATACGATTCCTCCTTTTCTGATTACTTAGAAGTTCTGGCCTTGGTAAGTATCTATGGTTATATACTATTATAGTAAGCATGGATGACTATGCTAATTACTTAAAAGGAGGATTGCTTTATGCATTCAAGAAAGAAGAAGAACAAAAAAGCTAACACTAACTACATAGGAACCAGTAAAGTTGGTGTTAGGGAAACTACTCCAGTTGAGTCAACAACAGTTCTCAATGACGTTGACAAGAACGAAGAGGCTGCTAAAGTGATTGAAGAAACTACTGAATCGGAGATTTCAATTATAGAACCAGTAGTTATAGAACAGCCACCAGTTCCCGCCGTTGTTGAAGATAAAACTGAAGTAAAGACTCTCGAGGTAGAAACACCCAAGAGGGTTCAGTTACCCGATATGGGTAAAAGAAACAAGCCTCACCTTATCCTGAATAAGAATATGGTGAAACAGTACAACAGATGTCTGATCAAACCAGGCGATGTTGTTATCACAACAGGTGTCTTTGATGACAAAGAAGACATCGAGAACGAACTCATAGCTGGATCTCATCGTCCCATATTCGTCGTATGGTGTGATGGTACTCTGGCTAGAGGCTTACCATTATGTAGTAAGCCTGGCATAATCGGGTCAATCACTGGAAATCGCCGTAGTGCGATTCCAAGCACACCAGAGATCCTGGCAAAGAATATAAACGCTATATCTTACCTGGATCACGGTCAGATCATAACCTTTCCGATATCAGCAGTAGAATCAGTTCCAGTCACAATGAACCAAACTGCTGTGGAACAGGTTCTTCTTGAGGATTTCAAGATGACCTACGTAGAGAGAGGATACAACATAAACCGTATCTTAAGCTATCTCTATGAGCAAGACCCAAAAGCGTTCAAACTCTATCAGGATAACACAGAACTCCACAAGCTTCAGGATCAGTATATGGAGCTTGAAAAGGAAAGAAATGAATTCCGTAGAGAGAGAAACGAGCTTGCCGAAGAGAACCAGAAACTCTCAGATCAGGCTTGCGGAGAAGCTATGATGAGAGAGGAACTAGAACAGGTTCTTGAGAAGCAGAAGAACATCCCTGCAGATTACGACAAGAAAGTCAAGGATCTCGAGGATACAATTGCTAAGCTTGAGAGCATCATTAAGACTCAGAATGAAGCTCTCGAGAAATCTAAGCAAGTTGCCGACAACTTCAAGTCGGCAGATGAGAGACACATCGCTACAATCGAAGCTATGAAGAAAGAGATTGAGCATCTCAAAAAAGCTAGTGAGAAAGTCATATATGATGTCAATCTTGCCGCAGCAGCATATAATGCATATCAGGATGCCGAAAGAAACTGCACTGATAGATATCAGGCCATGTGCTGTGCGATTGGGATTGACTATGATCCCACAAAGACTAGATCGTATGGTCAGATTAAACGTCAGCTTAAGAAGCTGCTTGTCGAGAACAAGATGATTTCTGATGCTGAATGGGTATAAAGATAAGGGGAGTCGATTGACTCCCCTTACTTATTTTTTGTTGATCTCATAGAATACGTCTTTGAACTGATCCTTCAGAGGCTCTGCACTATGATATGTGTAGAGAGCTCCTACGAAAGCATTCATACAGTTCTCTATGAAGTTGTAATGATCTGGAATGTTGAAGTCCAGAGGGAACTCGGTGAATCCTGCATTAGGACCTTTACCAAGCTGAAGAATAATTACTCCATCAATGCTGATGCCTTTGAGTCTGTATATCAGATATCTGTAGGCAGCCAACTGCATGAAGTATTTGTAGTTAACATGATTGCTTGTCTTGAAGTCGACCATATAGATCTTTCCATCTATAGAGATAAGCAGATCATATGTGCCAGCAAAGAGCTCAGTTATAAGAGCTTCTTCCTGTCCTAATACTACCACTTTGTGACAGCTATTGATTCCATTCCACCACTTAAGAAAAGCTTTGAATGAAGAGTTATCAAGAAACCCTGTATCGTAACCTTCCTTAAGGTAGTTCTCTATAGCTGAGTGAGTAGCGGTTCCATATCTAGCAGCCTTCGCTGCTATGTCTTTATTGTTTTGGCCCTTTCGACCAATGGCATTCGCCCAATCAATAAGACCCTGATTATCTATGTAACCAAGGATCTCTGTTACTGACGGAATACCTCTTCCACCTTTCTCATAACGAGACCGCTTCTTATGAAACGGGGTGAGAGAGTCCATCATCATATCTCTTAATTTTTCCATGTGCATTCACACTCACTTTCTTATCATGCCCATCCAGGCTTGTTACTAAGTAGTTATCGCAAACAAAGTGTAAGTTATATATTATAGTGGCGAGTGTACTAGGGATGCGCCAAATGGCCAATGGCACAACCTTACTACTATTCAGACATACAAATACATGAAAGGAATGATAATGTGACATTAAACAAACTTAAAGAAAAGTCAGCTCCACCGACAGCTTCAGTTATGTTAGATGAAGAAAAGAAGAGAAGAGCTGAAAGAAAAGCGAGACTGCTACAGTCAAGCAAATCATACATCGAAGAAGAGATGTATGGTTCACCAAAGCCGACAGAAGATGTAGATTTCTCTTTAGATGGTCTGAATGAGTTGAATGATGAATCAAACTTCTCGTTCGACAATGAAGAGGAAAGCGAAGGAATGTCTTGTGTATCAAGCGATTCTACTGCCTCAAACTGGCAGAACATAGCAAGACAGCAGAGCAGTATGACACAGAAGACAGCAACATCCATGCCGTATTCCAATCCAATAGTAAACGCTGCGGCCACAACTTATAATCCGTTGGGAGGTTCTTATATCTCTCAGGCTCAGCAGGGATACAATATGTTTGGCATGGGTATGGGTATTGGCGGAATGCAGATGAACAATGAGCAGGCTGAAGAGATCAGAAAAGCTCAGGAAGCTCAAATGCAGACTATGAAGAACTACTGGAGAGGAACCATGATGTGGGGCCGACCAGAAAATGTATCTGTTGAAGATTGGACAAAACAGGTTGAGGAAACATTAAGACGTATGTTCCCATCTCAAGAGGATCTTCAGCAGATGAGATACGAAGCAGATCATAAGTTTATGGATTACACTTATGATGAGAACTTCCAGAGAGTTGAAGAGTCTGGAGTCAGCGTATCTGTTCTTACAGAAGAAGGAGATGAAATTCTCTTAACACAACCAAACGACCCAGAGACTGGTACTCATAAGATTGTGTATAGCAAGTCTCACGACGTTGCAGAATATCAGTCCCGTCTGCACTTCTATGACAATTGTCGTAGATCAGAATATGAAAAGCAGATGGCACGATATATCTTTGATGTAGTATGTGCACCACCGCCAGAAGCACTTGCTACATCGTACGAATCGATCCTGACGAATGGCGTTGATGATCCATATATGAAATGGGTTTACAATACCTATTATCTGAAGGATTATAAGAGACATATGACTCGTTGGAAAGCGGGTTGCTATATGTCACCAAAAGAATACACACGTTCCTTCTATCTGAGTGGTATTGATCCGAATATAAGGTTCGATATGAATACTCTGCCAACTCAGCTTGGCGATAGAAGGGATGTAAAACTGGCGTACGACTATCAGAATCATCCTGAGCTGTTTAATGGTCCTCAGGTTGAACAGTATCTTACTAATAAGCTTAAAGTCAACTATGAGATGCGAAAGAGAGCCTTCTTAGATAAGCTCAGAACTGGCAACTGTAGAGTTGACTATAATGCACCAATAAGAGATGCTGATCCGTGTCCACCGATAGTTGGTACAGCTCCTATAGCTCCAGATGACAACGGAGTAATTAAGGACATATATGGTAAACCTTTGTTTGATCCTACTAAGGATCTAGCAAGTCAGCTTACTGACGAACAGCAGGATGCATTGACTGAGTACAATATCAATGCTAGACTTGCTCAGTACAAAGCGATGGGGGAGGAAGTATAATGAGAGTGAATAAAGACCTCGATAAAATATACTTTGACCCTGTGGCTAAGTATAAAGAAACGCATGGATTCGATCCAGAGATGTCTATCGATGATCAGATGATTCGTTGGTATGATTCTTGGCAGAGTCCTCCATTAGCGAGATGGTTCACTCCTCAGGACATCAAGTTCATCGAGGATGTAGCTGTCTCACCAACTCTAACAACTCATCCGATAGAAAAGTATCATCTTCTGGATGAGTTTATGGAAAGCAGAGGGTTCAAGACAGAGATCGGTGGAACTAATAGAAGGTTCTATTCATCTGTTGAATTCCCTCAGTTCGGTGCTAAGATAAGCACCTCTCTAGAAGGATTTAAGAACAACAAGGACGAGTTCAACGTTCAGCATGTTCTTAAACCATACTGTACCAAAGTCTATGATGTGACTCAGTCTGGTGCAATAGCATTGGATGAGGTTGGTCTCAGAATAGACAAAGACAGTATAATAGATTATGGCGATCAGATCTTTGATATCTTAGATATCGTCTTCAGAAGAAGAAAGATTGCCATGACAGATGTAGGAATCGCTACACCTAAGCAGTGGGTTATAAGAAGAAACTTTGGCCCAATCTTATGTGACTTTCCGTCTGTCGTTATCTTAGACCCTAAGAAGTGCTATTGTACTAGAAGGGTCAAAAGACATGGTATAGAAATGCCATGCAATGGTCTTATTGATTTTGATCTCGGATTCAATAAGATGGAATGCACTGTCTGCGGACAGAAGTACGAGATCAAGAGCCTTATGGCTACAAACACACCCACCACAATCAATCGCACCTACGTTAAGGGCGAAAGCAGAAAAGGAGAGTTATCTAATATGGCAATCGAAATTATCTTTGACACAGACGATGTAATCGTAGACGGCGTAAGCCAGAAGACCAAGAAGAAGGTACTTGTAGACCGTTCTTCATCATTTGTTGATATGGAGCATGCACCTGCACCTAAGGCAGCACCGATATCAGCACCAGTTATAACTTCTGATGATTCCACAGATTCGTTCGTAGAATCAATGGCAAGACTGACGGAATTTGCTACTAATCCTAACAGCTTCACTTCGTCTTCAGGACTTGATGTAATGGCTGAAGACGATGAAGTAGAGGATAAGAAGGAAGAAGAGGTTGTTGACGTCGAAACAAATGAGACTCCTGTAGAGCATGTTGAAGCAGAAATTGTTGATGAGTCGGTTGTTCCTGACGACACCGCAATCCTGAATTCGTATTCAGCTACTGCTGAAGTTCTTGCAGCTAACTATAAAGGAGATCTTGATTATTTGAATGAAGATGAGGATGATGAAGACACCGATGCGGATTACATCACTCGTGATGAGTTCGATAGATTCGCCTCATCGATCTACAACAAGATCAATGACCTTGATGAAAAGATCGAAAAGATAGCAAACGATCTTAAGAATCTCGGAGATGAGTATGCAACAGATGCAAACAAGATCAACGAGAACTTCATGGCAGTCGAGGTAGACTTTAAGAGCATGAAAGAGACTGTCGCTTCACTTTATCAGGGAATGCCTGACAAGAAGAGTCTCATCATCGATATCGTCGACAAAGTCGTCCCAGCTTTCATGAAGATGATTCCTGAGCTTGTTAAGGAACAGCTTCAGGGGACTAAAGGAGAATCTGAAAAGAACGATTCAGAACACATAGAGATAGAGGAAAATGACGATGCGAAGAAGATCTATGAGGAATCTGTGAAGAACAATGAGACACCTTGGTGGATGTATACAGTTGACACTACACCTCGTCCTAAGAAGGCATACACTTCATCTACGATGACACCAGACAATTCTACTCCTCCTCTCCGTGCTAGAGAAGAAGGAGAAGACTGGGGAGATGAAGAAGAAGAACAGCCTATTTCAGTATCTACTTCATCAGTGATCACAGATTACTATGATCCTGAGAAAGCAGCAAGAGCAAAGAAATATGAACAGAAGAGAAACAAGAAGAGAAGAAAGGACAATAACTACAACAAGAGGAAGAACTGATAGTATCGACGTTAGGGGGTGATTTTACTCATCCCCTAACACTATAGAAAAGGAGGTATTGGTATGGCTCATGCATACTATATAAACAATGCTAACGACCTTTCAATGGTAAGATATACTCTTGATAGTAATGGTCGTAAACACTTTGTCATTCTGCTTGACGACCCTATGGTCGATCAGGCACAGGTTCAGGCTATGGCAGCTCAAAGAGTTCTGATTGGAAGTGCTCTGCTTCCTGATCTTAACTGTTATTCATTCTTACAGAATGGAGATAGAAACAGTTTCGAAATCTGTTACATCAACTATCTTACTCGCTCAGATATGACACCAACAATAGATGAGTTCGTATCGACAATTGCAGCTAAGATGCTGTTTGAAGATATCGATTTTATCTTCTATCAGGATGGTGGAGATAAGATAGTGAGCACTTTAGATGTGAGAAACTTCAAGGACGTTCTGTTTTATGTCTTTGCAAAATTCTATGGAATCTTGATGGTAACTGGATTCCCGCATCATCCTTCCATGACATCTAGTATCGACCAAGCATTCGTAGGACAGATACAGAACAAAGCATATGCTTATCAGATCTATCCAGCACCTCAGCAGCCACAGCAGCAGATGCTGTTCACACCAATGTGGGGAGGTCAGTGATGATAGCATTCTCGCAATTCCCGTTTGGTCATGAGGATACTATGGTACTCTCGTTATGCTCGTATAATGAGAACTATCCCAAGATATCTAGCTTGGATCCGTTCAATTATACAAGTAACCTTATGATGTATAACGATGATTCCGAGTTCAATAGATTCTGTTATGAACTATGGACTGGGAAGCCTGAAGTTCATAAGATAATAGTAGACATCATGCGTAATGTCCATTACGGTAATGATGTAGTTATACTTGTAGACTTCAGTATACCGTATGCCGAATACCTTGCGGAAACAATGGCAGGGTACATTCTTATGCTGTACGGATGTGTCTGCAATATTGTAAAAGAACCCCAAGATCTGGAGACAATCAAAGAAGCTACCTTCTCGGATAGAGGTTTGGAACAGATTGAGTTGGATCTTGATTGGGTTCGAATCAATTTCCCTCTGGAGGATCTTCCTAATGATCCTCCAGATTAAGGAGGCTACGTATGAGCATATGGAAGAAAACAAACTACACTACTCCGTTACGATACGTACAGAGTAGTATCTATGAATATGACATACGAAAAGCTAATATAAGCATACTGCTAAAGTATGGTGCGATCACGAAAGAGACCTATAATGAATTCCTTGTGATGGACAAGAAGGAACGTCAGATCAAGATAGGTCTCATGCAAAGAGAAAACCCAAAGCTCAAGCAAGTTCTTGAGACTGGGTTTGAAGAAGCGAGAAAACTTCTTATAGAATCCAACTCTATAGAATTAGACGAGATCATTTCGATAAAGAAAGATGCACTCTTTATCACTCGTCCACTACATCAGACTTCATTTTCGCCTATAGAGTTTGTCTTGAAGAATCGCTATGACATATTCCTCAAGACAGAGTGTCCTAAGTTAGAGTTCTTCTTCGGAGTAGATAATGAAGAATCTATCTTAGACGTGAAGGGAGTTAAAGATGAAGCTTTACCGATTCACTATGATACTTGGGTTACTTTCCTATGCAATCTCTTTGGTTACCTGCTGAATAACGATATCGATTCCGCTATCAAGTATCTAAGCAGCATATCAAAGAGTTATATCAATAGATTACTCCCTGTAGAATGGTATAGGGAGTTTAACAGTCAATCTCACTTCCGTATCATACCTGGATTCGTGAGTGAGTTTACTATAGATAGAGCTCCAGACCCATCATACATGGGAGCGTTGAACATCGAATACAATTACAACCTGCTGATGAGTCTGAATACAGTAATATCCGAACTGTATCTCGAAACAAGAAGGAGGGGAGGGCGTTAAGCTCTCCCTACCCCTTATTTTTTCTTGTTCCGAAACATCTAAGTAACAATCAACACAAAGGAGGAAATGTAATGAGTACAGAACTTCTCACTAGACGTATGGACCTTATCCATACGCTTACACAAGACTCTGGGTCGTCAGGTCCAGCTGTCAATCACCTCACTATGGATACATCCTATCCTGTTAAAGTGAAAGGTATAATCCTTAAAGAATACTTAGCAACTGCTACTCTTCCTAACTATCCGTATAGCTCTTGGCATAAGGTATTCGATGTCAAGAACCAGAATAACGATGTAGTTGCTCAGTTTACGGCAGACCAATGTTTCAATTTCGATGGTGACCCGTTAGATTCTCTCCCAGATGTAGGAGAGTATGTAATGGCTCTTATAGATCTTGATGCTAACAAGATCTTCATAGCTCCTACTAATGAGATAGGTGGAGGATCATTCAAAGAGTTTCGTAGAAAGATAATCGAAGACGATAGTGGCGTTCTTGTAAGTGATGCTGATCCGATTATCGATATGAAGTCTATCGATCCTATATCGTTCTATCGTTATACTGACAGCGAAGGAGCTTCTGATACTAACAAGAAGCAGTATCCAGATTCTTACTATGACAAAACGGGATCGACAGCTAGAGAAGATCACACTATCAAGAGTGTGATGCAGACTACTGTAACTAAACTGAAGACTAAGAAAGGAAAGGCATCTGGTCTTTTCCTTACTCAGAAGAAAACTGATAAAGCGTATACGATACAAGATATGGAAGCTGACGAAGCACATATGTATTTTCTCGATATCGATCCGAGCAAACTCTACAAATCAGACAATATCGACCCACAGCCAACTCTGTATGCTGCTTCAATGACAGAAACAGAGAGTAGCTCTTTTGTTTTTCTTTCTCCTGTAGATACTAATGCGCCTGGTACACTCAAAATGTATTCAGTGGATCTCGATAGAGAGATAGAAGAAATCGTTAATGGCGAAACAGGTACTTCATATAATCTCTTATCCAGAGCCGTTTCTCTTCAGCAGAATAACTGTATGAACTATTCTCTTGTCAGAAACAATGAGGACTTGGTATTATACCAGTTCTATTCTTATGCTCCTAAGAGCGGCGATCAAGGTTTTGCTATGGCTCCAGTGGCAAACGTTGAGATCGATGACCTTAACAGACTTCAGTCTAATGTAGCTGTATGTGCGTTTATGACTCCTAATGGAGACAGCGGAGAAGAAGGAAGTATATACGATAAGTATGAAGGAGCTTTTTGTAACGTATTGGCTACTCAAGCAATAGTACAAACCATAGGAAACCTCTCCGAGCAGTTCAGAACAAGATATGCTATCCCCTACTCAAGTGATCCTGCATCTTCATATCAGAGTATCATGGATAGAGATCATGGCTCTAATCCTCTTCATCTTACTCCATATCCTGGAGGATTCTTTGAGCACATAGAGTCACTCAATGAACTTCCTAAGTACTATCTGGCTATAGGATGTGCAGATGAAGGTATTGATGTCAAATACGATATGCAAAGTATCAAGTATGTACCTGTAAGAGATATAGATAACTATATCTCGTTATCATTTCCACGTCCTACCGATATCACGATCAATGGTGCTAAGTCTGAAATCAATATAGAAGAGTCTGATTATGCACCATATATCATAACTCATTGGTGGAGTATCAAGGCTAACGGAACTAAGAACTACGGTTTCGATATTCTTACCAATCCATCTAATGGACATCTTGTACTTGCTGGATCTGGATATGGATTCTTTGGTTCTAATTCCGATCAATACCCAGAGCTTTCTATGTATGCCGATCCATTCGACAAAACAGATGTAACCCCTATAACAGCTGATCGTCATTGTCTTGTAACTTATAAGATGTCTGACGAGATTATAGAGGAGATCAAAACTGCTACTGGTATCTCAGAAGAGAACTGCAAGAAAGTTATATTCAACTTTAGATCGTTGCACCTTTCAAAGGATCTGGAGGATATCGTATACAAACTCGACGATAGTAGTCATGGTACTACTTTCACTTCTAATATCAAGCTCAAGTACTCCCAGAACAATGCGAAGTTCACCATAGGAACAGATTCGATCACTACACCAGATTATACATTCGAGTATGAAGTATCTGGTTTTGATTCTTTACCATACTTCGTCAATTCAAATGATGAGGGTAGAGACTACTATGCAGTATACAAGATAGTGATAAGATATCCTCACATGGTAAACTTTGATACCAAGGAAATTCTCTATGAGAACTCTACCATCTTTGCGATACTGAAGTATACTCGAGCTACCTATGCTATAAATGGAGATGCATCTGCAATAGGACGTCCTATCCACGTTGTAAACAATCTCGATGTCGAAGAGATGCATATCGATTCCTATCAGCTGTTCGAGGATAGAGAGTTTACTACTGTTGTAACCAAGAGTATGTATCAGAACTATAAAAATGCTGGTATAGATAAGACTCTGTACTATTATGACGGTCAGAATGATGACACTCATAAACAATATGGATGGTACGAATATGCTGTAACATTCCATTTCACTGAAGCTCCTACCAGCTCGCCTGATATTCAGAGGAACGATGTATTCTATAAAGAGACTCTTGTTGCTCACTTATGGAATGCTGATACAAGCACTTGGAGAACTGAGACAAAAGGAAGGAACAAGTATGACATCAAATGTAGAGGCGTAAGATTATTCCCATACTCTGCAGCTCAAGTAGTACCTTCTTGTGCTGCTTTCTATCAGCCTACTTGTCCTTATCCTAGAGTACCAAAGGCTAACACATTCCCGCCACGTCCTGACACACAATATGGAATCGACTTCCAGAAGTGGTTTAAGACCATAGAATGCTGGAAGCTTTTCGATAGAGACGAAACTACTGCTCTTCACAAAATGTCTATGTATAATAGAGGTATAGATGAACAGTTCATCTACACTGACAGTAGTAAGACTAAGTACAGAAGTCTTTATGATTTCATGTACGATCTCTTTACTAAAGACGTAGGTAATGGAAAAGGAATCAAGGAAGTTAACGATGACAACAGAAACTTCGAGTCCATTAACGTCAAGATGAGCTTCTTTGATGCCAATACTGCTATAACTTGGCAGGCTGAGAATAAATATACTACTACTGCGATGTATAAGTTTAATGTAACTTCTGAGCATCCTCACGGCGGTATAGACACATATCTTAGAGACAAGACAGATTCTTCTATAGACTATTCCGTAAACGAAGCTAACAGAATAAATGTGGCTAAGGTTACTGCTGGTCTAAAGAAAGTAACTGCACTTTCTCTCACGGATGAGAATGGTGATAAGCTTCTTCTCACTGGTACTGGTATAGAACCAATCGAAGCGGACACTATCAACTGGAAAGATCTCCTGTTAGGACTTAGTACTAATAGAAGTGTAGATATTGCTGGTCCTCTTGTTGGCATGAAACACTTCGCTAAGTCTAATAGAAAAGTCTCAGAAGTCAACAGACAGTCCAATACTGGATATGCGATGATTTATAATGCTGACGGTTCAAGTACTGGTATGGCTATCGAAGGATATGATCGTTATCAGTGGGCTAGATCATTCTGGTCTGATCCAATGTTACTGAACGACCTCGAGCTTCCGATATACTGGTACATCGATTCTGCTACAGATAAGACTGGTAAAGAAGTAGAAACGATCCTTCCTGTTATATGCCCAATTCTCGGTGTCTCATTCAAGGGACTCAGAGACATATGTGATAAATATAACGACGGAGATCCAGATCCAGTAAGATACGAAGTGTTTATGGTTAAGACACGAAAAGAGATCTCTGGTGGTACAGGACTGGTGTTCTATGATTTAGATACTGTAAATGGTCTTACTGAAAGACTTGCCAGCAAGTCTATAACTACAACCGTGCTGTTTATAGCTGGACAGCCAGCTCGTGTAACGATAGATGTAATAAACCATCGTTTCTTCATAAAGAGTGGTTTCCAGGAGATATTCGGAAGAAAGTACTTCTATAATACTTCGTGTGAGAAAGAGGAATATATAGAAAATATGGAAGGTAGAAGGTCTCCTATGGCTACTGGATTCTTCAGAATCACACAGCATCATAGCACATCCACTGCTAGTAAAGTCAGCTCAGTATTTGCTAATTCAGATTCTAGGTATTCTGATGATTACGCAGACGGACTTTACTACTCTACAGTAGAAGAAGGTATTCTCAGATCTACAACAAGAGTTCTCACCTTTAGATGGGAAGATGTTTATGCAGATATTGGAGGAGGAACTGATAACAAGGTACCGATATACAATCCTTCTGCTACTGGATATGCAAACCTTTACACTGACATGACTATCGATTCAGACGACGGTAAAGAATTCGTTTGCGAATTCGATGCTAAGGGACGAATCACTTCTATGACTGTAGTAGGTTCTGATCCTACATTCTAATTCATTCGTATAGGGGTCTACTTATCTAGGCCCCTAAACATTCATATAATACCTATAAAGGAGGTTATACTATGAGCAAAACATATAGAGGCATTGACGTCTCATATTTCCAGGGTAACATAAACTGGAACGCAGTTAAGAATTCTGGTATAGACTTTGTTATTATCCGTGCTGGATATGGAAGACTCATCTCCCAGAAGGATAAGAAGTTCGAAGAGTACTATGCTGGTGCTAAAGCTGCTGGACTTATGGTGGGTGCTTATTGGTATTCATATGCTATGTCTGCTGCAGAGGCTCGCATAGAGGCTGACTGCTTCCTTCAGGCTGTCAAGGGTAAGACATTCGACTACCCTCTCTTCTACGATGTAGAGGAAGGAAAGCAGAGAGGAATCGTGAATACTATTATTCCTGCATTCCTCGATAAGGTTAAGGCTGCAGGATACTATGTAGGTCTCTACACATTCCTCGACATGTCTAAAGCTATCTCTTCACAGATCAAGAACAAGTATGATGTGTGGATAGCTCAAGTTGGAGTAAACAGAACGTCTTACACTGGTCACACTATGTGGCAGTATAGCTGGACTGCTAAGATTCCTGGTATCTACGGCGATGTAGATGCTGACTACTGCTATGTAGACTACCCAGCTAAGATCAATGGTGTTCAGCCCGCAACAGAACAGCCTGAAGAAGAGCCGAAGCCTGTACAGCCTGTTGTAACAGACGATAACGTTCTTCAGCTGAACAATACTCCTCTCTATTCATCTGCATCTGCTAAGAACCCTTCTGGTAAGAAGACTGGTACTTTCTACAGATACGATGATAAAGTAGTCAATGGACGTATTCGTATCACTAACTCTGCGGCTAATGTAGGTAAGAATCCTATCGGTAACTATGTAACTGGATGGATCGATAATCCTACTACAGTGGCTGCTCCAGCTCCTGTTGTTCAGGAGACTAAGAAGGAAGAGCCTACACCTGCTCCTGCACCTACTACAACTATTCGTGAAGGACAGAAAGTTGAGCTTTCTAGTGTAGATCTCTACACATCATCTACAGCTAAGAACCCTTCTGGTAAGAAGACTGGTACTTACTTCATCTATGATGGTAAAGTACTCAATGGACGTATCAGAATAACAAATTCTTCTAGCAATGTAGGTAAAACTCCTATCGGTAATTATGTGACTGGTTGGGTCAATGAATCCGACATAAAGTGACATATACGCGGAGGGGGGCAATAGCCTCCCTCTGCTGTTACTGCTCATTTACAGTTCCCGCAACCATTCTATAATCACTTTAAAGGAGGGACTGTTTATGTCTATCAACAAAGACCATAGTTTCATCGATAAAGACGGCAAAGAATCATTTGTTCGTTTTTGTGTGAAACGTATGGAGTACACACCATCACATAACTTTAACACATACGAAGAGCAACACGACATCTGTATGGAAATACTGAAGCGATACCTAAACGTCAAATCTGAACCCCAGCTTGAGAAAACAATCCTTGATAAGCAGATAAGTCTATCATTCTTTAGAGATACTCTATGGGGTATAGTGAGACTGTTTATGTTTATCAAAGGGTACAGTATTGGGCTTCATGACCAGTTTGATAAAGATGTATTCAGGGCATTACAAGACTTCAGACGGGTCCATTCTATTTATGTCAGACCTCTCAATAGCAATATCGCTGTATCGGCGGAAGAGTTGCTTGCTATCATTGACATAAAGAAAACAAGTGTTAAAGAAACAGAATAATACTTTACAACTCCTATAACACTATAGTGAGCGGGATGTTGACGGATCGTCTCGCTAACGTGACTATAATCATTCTAGCATTCGGTTCAACTCATGTATTGCCTATTGAGCCCTCGGTTGTCGTAGGCGTAACGACATCCATTCTTCAAGTGGTGCTTAATTTGGCTTTATCTAGAACCATTCACCCCCTTCGCAGAGGAGGCTTAACGGCCTCCTCCCCTCTTTTTGTCTTTAAACTATCTTATAATACGTGCTAAGGAGGCATAGAATATGAATGAAACATTAGATCTTACATATAAGGGTAATGGACAGCCCTTCCCAGATGTAACAGCGTATCTTAATAATGGTAATCCTACACTGTGTTCTCCAAGTTCACCGTATGAACTTCCTATGATGCAGACTAAGGATTCCATGATAGATGTAGACCTCTATAATAGATTCATACATAGTGCTATCAATCTCTTTAGAGGACTCAGATTCTATAAGAACTACAAAGCATACTTGATGGAGATGGGTCTTGATCATTGTCAAGTACTGCACAATATCGATTCGAACATGGCTACATTGGAAATGAACCATTGTATCTTAACGATCTTCGACATTACAGTTATGATCACCGAACACTTTCTTAATACTTATGGATACGTAACAGTACCTCATGTAGTAGCAGAGCTCAGATTTGCTCATGCGAACAACATGGTACCAATAGTTATGATGAGTAAAACTGTGCATCAGCTCTATCATAACGCCGATAACTTTTATACGCACCCTAATCAGGTATTTGGAAAGTGGACAGAACTCTTCAAGAGATACTACAACGGCATCACTCCAGATATTTGTACCAAGGTGCTTTACTATATACGCACAGCTTACGAAGAAGTAGACTCAGTAGATGATGGACTTCTCGAAGTAGCTGAAGAAGTAAAGAATTGGAGTGAGAAAACTTATGCCAGTCATATCGATACAATTCCTGGTCAAAGTCCTTATCGTTTTTAGTATGATCTACCTCCTGTCACTCAGGAGTTTAGCTAAGACTGCAATAAAGGTATGGGCTACGGCTAAAGATAACAACGTGGAACTTGAAAGATATAAACATATCACCACACTCGACATTGATAACAAGATAGATGAGAAGCTCGATCTTGTTGTAGAGCAATGTTTTGAGGAGTTCACTATACTCAATCTTGCTTATAAGAGTGATTACTATATCAAAGAAGAGGAAGAGATTCAGATCAACAAAGATATCTGTACTCTCGTCTCACAAAGACTTTCAGAAGCTCTATATGAGCAGTTATGTATCCTCTACAATGAGGATGCTATCACTGATATAATAGCCAAAAGAGTGTACTTCAGAGTAACAAACTTCGTTATGGAACACAACGGACAAACTGGTATATAACCGAAGCAAAATAGGGGGATGCTTTGTGCATCCCTCTCATTTGCGTCATTCTCGCTACCCCCAACATCTCAGTAAAATCAAACTATAGAAAGGAGTGCACTGCTATGGGCGGACATTACTCGTATCAGTATGACATGAAGTTTACTGATAACCCCTATATAGACCTTGTTGTCAGAGATACTAAGAACATGGCTATCAACTCCGTAGTCAAAAATGAGAGAGATGCTCTCAAATACGAGACGCTTGAATCACGTAGAAACTCAGATGAACTGATTCGCTACAAGGCTGGACTAATTGATGAGTCTCAGTATCTTGAAGAGAGTTATGATGAACTGAATAACTACTATAGACAGCTTAATGGACAACAGCCATATCCAGAAACTGCAGAGATAAAAGAATGGATAGCTACTCATGACTATCATGGAGTTATTTCTGCAGACGAATATGATGCTCTTATGGAAGAACTGAATGCTACCAAGTATGTACCTCTCCAAAGATATAAGGATGAAGGTTACATAACCGTGGAAGCGAACCTTACTGTCTTTAACAATGTAGGTATTGGTTACTATAACCCTGATACTGAGGAATATGATGCTGATGCCGTAAACAAGTATCAGTACATACATGAGATCCAGAGGGATTACAATGCTGAAGGACCTGATGGCGAGTTAGCCAGAAAGATTCTTGACTGGTTAGACCCTGATCTGGACCCTGCAGACAATCAAGCCTGGGAGATCTATAGAGATGTCTCAGAGATTGGTGAAAGTTCTAGACGTAATATAAACATACTCGACATTATGAAGCAGGACTATACTGGTCCTGACTTTAAATACCTCTATCACTTAAGAGAGAAGGCTATTGATCCATACACAGCTCGTATGGCTCCAGATTTCTCACTTCTGTATTGTCCTAAACCTACACTTAAGTTTGGAGCTACCAATACAGAGTTCCCTATATACTACAAGTTTCTCCGTTATTTTGATCGTAACAGAGAATACACAATCACTACCATGTACAGCGATGCTTATGCTATCGGTAGTGAGCACTATGAAGACGTTCTTATCATCTTTCTTCTCATACAGACTATGATAGATCTCATTTCTGAAGTGCAAGAGTATATCATCAATAAGGATATCTTTGACTCACGTACCATTCGTTATCTCTTTGAGTCTTATGGTATTGAATACTATAAAGAGATCCCTATGAACTACCAGATCAAGCTCATCAAGAATATCAATGAGATTCTGAAGTACAAGAGTACCAATAGAAACATCATGGATATCAAGAACCTCTTTGGTAGAGATGATATAGAGATCTTCACATACTGGCTTATCAAGACCAAGAAAAAGGACAGAGCCAACTTCAAGTACTATACTGAAGATGATGTAGGTAAGTCATTCATATATCCTGGAAGTTCACATCTCGTAACTGAGGATATGGTTGGTTTCGAGAAGTATTATGAAAACTACGACTTAGCATTCTTAAGAGTTCCTATAGAAGATCAGAATGCTGATAAGTATATAGAGAACGATTCTCTTCGTAGATCATATGATACTATCACTAGAGAGGATCCATTCTGGGATGGTCTGTCTAGAGATGAAATCATGTCTGAGACTGAAAGGGACAATTACCATCAGCGTAAGACTAATGAGATTCTTAACCAAGACTTCTCATGTGAGAGAACTAAATATATCTGTGTAGACTCTGCTATAGATAGTACTAAGTATCTTTATCAGACTATGTACTTCATGAATATGATCTTCGACGCCATGAGAAATAGTGGCGAGATCCTTAGGGCTACAGATGCTCTTATGGTAAACATAGACTCATTCATCTCACCCAACCAAGTGAGATTGAATGACCTTTTGGCGATGATGATAGCCTTAAGTTACTTATATAATGGAGTAGAAGCAGATAACGTAGCTAGCTCTATGGAAGCTAATATGACTATCAATGGCTTTGACTTCTCTCAAGACTGGAGTCAAGTCTATGACAGAATCATCACTCTCTTCGATACCTATGCAAACTATGTACAGCCTGGAACTGGAAAGAAGATATATCTCGATGATGTACTTGAGAATCCTGAACAGTTCTTTGAGTATATAGAAGAAGGAGTAAAGCTTAGAGAGAATGCATTCCTTTGTGGTAGATATGAACCTACTGCTACAGACCCTGGTAGTAAGATCTTCCAAGACCTTAAGAACCACAAGATAGATGATTTCTTCGAAGGTTTCTATGAGATATCATATCTTGATGGAGATGTCATTAAGAAGAAAGCTTACTTCAAGATAAATGAAGACAATGTAGCAAGCATTCGCGACAAAGCTCATCCTACTAGTGTACACAATGCTGTAGTGGCTGGTAAGTACGATCCAGAGGATATCTTCCCTATAGAAGATACCAGAAGATTCGGTCATATCGTCGATATCTCTTATTATCCATATGAGTTTGTAAGAAACACTGAAGCTGATTTCATGAATGCTTACCATACAGATGAAGAAGACCCCACAGCTATTCAGACTATACAGACATTCGAAAAGCTTAAGGAGATTTACTATACAAACGTAAAGCTTCGTGAGCATCTCGTGTATATGATGAAGCATGCTGAATCCAAAAAAGAATACGATGTCTATAAGATACTCTATGAGTCGTTCATGGAAACCCAGAATGACTTCACTTTCTTTACTGTGGATGAAGAGGGTACTCCTCATGTAGCTGAGACTTACTATGAGTTCCTCAGTGATCGTGATGAGCATCTTGCAGATATACTCAATACTGCTCGTAACTATAGCTCTATAGATGATAGGCGTACATATATCAACCAGGTATGTGAGTATGTAGTCTATGCACTTGAGGCATACTTTGACTCTGGCGAATGGGTATATCTCTACAATCTTATTCCGTCTCACAACCAAGAGTATGTAAGAGACTGGATCGTTAAGATAATCAACTTCTTCAAATCTTGGAAGACACAACTCATCGATACATCATCTGTATTCTCTATAGATGATGATTCAGACACTACAGGTAACAGAGTGCATATACTCGATAACCTTAATAAGAACGGAGCTCACTTCTTCTTTGAGAAGAGTACAGTGTACGATACACCTGTATTGAAATCCACTTTTGGGTTCAGTGATAAAGTAGGTCTTTCTTCTGAAAGAGTTAAGTTCTCTCGTAGCTTCTCATACTATCAGACAACAGAACTCGACTTTATCTACTCGATCGAAGATGGAGAAGTTCGACTTATCCGTTATATTTCTAAGTATAACAAGATCAGACTTCCTGAAGAGATTCAGGGATTCCCGTGTACAATGATAGATGCTACATGCTTCATGGAAGATGTAGTTGTAGAGTGTGAAATTCCAGACTGCTATCGTACAATCGTATAAGGAGGTATATTAATGAACAAACAGATACACGCATTTGACTCTGAACACAGAGCATCAGATGCTGCTACAATCAAAGGTACAGATATCGTACTTAAAGAGACTGGTACTGGTAAGGTCCTTTTCAGAGGATCAAACAAAGTACTCATCTCAGGATCAGAGATTAACGCTAAGAAAGCTATACTCTTCGATCCTACATTCGATGCTACATCATATGATGAACAGTTTGCTGGTATAAAGAGCTATGATGAAGCTTTCAGTACTTATCATACTCAGTTCGATCAGCCTAACGATAAGAGACTTATGGGTTCGTCAGACAATACTAACCCTCTTAATGTATTCGGTAATAGTGATTCTGGTACAGCATATAGTACTGCATCGGCTGCACTTAAGACAGTGTACGAATACTTTACCAAGAGAATCTGTCTCTTTGCTGTCGGCTTCGACGGATGTGGTATAGACAACTCCAGAGTATTCAGAGTGTCTAACACTAAGTGGATCGCTCCATATGGATACACAAACTTCTCTATCATTGATGATCCTGGTATGATCAATGATGAGGCTGTAAATAACTGTCTTGTACCATTTAAGGTTAAGGCTGCTAACAGTGACCTTGGTGTTACAGATAGAGGAATCTACTTTGGTCGTTGTACGACTGGTACAGCACCTAACCAGATGATATCATACTTCTTCAAGACATTCGATACCAATCCTATCATCCATTATAGATGGGCAGACGGTTCTGGTATCATTGATTCTGCTACAGATATCTTCAGAAGCGATAAGATCTCTGATGCTGATGTAGTAGTAGAGCTTCATATGACTATCTCTGCATCAGACTGTAGAGAATACTTCAAGAACCTTGATGCTATGAGCTCTGCAAGAATTAACACTATCTCACTCTGTACAGCAGTACCATACCTCGGTAAGGACTCTGCAGGAGACGCAGACTACAAGAAGTTCTATCAGGACATCAGACCATTCACTAAGTTCAACTTCCCTAACGAATCCCTCTCTGATACTTCTAAGGGAATTGAAATCTCCTACTACCTGTACTTCTAAAAAAGAAATAAAGATGTGGTGGAAGAGAGAAACAGGGGACTCTCATACGAGAGTCTCCTCTTCATTGAAGTAAAGACTTCTATAGGCCTTGTAGAAGTAGTTAGTTGCATTATTCTTGCTAGCTTCATATTCTTCTCTAAGTGCCTTCATCAAATAAGCTCTTTGTTCACTTGTAGATAGATTAGGACTTCTCTCAAAAGAGAGGCAACGTGCACCATTATGTCTTCTATCCCAGTGATCGCAGTTATATCTGCAATTCCAACATAAGTTTCCGCAGCTGTTTGGATTCTGTTCTCTAAAATCTTCAATAGTCATCATGATATCGTTCCCTTTCGGATATAAAATATAGATGTGGTTGGTGTTCCACATCTTAATAATATATAACAGTCGGTGGGATTGCTCCCACCGACATTATCTTATGTTCCGAATGCTTCACCTGGGTCCATCTTGATGTATTTATCTGTAGAGTCATGGAAAGCCTTCATTGATATCAGCTTTACGCATGATGCAAGCTGAGGTGATGCTGTACCGACATTCTTTACTCCCAGTAAGTAGAAGAGATCTCCAGCACACTTGTTACAGATCTTCTTACCCTTACACATAGAAGCGAATCTCATCTTTACAGTCTTACCTCTATACTTCTCCATGTTTGTACTATCGAGTCGAACCAGTTTGCTCCCCTCTACGATGTATGAGTACATCATCATTCTCATACGCGTATTATCGAGGGTTATCTGAATAGTCCTCGTGGTTCCGCAATCTGAGCCCTTCTCGTCAAGTACGACGTGCTGGGTTGCACCCAAGAAGAGCTTCTCAGAGTAGCCTCCAGAAGCAGTATTCTTTGCACGGGCATAAGGACCTGCAGCAAGAGAGTTAGCCATAGCAGAGTAGTCTTCTTTACTTACACCTTCCATGTAGTTAGAAGTGATAAGATTGTATCCCTTTGTAGGATCTGGATCTTTCTGAGCTCCCTTGATGACATACATGTTCTTGAAGTTGTTTCCCCAGTCTGCTCCAGCACCAGAGTTGATACCATCCATACAAGGATCTCCATCAAGCTTCTCTTTACAGTAGTCGAGAAGTTCCTTCTCGATCTTGTTCATAGTAAGAGCATCTCCAGCAGCGAGTTCTTTCTCGTACTTCTTGAAGAGCTCTTTCTTCTTGGGTTCTATAGTTTTACCGATAGTAAGCATAGCCTCTGATGTAGTAGGACAGATGACAGTGCTGTATGGCATCATCTTCTGCATAGCATCGATCATTCTCTTATACTGAGGAACAGTAAGTCTCTCCTCCAGTATAGCATAAGAGAGCTTTGTGAGAATACCCTTGACAACCTTCTTGGTAACTGGTACATTGATATATCCAGTTTCTTCGAACACTCCGCTCCATGAGAGACAGCCCTTATTGAAGAGCCAAGCACCAAGAGTAGTAGTAAACACGTTCTTGTTATTATGGAAAGTTCCCTTCGGAACTTTGAACCAATCATACGGGTGGAATCTTACTTTACCATTGAACTCTCCGAAGTACTCCATCGCTACAGATAACTTCAGACAGTCATGATCACTCAGATTCAGTATCTCGTCGAGATCTTCTTTGTTAGTGATCTCTTTAGCAACACGTTTAGTAGCCATAATAGACCTCCTTGCATTGAATTCATTACTTAATTGTTCAACCAGTCAATAATGGTTAGACTTACATACTATAGAACCGTAAGGAGGTACAATTATGGCGAAAGTCGAACTGATAACAGATAACGATGAAGAGAACATTCCTAAACAGAAACAGCAGGGATATGTTCTTCTAAGTTCGGTAGACCAGGCTACGAGAGATAGGATTCTCTCTAACTATAAACCACCTATCACTAACAAAGAAGAAGACAAACCACCAGAGATAGTAAAGTCTAAGGTGATTGTTATCAACAGTATCAAAGTTATTGCCGAACAAGACAGCGAAGGTAAGTTTACATTCGAAATCAAAACAGAGTTCGGTAAACTATCAGACGGCTCCTCAATAGAAGGTATCGATATCACAGCGAACGAGGATATCGAATTCGATGAGAATATGACGCTGAAGAAATTAAACACAATCGTTCGCAGATGCGGAATACTTGAGAAGTATGGAGAGTACTTCGTTCCCGACCCAGAGATCGTAGTGAACTCATATGAAATCTCAGTAAAGAAGCAATACAGATTCTTCGAAGAGTTCAATGATGGTATTCAGACCGTTAGCGAGATCTTCGAGTAGAAAGTTATAGGACCTGTAACGATTCTATAATATAACACAAGGAGGAATCTAGCCATGTTAAGCGACTACGACAGACGTGAAAGGAGAACAACCCTTTCAATAACACCCGTATCATCAGACCCCAAAACACAACAGCAATACGTATATGAGACGTCTCTCGAAATCATAGACCTCGATAAGGAAAGAGAAGCTGACCTTATGAGAGGTAAGGGTATGATCATCGAGAAGCGTCAGGACATCAAGAAAGACCTTAAGAGCGACAAAAGTATCTTCTCGACATTCTTCGGTCCCACTCTGAATGATCAGGATGCATACTCTAATCGCTACAGATGTAAGTGCAATCATCTTAATGGTAGATTACACTATGGACAGATCTGTGAGTATTGTCATACTCCAGTAGACTACATGGGTGATGACTTTGAGAAGTTTGGATGGATATGTATAGACGAAAAGTATTGTCTGATTCATCCCAACCTGTTCAAGTCTATCTCTGCATTTATCGGAGCCAAAGAGTTCGATGCAATCATCGATAATGATGATAAGATAGATGTAGACGGTAAACCTATCGAGGTGAAACCTAGTAAGAGTAGTCCATTCGTTGGAATTGGTATACTTGCATTCCGTGATCGTTTTGACGAGATCATGGAGTTCTATAAGAACAAGCATGCCAAGAAGCCAGAGAAGATGGATTACTATGACCACATCATGGAGTATAAGAACATCGTGTTCACCCACTCCATTCCAGTCTATACTACACAGTTAAGACCATTCAACCTTGACGACAGTCAGTTCAACTTTGATGGTAATAACTCACTGTATAATATTCTTGCGGCTCAGGCTACAAGAGTCAATCGTAACCAGCTTGTCTCTAGACGTACTGGTAAACCTGCTAAACAGATTCTGTATAGAATGCAGTCTAAGTGGATGGATATCTATACAGACCTTGAGAAGCAGCTTTCTCATAAGAAGGGACTGGTACGTTCTACTATAGGAGGCAGATATAACTTCTGTGCGAGATCAGTAATCGTGCCGAACAGTGATCTTGAGATAGATCAGGTAATACTCCCATATGCATCTATGGTAGAGCTTCTTGAGTTCAGAATAGTCAATATTCTCTCAAAGACAATGCCTCGTCACATTGCATATCAGAAGTGGTTCATGGCAACTATCAATCCGTCTAAAGAGATCTATGACATTATGATGAATATAGTCAACTCCGAGTATGTCGGTGTACTTATCAATCGTAATCCATCTATCTGGTCTCTGTCAGTTCTTCAGATGCAGGTTGTTGGTATTCACTTTGACTCTTATGCAATGTCACTGCCACTTGAGATTCTCTCTGGTCTTAATGCAGACTTTGATGGTGATACTCTGAACTGCATGTACATCATCAATCAGGAGTTCCTCAAGGCTTGTATGGAAGTATTCAATCCACGTTACGTTGGTCAGATCTCCAGAAACACTGGTCTGTTTGAGACTAATGTATCTCTTCAGACCAACAATCTCATCTGTCTCAACAGCTTCGTTAACCTTTCTATGGATTCATATACAGAAGAGGATCTTGACGACATTCAGTCTTGTCTTGATCTTGAGCCAAAGGTTGCGTAATACACTATCATTAGAAGGGATGAGCGTCTCATCCCTTCTTTTTTGTTAACATATGAGTAAAATAGCAGCGGTGCTATTATCAAAATTCTCCTTTTGATGAGTATAAATATATGCTCTAATCTATCAAGAAAGCGAGGTAATCGACTATGGCAACTCCTAAGAATAAGGCTGTTAAGGTTGTCAGAATTGCAGACAAGCCTGAAGTAGCTACCGAGAACATCAACGATGCAATCGTTGAGATCGAGAAGGAGCAGGGTTCAAATGTCGTTGTAGAAGCTCTCTGGAGTGATACAGTGATTCTTGCCTATGTTCCTAAGGACGGCAACGACGGTAACGGTTCTAACGTTGATCCTGATAATCCGTAATCGCATACACAGCACTCAGATCCCCAGAGCAGAATTGCTCTGGGGGTTTCTACTGACAAAAAAGAATCCGAGGAGAGAACCACTCTCCTCGGACTTGTCATGTTGCTTGTATTCTGAGAACCTAGGTTTGTGGCTTGTGGTTTCTCTATTTAATACACTGAGTTGGCATAACCCATTACAGTTTCAGCATACGGGCTGTATGTACCTGCAATGTGACCCCAGTATCCTGTGTTATATCCTGCCAGTGCATCGTAAGTAGAGCCATTACCATAGTATCCATAGGCTCCATTCAGACAATATAAACTGATCTCTAAGTTCTGATAAGGATCGGACTCCCAGTTCCAGTATCCATTACCAGTAGCTTCATTGTAGCTTTGAGCAGCTACATCTGTGATACCACATAAGTTAGTGCATGCGGTACCCATTGTTGACTCTGCCATCATTACTCCATACATGACAGCAGGATCGATTCCATAATCAGCACAGCGATCATAGAGATACTGTGCATCGATAGGACTATTGAAAATCCATCCGTTAACGGTAACGGTTCCATCGCCTCCGATGATTTGATCATTCTGAGGCTCTGTCTCTACAGGTTCAGTTGTAGATTCCGTAGTTGTGGTCTTTGTGGTTGTCGTTGTGGTTGAAGTAGATTTACTAGTAGTACTCTTCTTCATTGTTGTGGTTGTTGTCGTCGATGTTCTACACTCTGTTGTGGAAGTTGTAGTAACGTTATTGCTCATCGGCACAGTCTTTTCTTCTCTACCAAAGATGATCAGCAGAGATATTACAGTCATGCAGACTGCCATAAAGAATGCTGCTACTATCCTTCCGTTATTTCTTGTACCCATTATTATCATTCTCCTTTCAAAGTGGTTGTGGTTCTCAAGGATACATGACAATAATATATAGTTATTGGTAAGATTTGGACGTAGAAAGTCCCCTACCATCACGGTAGGGGACCTCTGAAGTTATTCCTCTTCCTTCTTTAACTGATAGTCTGCATAATCAAGTACGGGTATGATCTTGAGTGACTCTTCTTTCATCATATCGATTGCAGTTTCCATCTCCTCTTCTGTTTTCCTATCCGCAAATTCTGATACAATGATTCCGAGCATATTATTATCGTCGTCATACAAAGCAAGAAATCCTGCAGCCATCACTCCAGCCGTGTTGAGTATATTCTTGATGTCTGGGAATCTATCATCCGCGTCATTGTCAAGAATATATCCAACCTGATTGGATACGAGATAGCTTATGCTCTTGTCAAATGATGCTAAAGGCAGTCCTTGATGGTGTACGACTTTTCTTGCGACTAATGTTCCCCGTTTCATGACTTCTGTCAGACATGATATCTTTATGAATGGAAGACCGTGAGTAGTGTTTGTACCATTATGGAATACGTACACTGACGTCCTGTCTGCATTCAATCGGTCTGCTAGAATTTCCAATGTAGATCTGATAGGGACAGACATTCGTATGAATGTATCTACGAGCTCTTTATGCTCTTCCTTATCTTTGGTTTTCTCTTCTTTGGAGCTTGCTATGTTGTCAAGAATTGCCTCAAACATTGTTTGGTTCTGAGATTGAATTAGACTCTGAGTTTTTAAATAAGACTTTAGCATGATTACCATAACCGCAAGAACTATAACCAAGAACACTGCAGCTATAACAACCAACGCACCGTATTTATTTATCAACTCAGCATACTTTTCGACAGACTCTGCCGAAGTTGCTTCATTAGCAATTTCATTTGGTGTTGTAGTAGTCATTTGACACTTTTCATCTCCTTTCATAGATTATAGTATAGTTCAGTGTCATAGAATGGTGGGTGGATTGCTCCACCCACTATCATTAACTGTTAATGTATCTCCACCATTCGTCGTCTCCAGATTCCTTGTTGATATTGTATAGTCTCTGTACTATAACAGTGTCTCTAGGATACTTTACGCCTATGAAGTCATCTTCATCCATATCGGTTGTTTCGATTGGGAAGAGAACTTCAAGTTTATCTATTGGGAGATTGTAAAGCATTCTATCAAGAATGGACAGTTTGTTGTAAGATTCCAAGCATTCGAATGGTACAATGTTTACTTGGTCTGGTGAATGTGATAAACCGTCTTTGGAGAATACGAATGAATTGATTCTATGATTGTCTTGGAAGTTGAGGAGTTGTATTGGGTAATGCTTAGACTCATCGTTGTTGAGTATGTCGAGAGGCTGAAGGAACTGAGTTATCCTCATAGTAGCAGTAGACACATCATATATATGATCTATATCTACTTTCTTACCATTGACGAATATGAACATAGAGTCTTTGTTGCTGAAGTTGTATAGAGGAGTGCTGAGTTTAATGAACCCCTTCTGATCTGCAGGGAGGAAGTTATATGGTTGGAGTAAAGAGTAGTCCTCTATAAGTCCCTCTATCTCAGACTCTGGAGGTTTATACTGAGAGAAGTTCTCTACGGAGCTATTGATGGAAGTAAGTATCTCTGGTATATAGAATATATCGAGTACGTCACCTGGCTGAGCATTAGGAGTATCTATATAGATCTCATATTTGAACAGAGGAGTTCCATCTACAGGTCTCGACATAACGTTACCATGTGGTATAAGACGACCGTTTTTGAATACCATAAACTGATCATCATTTACACAAGTAACGAACTCTTCTGGAAGCTCAATTCTGTTAACTTCGTTAGAAACGTCGACATGAAAGTACCTGAATTGGCGCTTTGAGCACAGTGTGATTTTGGCTGGAGCTTCCAATTCAGCATTCGATGGTAAAGTACCTGACCTCTTGTTTAAACCTTCTTGTAGAGCGAATCCGCTTATACCAGACCACGCAAATGCGTATGCTCCTATAGTTTCAAGACTAGCAGGAGCATGGAAGGTTATAGTCAATGCTGAGCATCTAGCAAATGCGTACGCATCAATAACCTTAAGACCTTCTGTAAAGTAACCCTGCGATTCTGCTCCATCTCTACCGAATTGAGTTAAACTAGTACAGTCTTGGAATGCTGACATGCCTATGTACTCTAAGGCTGCTACGTTGTCTTCGTGTTCGATTTTGACTGTAGTTATAGCCGAATCGAAGAACGCACAGTTCTCTATTCTCTTAAGAGATTTGGGAAGAGTTATACTTCTCAGGACATTCGATTGTCCAAATGCAAATGGCTCTATCACTTCTAATGTATCGTCAGCATTGATAGCGATTGAAGAACCATCTGTGTTCTTAACGTATCGAAAAGCTTCCTTTCCGATAGCATGTATCTCTTCAAGATTATAAGTTGTTATAGTAGCATCAAGAGATAATACTACGTCAACAAACTCTTTAGTCAGTGTGTAGTTTGAACCAGCACCATATATTGTAAGAGTATCTACATCACTTGTGATAGAAGATCGTATAATCTCTTCAGAAGCACCGCAGTAAATTCTTGCTGTTGACATTCATATCACCTCCTTATTCTTCTTCCTTACGAACAGCATATGAAGTATTGCTACATCTGATGGTAGTTATATTGGTTCCATAGAACCAGCTATTGTCTTTCGATACACTAGCCATTCCACTTGTATCGCCTTCATATGATATATTCGCATTACTTGTATTCGGACAGAACGCGAAACAATGAGATCCGAGTCCTGGTCTGCTCTTGTAGGTTGCCATTCTGTCTGGGTTTGGATCGGGGCTAGAGTGAAGTACACTTCTACTATTCATGAAGCTGCTCATGTATGGCTGAATGAAATACTCTCCTCCACCCTGTCTGGATACTCTATGAAGACCATTAAGCTTATAGTCTGCAAGGTACTTAAAGACACCATAGTGATTATACTGTGGATCTTCATGATGACCTTCGTATGAGAAGAGTCTATAGTACAATGGATACTTTGTCTTGCTAAACTCAGCATCTGTATTGCTCTTGATTCTTTCTTTGTATCGATTCGAGTTGATTATGTTTGTCATAACGACAAGATCCTCTGGATCGAATACATCAGTATTGCATCCAATTACTTTATATCCAGTCTGTTGAGTGACTATACTACCAGTAGTTGCGTACATAGTAGCAAGCTTATCCGATGTATGATTGTAGTAAGTAGTCTCGTAGACTCCATTGTTAACGTTTCTGAACCATACGAACTCCCATTTGTCATCATCAGAGTTTAATACGTCGATGTCTTTTGACATATTGAAGTATATGAAGAAACCGTCATAACGAATCGAGTTATAATTCCTGTACAGTTCTCCATTATGGAACAGCATAAGGTATGATTCTCTACCATCACATTCAGCCATAGGGAATTTGATAGAAGGACCGTATGTATCGTCTTCATATACCATACCATACAGCTCTTTACCAGTCTTAGTATAACTGAATGTAGGATGTATGATAGTCTTTTCAAGTTTGTCTGGATCGTATCCGATAATATAGTTAGTGGCATCATATAGATCTCTGAAGTAATCGTTGTAATCACGATACTTGAAATCAAACACCTCTTCCAGTAATCCCATGTTATTGATGATAAGATCCATGTTATCGCCATACACAAACATCTCTGGAAGATTTTTACGTAAGCACCATTCATCTAAAGCATCTGTATTGAAGTTCTCTACAGATGCATCATCTATGATAGAAGATATAGTGTTCTTGATCAGCTCTGAGTCAGACTCAAACATCTCATCTGCTATCTCGTGAAGCTTAACTTTTGTTTCTTGGTTGCTGTACCAAAGAAACTCATCTATAGGAGTAGAGCCTTCTTCCATATTGTCGAAGTGCATTATGTCTGTATGTATTTGCCATACAGGATCTTGAGCTAGATTGTATATACGATCGATGAAAAGCTTGATATTAGACTCAAGAGATGCTACATATCTCTCATAGTCTTGGTTTACCCTGGTCTTGTTCCAGAGTCTCATGACATTATCTTGGTCATATACAACCTTCTTGTTATAGAAGATTCTGAAGTACATTCCATCGATGTTGATCCTCTCATCTTCATAGTAGTCTTCAACGTAATCTATTGTAGAAGGATCAACTGTAAAGTTGAGATGATTGAAAGGATGCCAAGTAAGTTTTATCTTCTCTTCATCATCGAACTCAGAGATGATTCCTCTAGCAGTAGTGTTGTTCTTACAGTCCTTAGAATAGAACAGTGAGAAAACATTGGTACGTTTGATCTTGTTTTCATAAGGAAGTTTGCTTGTAGATATCTTGTAGTTGTAGTACAGAGGGTTGGATGTAGTATTAGCCTTGCGAAGTTTGCTAAACTCTACATTGATATCCTCTACGTATACATTATCTACTGCTGGATAGATGGCATAGAGAAGATAGTTACTAGCAGCTTGTCTCTGATTGCTAGTAGGATAGATATGATCACACCAATCATCATCATATCCCTTCCAACAGAAGAGATCATACTTACCTTCTATATCGTAATCTTCCCAGTGATATGGTGTGATATAGTATATAGGGAATGGGAATCCGACACATCTGATATAGGGGTCGTTAGATACTATAGACTTAATGTGATTGTATCTGAGTATGAAAGTGACATAAGTGTCTCTCTTGTCGGTTGTGAAGACTACATTATGCCATGCAAGAGGATGACCGTCTATAAAGAACAGAAACGGTGCTATGATTCCTCTCTTCCAAAGTTCTTCTTGTGTGCAAGGTATACCAGTATCTATAATAGTACCAAGATCCAAAGGTGTATCAGTTGTTATCTTAAGATCTTCTTCCTGAGATACTGTAGGTGCTATATCGATAAGGAATGTATCGTTGAACTTGGAAGCTTCGATAGCTTTGGATATATTGAAGTCCAGTACAGTGTCCTTTAAGCTTGTGAGGGTATCGAGTGTACCTTCATCATTCTCATCTACTGGAGGGACAGCATAACTGGAGACTATATGGATAGTACCATTTATAAACTTAAGTGCATGTCCTTCATGCATTACCTCAAGATTCTCGGTATTGTTCATATAGGGATTGAAGTTGAGACGATATGTGAATCTCTTTGTTGTCTCAATCTCATTATTAGCAACAAGATCCTTGTCATTCATGATATGGTCCTCTACAAGAAAAGTAGAAGCATCTGGAACAAAGGTATTGCTGTCTTCAGAGTTGATCCTCATATGAAGAGTATCATCGTTTATTCTTGCAGATACTGGTTCCTTGATGTAGAAAGGAACAGCATTAGCGTTATGGTAATCATTCCATGTCTCTGTGCATGATCTAAGTTTCTCTATAGTGTGTCTATAGAGGTTATTATAATATGAGTCTACCTGCTGTATAGGCTGCTGATTAAAGATATGACTAGTACTACCGAGTTCTTCGTAGTTGTTCGTAGTATCCGAAGGGTATACATAGTCTTCATATACAGCTGGAAGCCCGTTCAAGGGGATATCCCTTGAACGAGCAGACACATCTCTTATGAAGTTGCTCATACTAATACACTACCTTTCTCAATGACAGCTTTAGTATATGATACGAGAATGTTTCCAACTACCTTTTCGATTGTCTTCTGGTTGTTCATATATGCACCAGTATATGCATCTGTCAGCATAGCTGATAATGCAGGGAAGTACTCCATAGCAAATGGAGTGTTAGAGCCGAAGCAGAACATCCACTTGTCCACAATGTTGTCTATCTTGAGACTAGGTGACTTGATAGATTTAGCGAGGCATTCGATGAAGAACTTGAGATTGATGAAATCGTCCTCTTCATCTACGCTAGCGATGATCATATCCTGTTCTCTTTCAGACAGACCGCAGATCTGACCAGCTACACGCTTCATATTGTTGTCGAAGTTTCTGTAAAGAATATTCCTTACGAAGTACATGCAGCAGAGATACTGACACTTGCTCTTTGTTGAAGGAATGGTGGATATATGAGTGAGGTAGTCTACTATATAAGTCATAAGGCTAGAGAAAGCGTCCATAGCCTGATGTATGATAGTAGTAGTGAGGATCTTGTCCTCTGCTTTGTGGTAGATAAGAGTTACCATAGCATTCACGATATTGGCTATGAGTATGTCGATATTGCGACACTTAAACTCATTGCTTTCCTTGTCTCTGTATATCAGACCAGTAACGTCTACGAAGACCTTAAGGTCGTTCGACTTACTTCTGATATCCTTGCAGCAGAATACACGGAACTGAGTATTTACAGGTCTTCCATCCTTAGCGGAAAGAAGAATAACGTTTTTACTTATAAGAACTTTACTGAGTGCAGGAGAGAGCTGTCTCTTCTTGAACTCATACTTCACATCGTCGAACGAGCTATCCATTACAGGAATCTGCTCAGCGTTCATGATGAACTTGAAGATCTTCTCCTCATAGGGGAACTTGTTGTATAAGTAAGTTGTACCATAGTTCTTAGGCATGTTAAGCCCTCCTTTATCTGATTTGATTATTATAAAGTTCAGACAATAGTGATTTAGTCTGTTCAGGTAACATAATGATAAGGGTTGAAGATGTGTTCATGTGCACTTCCTTTCTAAAAAATAAATTGGGTTGGCTAGAGCGTTGTGCTCTAGCCATTCCTTTGTGTCTTAGTCGTCTACGTCCACGTCCATAGCCATTGCTTCGCACGCATTAGACACATGTCTTCTGTATAGTCTTCTTTCACGTTTCGGTTCTTCTTCGCACTTGAAGTCGCTTGGAAGCATGAATGAATTCCATTCTATCTTCTCGAGAAGCTTATATTCTTCACATGGGCCATGTTCATAGACATCCTTATGCCAGAGTATAAGTCTTGCTAAGCCGAATATGTCGCCAGGGTTAAGTAACAGATCAATATCAATGCACTGTTTGCTGCGCTTAGGATTAAAGAGAGTATAGTTCCATCTCAGAGCATTCTGAGGATTCTTACAGATACTCTCGATCTTTGTAAGATAACGATACATGTTTATAGGCTGGAAGTAGCCATTGTCGTTGTACTCGATAATAGATTCAAGAGCATCCACATACTTATCTGCACCATATTTAGCAATATCGGCGAGACGTTCGATTATAGCTGCAATGTGAGCGCCACCACCAGTTTCTCTATTGATGGTTATAGAGTACTTTGACTCGTCTTTCGTATGCTCTACATCACATACCAACTTATAGTTCTTGGTTGTTTCAGTGTAGTGTGACTCATTTGTTCCGTCCACGATCGTCTTCTCAAACACTATATCACCAAAGTCGTCATAGTATGTATTCATATATGTGTACTTATCTCCCTCGTTGACTTTGAGATTTTCCAATGTAATCTTGATCGGAACAGGTTCGCCCTCTCTCAGATCTGCTCTATAGAGAGCCCAGAAAGAAGAGTGATCCGATATATAGAAGTACTCTTTAACGTCTTCGTAGTTCTGGTTCAGAGTGATGTAGTAGACATTGATATGGTCATAGTTATGAGCACCCTTTGCGATCCATGTTGACATATAATCGCTGGACTTCAGTATCGATAAGACAAGCTTCTCAGCCTTCTTACCAATAGCTATTTCGTATTCATCGTTTCCGTCTGCCAAGGATTCTATTACTATACCTGTTCCAGTAACATAAGCTACATGGGCTACAAGCTTTGACTGACGTATATCAGTGATCTTATGATTTACCTTAACCACAGTAGATCCAAACGAATCGTCACCAGAATCGCTTATATCGATACACTGATTGATTCTGGGGAAGTTCATATTTACAATCTCTCCATCCTCAACCCTTGCTACGATATCGTAGTTTCCTACGATAATCTTCTGAGTGTTGATTCCTTCGTACTTAGAACGTACGACTTTTGCTTTTACATCAGGAAGAGTTTTTAATCTCTTATATTCAAGGAACGGATTGTTAAAGCTGTTGCCATCCATCTCGGCAGTATACTCCATTCCATTGAACACAGGATGCTTGTCATAGCATTCATCCCATATGGTATCTCCGATGCCTTCGAGAAAACCTAGGTTCTTATACATTCCGTTAGCATGTACGGTTACACCGTTTCTTGCTACCGTAACTACATCGAACTGTTTTGTGTTTCCTGTAGAGTCGGTTCCGAGAAGCTTGAAAGTATCGGTAGGCTTAAAACTTTTGTATTCTTTATTGACATCGTGATTGATCATAGCGATCGGTATTCCACTAATTCTGAATACAGAAGTATGATCTGTAGACTGTACATCGAAGTCTGCATGAGTGTGGTGTTCTGTATTAGGATCGATGTCTACGCCAATAGTAGCGTATGATGACTCCTTGTTTGTGGTTCCTTCAATTTCAAACTTAATCATGTGATTACCTCCATTATTTTGTGAATGCGTTAACAGTCTTTATCGATATATCGAAGATCTGAGCTATATGAGATCTTTCGATACCGTCCTTGTACATCTCTACGAGTATAGAGATATCGTCGGTTTTCTTGTAGCATTTCATAAACTTGTCGATGCGAACGTGTATACAATCGCCACAATCCAATGCTATTCCGACATCTTCTTTCTCCTCTGTAGATATAGATCTTACACCAATAACAGTGCTAGGATCAACCCCTAACATTGTACAAGCTGTATATCCACGTTCAAATATATCCATATCCATCAGATTAGTCCTCTTCTTCAAGTTCGTCGCCTACACTAGCTGTCTCCAGCATGAGGCGAATGTTCGATATTCTTCTGTTAATAGGCTCCATACTGCAACCCATCAGACGAGCTATTGCTCTCTGGGTAAAGCCATAGGCGTATAACAGAAAGATGATGTACTGATTGTTATTGAGTCTCATAGACTTCTTAGTCTTTGCAGACATATTAACAACCTTGTCATGTCTCTCGCCAACAATCCACTTCTTAATGTGGCCGTTGTCGCTTACAATGGCAGCATACTTCTCATCTGCTACCTGAAACACGATCATGATTCCCTTAGCTCCCTCTGAGGAGACTTCTGAGAGATCGTGAATATGTGTGATCTGACTAGGACGGATACCCAGTCTTTTAGCGGCTTTGTTAGCCTTAGTCATTATCGACATTCTCATCGTTCTTTCTCCTTTCGTACTTATCGATGATTGCTTGCAACTTGTTGCTTAGATCAGATAATCGTAAGTGGGTACGGTCATATTTGATCTTGACAACATCTTCTGGATCTAAATCTTTTATATCAGATACCTCTAATATCTGCTTGATTATCTTTATTCTATTTCCTATAGTAGACACAGAAGTGTTCAGTGCTTTAGCTATATCGTTTTGCTTATAGCCCATAACACCATAGAGAACCATTATGTTATAGATATTATAGGTGTCATGGGGATTTACAACATATCTTTCTTCTTCATATTCAACAACAAAGCCGTTATCACATATGAAGCAGTAATGTATGTCAAAGTACTTATCATATTCTACCATAAAGCAGTTGTTTAGATTATAATGGTAGAACGAAGAATAGTTCGCCTTAACATTAGAAAGATCTATTATGCTCACTATGTCATAAGACTTGATAGAAAGTCTTGCAACTGCGTTATCGATCATTTCGTTTAACGTCAACATAGTTCTTTCTCCTTTCATTAGAACGGCGTCTGGTTTAAGATCTCTCTATACAATCTCATTATAGCATCAGTGAGTATCATATACTTTGAGTATCTTACACCGTCATTTACGGAATCATAGACATTGAAGTCCATACCCTTTACAGTGAAACGCATACATGGATCCCCATTGTCGTCGAAGTTTATGTCGAATCCATTGTCCTGGACCCAATCACAAACATTAGAAGCTACTCTGTCGACGATGTGATTGTACTTCGTCACGAAGATAGCTTCTTTCTTTGTTATATCAGTCTGGTTAGCCTTTCTATAGTATGCCATCTGTTCTTCTACGCCACCCTTCTTCCAAGTGTGACCCTTCACATTAACAAATTGTAGGAAGGTAAACCAATCCTGATGATGTACTATCATTCCTATGATAGCACTGATAATCTCGCAGTTCTTAACTGGCGTACCACACTTAGTGAGCATGTAAGGAACTACGATGCCATTCTTCTTTTCACATGTGTAGGTCTTGTACCATCCGAAGACCCACTCTGTTAAAGAATGAATTGCGTATTCAGAGTCCGAGAAGATCAGATATGCGTAAGTATGATCGTCAGAACTCTTATAACGCTCAAAGGCTTTCTCTATACCGAAGAGAATAGCCGACAGCTCTGCGATGTTGTTTGTAGAGTTGTCGTGATACTTGGAGAAGATTTCTATCTTATCCAAACAGGGCTCATTACTTCCATCGTTTCTAAGAAGCCCTATAACTGATGATGCTGATGATTGTCCGTCGTGTATACCACCATCAGTAAAAATACACACGACGTCGTGTTTGGGATGATTGCTCCCTTCGTCGGCATATGAAATCATGCCTCATTCCTCCTTTCAATAGAGATGCCCCAAGGACATATCCTTGGGACTCGCCTCTATAATATATAATGTCAGTCTTGTTTACCGAATACAGTATTGAAGTTATTAAGCATAGTCTCATAATCCTTAGAAGCTTCCTCGACATCTTTAGTGGTCATACTTGCAAGATTATGATACATTTCAAGCTTATCGTCTAAAGCTGATGTCGTGAGCAGTATAACTTGCCAATCATACATCTCTTCAACAGGAAGCTCAAAGAAGTTTTTAGACTTGAGCCATGTTCTGCACAGATGTACTTGTGTCTCAAGATCATCTGGAATCTCTCCTATACCAAGTTCTGCACTAAGTCTTTCCTTAATTATAGGTGAAAGTAACTCCGCATTTATATCTACAGGACTGAAGCTAATGACTTTGGTAGGATTCGCTACGATCTCTCCATCCTCTTCATGTAGTTCTGCCTTAGCTTTCATACTGAAAGTTGCTTCTTCTTCTTTCTTTCTTTGAACCATCTTGTGGATACACTCTCCAACTTTTTCAGCCATCTCAAGTACCTCATCATCTGACATCTTATCGAGCTTCTCTTTCATCTCGATAGAAGGATCTTTCTCTCCCTCTTCCAGCAGATACGTATTGTTTGTTGCTCTGAGTATAAGGTCTTTAGCCCATTCAACTTCCTGTTCTTTAGAGATAGTCACTTTCTCCTGTGGTATCTTGTCTTTATCGATTGAGGGAATTGTGACTTTATGAAGTTCGGGCAGTTTGATACTATCTAACGGGTTATTGTTCATATAGATTCCTCCTAGGCATAGAATTGGACCAAGGGCAACCACCCTTGGTCCCTACTATGATGTCGCCGTTAGTGTAATAATTAACCCTTCTTCATTACACGGATTCCGTGATTGAGAAGATTGCAGAGACCTGAGCAATAACGTCTTGCTACGCCGAGTTCTCCAGTCTTAAGTGCATTATTAAGAAGGCCCTTGTTTACTTCGTTGCATTCTGCAACTACTACAAGCTGAGCCTGTTCAAGTGAGTACTCCTCACACAGTGCTGCATGAGCTTCGTACTCTTCGTCGATATTGTTAGCTTCCATGAACTTATAGAGCATGTCGTACTCTACCATGTAGCTCTCATTACATTCGCCGCACTCTCCACACTCACCACATTCGTCCTTTATGATCGGGACTTCTGATGCTGGGAAAGTGATACTTCCTACTGTAGCCAGACCAGCCAAAGTATCCTGGTAGTCATGTGCTATCTGATCTCTTTCGATATCATCAAGAATCTTCTGATCTGCCTTAGAAGCTTCCTGAAGAATCATTGTGCTTAAGTTCATAATGTAACCTCCTTCGGGTTGTAGATTTTACTTATATGTTTAGCTCACTGAATCTAAGAGGGATTTGTCGATATCCTCTATAGAATCGATGAGTCTAGACCTGGTTTTCGATATGGTGTTCTCCACATAGTATCCACCATCGACACATTCTTTCACGACGAGATTCTTATAGTTTCTCAGTATGTGTCGACACTGTTCCATCTTGTATGGATCTACTACTGGTACAGAGAGAGTTCTGTTACCAACTAGTTCGTTTACTGCAGTTTCTATGGTAACACAAAGAGATGTGAACTTCTCTCCGAGTGAAGATATAGAAACTTGTTCAAGGACTGGGGAGTAGTCGAGTTGGTCTGGCGTTAATATGTCAGACATCTCAGATACCAACTTAGCAAAGTAGTCCATTCTTACAGTCTTTTGAGACTTGTACTTTGAATAGGCTTCTCTCATGATCTGTTCTCCGTTAGTGCCCTTGTACTTATATACAATACATTCCTTCTGAGCTAGGAGCTTCTTGGTGTTCTTCTTCTTGATCTTACCGTTATCATCCACTGTCAGACAACAATCTGAAGCTATATCGTTGCAGAGAGCATAGCCCTCATCACCACCTGCAAAGGTATGATAGTTCAACAGGTAAGGGTGTGGATTAACATCCGTAGCACCTGCAGGAGGAAGTGCACCTCCAATCAGGCTTTCATGGATCCTGGATATAGTATGCGGATCAGGTTCCATGCTGATCTTTTTGAGCTCAGCGAATATATCGAGCAGTTGAACAAACTCGTTATTAGTAAGCCTAATATAGCTATACTCGCCTTGATCAGTAATCATCTTTTCTTTAGCAATTTGTTTAGATCGGTACTCTGGCATCTCTCTGGTGTTCTTGTTATCTCCACCATCCTTAATGTCAAAGACGAGGTTATAAGGGAGATAAAGAGCATCAGTGATCCAGACGTGTTCTTCACCATTATGTTCATACTTTAAAGTAGGACCAGGTGTTACGAGGTCTGATGAGTCCATTCCAAGGACCCCATCGCAAAACTCGAGGAACTTCTTCTCATAGTTTCCTACGTAAGTTTTGTATGTTCCGTCAGACCATCTGTACTTACCAGAGATTGATCTATTGGCGAGCATCTTCTCCTGATGATCCATATCATTGAGAAGAGTGGGTTTGTTATATACTTTCATCATGTTCTTCACTGCATTTTGTCTGGCGACAGATTTACAGCGATCAGAACAGAAAGCATCGTAACGAACAGTTTTCTCGTTCCACATAGTAGGAGCCTTACAGATTCTACAAACTCCACGAGCATCTCCTACAGGCTGTTTGTTGTTACATATATCGAACACTACATGATTAGCAGTAAATCCCTTATCAGGATTAAGCATATCAGAGTGTTCCTTCTCCATATGGGTTACAAGCTTGTCTCTATCAAGAGACTTAGAGCAGTATATACATCTATAATGTCTACCCATCATGAGTCCTCCTTTCAAGGGTGTGTAATTATAGTGATGTTCTACGACAAAAAATAATCGGTCCACGGGGCAGTGGACCGATCAAGGAGGTTGCGCTACTACTTAGCGCTGTATCAGGCCCATATTTGCTGCCTGATGATATGCGTTCTGCAGATGAGTGATATCATGCTGCAGTTCTCTTATCCTCTTCTGAACTGCAGGGTCTTTTGCTGACAAATAGCCAGCGTTGATTGATGTAGTGATGAATGTGAATTCATTCATCACGCTTTCGAGACTGACAGGCTGTCCTGTCATCTTAGCCTCTCTTGACGGGAGTTGCGTGTTGTAACCATTGATCATAATAGATCCTCCTTAATAATGTATTTAGTACTCAAGAGCATTGAATCACTAACTCTCTTGTACACCTTTATAATATATAGTCGTACTTGCATTTGAACCTGATTCTAAAGCATGAACCATTCTATAATCAACTTACTTAAGGAGGTACTACAATGAGTTCATCTACTAATCATTTCGATATAAGTATATTAGACGTAGAACGCTTTGTCAGAGCCAATGACTGTAAAGAGATCACTAACCCTGTATTCTTTAACGGTCCGACTCCAGCACCAGATGGACTTCTGTCTAATGAGATCTTCGGTATTACTAAAGCTGAAAGAGCTGGTATCTATGCATATATAGATCTTGGCGAATGGTTCCTCAATCCTCTGGTCTATAAGATACTCTGTACTCTAGATAAGAAGGTAGAGGCTATAGTACACGGAACCGAGAACTTCTCTATTGATGCTAAAGGACAATTGGTTAAAGACCCTGAAGGTAATACTGGTCTGAATTGGTTCAAAGCAAACTACGATAAGATAGACTGGTCTGCCAAAGAATCCAGTTCTAAAGACAGAGCTACAAAGATTAAGTTTCTTGACAAAGTCAAGAGCCAGATGTGGGTTAAGAAATGCCCCGTTATACCGCCATACTATAGAGACGTTGATACTAAGCAGGCTAGTATAGGCGTCGGAGAAATCAATAAGCTCTACAGCTCTCTTATCATTGCGACCAAAGCACTCAGAGAAACTGCTGAGTATGGACTAAGTCTTGCAGATGCTACTAAGGGTAGAATACAAGTTACACTGAAACAGATCTATGATTGGTTCGGTGCAGGTACAGTAATCAATGGTGAAGAAACTGGTGGTAACTTACCTGGAAAGACTGGCATTATAAAGAAGGGTGTCATGTACAAGACTGTAGACTATAGTGTACGTCTTGTTATGTCTGCTGCCAATCTGAAGGTTGAAAACATAGAAGACCTCATGGTTGATATGGACCATGCAGCATGCCCTCTTGAGGCTGCTATAGTACTCTTCCAGCCATTCATCATCTACTACTGTAGACGTTTCTTTGAGAACGAATTCGGTGGTAAGACTATGTATTCCATGACTGGTCCGAGTGGTGAGATATCTGTTCCTATAGAAGACTATCAGATCATGTTCTCTGATACGGAGATAGTGAAACAGATAGAGAGATTTGTTCATGGATACTCTAACCGTTTCCAGCCTATACCAGTTCCCATAGATAAAGCTGAATGGGCTAAGATGGTGAAAGAGAAGAAACTTAAAACTACATCAGATACTCCGTTCATAGTATTTAAAGGAAGAAAAGTTACATCTGAGCATATAGATGACCAGAAGGATTATTCAGGCTATCCTCTTATAGAAAGACCTATGACATGGTGTGATCTCTTCTATCTTGCTGCATGTGAGATGACTGCAGATAAGATGTGTCTGATTACTCGATTCCCTATAGACCGTTACCTTAACCAGTATCCTTCCAAGATAAACATCAAGTCTACTAATGAAACTGAGCCTGTTATGATGGATGGTAAAGTGTATAAGTGGTGGCCTAAGATCAGATCTGAAGATCTCGGAAGAAACACCGCTGCTCTCTTCTCTCCAACTCTTACTATCTCTAATGGTAATATAGATGTAATGGGTATGGACTTCGATGGAGATACCGCTATAGTTAAGGGTATCTATACTATCGAAGCTAATGCTGAACTGGAGAAAGCTGCAAATAGCAAGATCAACCTTATAGGTATGGATGGTATAAGTCCTCGTAATGTAACGAAGGAATGTATCATGAATCTATATAGCCTCACTATACAGCCTGATCCATCATTCAAGCCTATCGACCCAGTATTCTAATTTAAATCGACGGTGGGGAAATCCCACCGTCGTTAAAGTACGCATTTAGAAGCATATATTATTAAGATGTCTACAGAAAATGAATTCTGTAGTCTTATATATCCCCTACCTCCTTAAAGGGGACATATAGCTAACAAGAAAGGAGGTGTGCTAAAAATGGACGATTTTGAAACTTGTGGTGGATATGCATTTCCATCAGAAGACGTGCTACAAGTCCAAGTCTAAGCACAGTAAGAAAAGAACACTGGGATCAAACCCAGTGTTCTTTTTTGTCGAGCAGATTAGTCAACGTTGAATTCGTCGTCTTCGCCGTTTTCTTTTTCCTCATCGCAGTCGTCCTTTGAATCGGAATCAGTATCGTAGTACTTAGCTTCAGGATCTTCCTGAGGGGTCATGTCGATTTCCTCATCTTCCTCAGAAGGTGACTCCTCTTCTGCAGGATCTACAGTCTCCTCTTCCTTAGGCTTATCTTCTGCAGGATGATCTGTTTCACCCTTCAACCATGCTGGTGTAATCTTAACAGGACCAACAGGCACCTCTGTAGGAGCTTCCTTCTCCTCTGCCGTCTCATCATAGTTCATAAGAACATTGATCTTATCGAAGTTGCTCTTATTAAGCTGAACCTGCTTACCGTCTGAGCCGATCTCGAATACTCTGATGCCGCTGTTCATAGCTACAAGTATTTCCTTAGTCAATACGAATTCGATACTCTTTGTATTGGGCTTGATCTCTTTACCGCTTGATGTCCTGAATGTGACATTACAAGGTGTAATGAGCATACACTTCTTTTTTATGATATTCATGTTTCATGTACCTCCTTAGTCTACGCTTGGTTCGCAATACATAGACTCATCATCATCCAGCTCGAGAAGCTCAGGATCTATGTCTGAGTCAAGTATAGCATTGATATCTGAAAGTTCTCCGTCATCGTCGGAGAAGGTCTCAGGTTCATATAAAGCGAGTTCGTTTGCTTCAGCATCATCTATGATGTCGTCGAGTGTGCTGTTAAGCTCCTCTTCAGTAAGCTGACAGCTATCTATTTCTTCCTGGGTTATAAAGCCGTCTACGAACTTGCCAGCAAGAGTATTGACTTCAATACTGAGTTCTTTCTCAGCCTGAAGGTCTTCATCCACAGCACGTTCTACAATAAGAGAACGTCTACTGTCTATGATATCTCTGATGTATTCGTCCATTGTTAGTACCTCCTTTAGTTATCGCCGAATATAGAGTCATATCCAACATTGTAGTCACCAGAATCATTTCCATACCAAGCACTCTCTTGGTTAGGATCGTCTTCGTCTACCCAATCGTAAAGTGATGAACTGAACTTTCCAGGAAGCTCATCTTCGATTGGATCATGTATATCTTCAGGTGCTATGTAAAGTTTAGCTTCTCCAGATTCAGAATCGTTTACTTCTGTTTCAAGACGATCAACAAGATTGATGATAGTTTCATCAAGTGAAAGACCCTCTCCATTAAAGATAGAGTTCATGCCGTTATTGATGTCTTCGTCTATATCTCTATCGAGTATAAACTTAAGATTCTCTGTGAAGTAACCCTCTTCTATTTCAGCATCTTCTTCACACGCTTCAATCAGAAGGTCATCTACAGTTAATACGTCAGTAGTCATTATTTTCCCTCCTTAAGTAGGATTTAGTTACTAAGATGTTGAACTGCTCATCAAATTACGTATCTGGGATTCAATACAGAACAGAGCCATCGGAAGACCATAGAATAGATATGGCGTAGGCTTATAATCTATATTGTCAAAGATATCGCAAATCGATGAGTCAAGAGGTTTATCGTGGAAGTAACGAGTGATGATATTGTTAAGTGCTTTAGGATCATCATTCTGACGCTCTATACCTTCCTTAGCATCCGATATCATCACTGGATCAAGTATAGCATAACCACCTTGGAATATGGGCTCTGCATAGTCGACCTTGAAGTATTTAACAAGTGTAGTATGGAAGAGACTATAGATGTCTTCAATGATATTGATATTGGCAGGACGATTACAGAAACGATCTATAGACTTAGTCTCTAAAGCCTTGAAGAAAGTCTTGTCGTAGTCTAATATCATTGTCTGTGGTACTTGTATAGCTTGTGAGACATAGATATATGGATCAGATCCAGTAAGGATAGAATGTCTCATAAGGAACTCTATCATATAAGGATCATAGACTTCTCCATACTTTCCAGGATACACAAAGGTCTGAAGTGCTTCCTTGAAGAACAGAGCTACAAAGTACGTCTTGATTTGGGAAAGAAGATTATCAAGAGTCTCTATAGCATCGTATGATTCTTCTTTGATAACGACAGAGTAGTTTGTACCAATATTGTTTACTACAAACTTGTATCTCTCTACTACTTGTCTCTCGATCTCATCTATACCGTAGTTGTCCAGCATAGCCTCAAAGCTATAGACGTTGTTACCATTGTCTATAGTATCAAACGATGTAGCAGTAACCTTGTACAGCCACTCCTTTCCAGCGTGTTGAATCGAGAAGTAGTCTCCAGCATATGGGATCCACGTATTAGGAAGTACTGTACCAGATATAGCAGGTTGAGAAGCAAGTCCAAGACCGTCTTCATTGAAGTCTACATCCATAGCAAGCTTGATTCCGCTAGCATAGAATACAGCTCCAGTAATCTTATTGTATCTTATAGGAGACGCATGACTAAGTCTAGCATACTCTGCTCTAGTACCTTCATCGAATGTAGTGCCAGTAGAGTTCATATTATACCAGTCTGATATGACTGGCTTTTTATCGTTAAAGAGGTAGTTCGCATTCTTGACCCTGTTCACTTGGCCTTGCTGTAAGGCATCTATTGTGTTAACATAGGATTTATTGATAAACTTACCGCTCATTCAAATTCCTCCTTTCGTAATTATATAGATGTTTCACAAAGGCAATCCAGTGGATTTTACTCCACTGGACCTTCTATATGAACGATCATGTAGTATAGGGGGAGATAGTCACTCCTACTTCATTCTCGATATTTGTCAAGGCTAGGTTATAGAAACTGCCTGATACTTCTACTGTAGGATTACTCTCGATCAGAGAAGAGAGCTCTGACTTGAAGGACTCATAGTCTTCTGTAGAGTTAGTCTTGAAAGTGACAGTGATGATACCATCTGTGTCTATCTTGGTATCTATACACTCTCTATCAAGCTGATTGATGAGATTGAAAGTAATCAGCTCGTGATCGATATAGTTGATGATATAGTACGCTACATCAACCTTGTTATCTAAAGCAGTTTTCTTAGAGTGACTTAAGATGTCCATCATACACATCTTACATAGCTCCTCCTTCCTCAATTGCTTCTTCTATTGCATCAGCTTGGGCTTGCTCAGCCAATTCTTTAGCATGCTGTTCTTGTCTCTCAATAGCGATCATGTAAAGAACATTGAACCAAGCAGGAGGCATCGTCATGAGTTCCATGAACGATATCCTCCCCTTGTATACATTATTAGTAAGCCGTTCGGCTCTTCTTATATCCGCTGATAAACTCCCAGCTGATGACGTGTAAAAAGCATGTCGACAGGATCAGCTACTGCTTCCTTGATCTTGATCCTGCACTTAGGACACTCACACTCAGGATAAATGTACTGGATCTCGGGTGTTGTGTCTTCGTCGTCATCGTCGTTACGATTTCTCTTTGAATCGGGCTTATCATACTTGTCTGTCTCGACAGTAAGTGTCTGAAGCTGATCAGATGTAAGTGTTCTGATGATAGAAGCACATGTCTTGATACGTCTTCTTACAGTCTTACGAGGATCTGTATGAACAGGCTGCATGTCGATAGGAATAAGCTTGTTGTTAGCCTGATCGATTACATAGATTTCGTCGATATAAGTGATGAGTGTAATGAGCTGACCATAAGTCTCAAGAATCTGAGAGTCGAGAAGTGTAGGCTCGAATACTCTCTCGTAGAGTGTAGGAGTCTTGAGAGCGAACACGTACTCATCGCTGACCTGGAAGAGTCCAGCAGAGTAAGTATCTTTCGAGATGTTGAGCTTGCCGTTGTGGAGAAGATCGAGATACTCCTTCTTAACAGCATCGTTCTTATACTTGATCATGGACATAACAGGTACTTCCTTAAGGAATACGTTGTCGCATCCGTCCTTAGGGCACTCGTAGGTAAGAATGTTTGCAGCACCGAATGTAGCTTTATAAGCAGCGAAGAAGTAATCGTCGATTGCATCTTCAGGAACTGTCTTCAGCCAAGCTTCGAATGTAGCAGGCTTGTTAGGATCAACGATGTGGTTATAGAGAAGCTGATAACGATCTCTGAGTGCTGTATAGAAGTTATTCTGGTTGATGAGAGCAGGGTTGAGCTTCTGAATTTCTGTAGCAGTAAACTCTGATACTTCGATTACCTTCTTAGAAGTAGAGAAGAGAGGTGTAGTAGCCGTTCTTACAGGAGTCTCCTTGATATGGTTGAGCACCTTAGAAGCAGATATAGGCTTCTTCTGAATCTCGAACTTAGAAAGATCAACCTTATTATCGATAGGCTTGAAGTTCTCCTTAACAGAGATTCTGATAGAGTCTCTGAGAGCGTTACGTCTCTCCTTCTCTTCAGCTTCGCTGACTTCTTTAGCCTTATCAGACTTCTCAACAATCATGTCTTCATCATCAAGAAGAGCAAGATCGTCATCTGACATAGCGAATGTAGTAGTACCGAAGTCTGTTTCTGAGGATGAAGGAATTGTCGGAGGTAAAACAGGAGCATCTTCCTCTTCCACATCAGTAGTAGACTCATCCTCCTTAGTCTCTTCGCCGATTGTTTCACCTGTTACAGCCTCATATGCTTCCTGAACCTTCTCAGCAAGCTTCTCCTTGTCTGTATCAGTAGGCTCAGGAAACTCAATCTTCTCAGGTGTTTCTACTGCAGCTTCTGCAATAGCATGAATCTTCTTATCGAGTTCTGTCTGAGGGGTGTTGTTATTTTCCATAGTGTTTACTTTCCTTTCTACTTTGGTATTGTATGTCTTCACAGGGACAGGAAAATCGACATCATCATCACTGTCATCTGTGTCGTCGTCATCGAAATCTATTCCGTCATCATCAAACGATTGTCTTACAATGTTTGTTGATGTCTGAACAGCAGCAGGAGTAGATGAATTGGTAGGCATCTCGACATCATCGTCTGAGTCGAGCATCTGCTCTATTCTTTCTTCTTGTCCCTTTTGTACAATAGCAAGAGACTCATTGTTAAGTCTCTCTATTGTTGCTGGAATCTTACTGATGGCGCTCTTGATAACACCAGGAACCATATCTTCTTGCATTGGTTCTGGAGCTTTTTGAGCTACCTCTGCAATATTGACATCTCTGACTGTTCTAGAGTCTAATCTAGGTAACGGTGGCGGTATAGCTGCTGTGTGTTTAGCACCATTAGATAGATCATCAAGAGTAATCTTTTTGTTCTCGTCTGACATGGTGGTGTCCTCCCTTACTTTTATACTTTCATATTGTCGAGACCTTGGATAATAGTCAAGTTCTCTGTATCAAACGGTACGAGCGCATTAAGCTGGTCTGAATCGACGTATATGTAAAGAGTGTGTTCGTTTACATTGAGATCAACTCTTACCTGTACCGTAGTAAACATTGGCAGGTATTTAGATATCTGAGCCTGTATCCTGTTTCTGAGTTTATCAAGGTCTACGTCTACAGTATATCTATACAAAGAGATTAATCCTACACCCATATCAGGGTGTGTCTGTATAGTACCAGGATCTAATAAGATTAATCTCACGATAAGCAAGATTTGTGCATCTGTTCCTTCCAACTCTATAGGTCTCTGGAACTGGTTTATTGTCATAAGTGGTTCTTTCAACTCACTTAAATCCGTAACTTGACGATACTTGTTATACAGTGGCATTGCAATCTCCTCCGTTTATAGTGATGTAATGTGTATAAAAAAGAAACAGCCGTTAGAAGCTGTTTCTCCCTAGACCTATGGTGTACTTAGAACATATGATTCTGTTCTTCGGTACTCCAAAGTCTTTCTCTCCTTCGTAAGTGTTGCGAAATACGAGCTGCTTAAACCCGAATGGTTTGAAGATATTCACCACTCTATTCATCTCGTAGTCCTTTACATCCTTATCTGGATAGTAGTTAAGAGTAAGATTCATGAATCCATACCTAGTTATGATGAATTCTACGATCTTATCATACGCTTTACCCTTACCAGCGATGTAAATCTGGTTAGGAACATCAGGACCTACTACATTATACTTGATTCCCAATACATCGAATGGACCTTCTGCTATATGAAGTCCTATAGGCTGAAGAGGATCGACATTTGTCGGGAGTATATAGTAGTCATTTTCAACTCCTTCGTTGAAGAGAATGTAGTTTACGTACTTCTTATCGATACCTTCATACACTGCACCCTTCTCATACACAAGGTTTCTCATGTTGAGAGAAGCATTTGAACGTGATAAGAAGCCTATGAAGTACTTATCAAGCTGTTGTACGATGTTCTCATGCCGAGTGAAACTCTTAATCCATGGGTTTCCTCTATAGAGATCCCCTAGATTCAAGATAATCTTGTTATCGATACAGTCTTGGTAGGTTAGAGATAACCCTAACCTTTGGTTGATGTGCGCTAGTTTCTGTTGGGTGAGTGGAGCGTCTGTAATGAAACTCCTATTCACATTATAGATTCTATTAGAAGTACCATTGATACTCTTTCGATGTTTGTTAGTACCTTTGTTAACCTCGTTAACGTCCTCTGGTACTGCAGTAGCAGTCCTATATCTCTCAAGAAAGTCCCTATTGACCACTCCATAGAACGGTCTAGGACATCTCTTACACTGATACTGAATAGGTTTATCGGAATCATCGAACGGGCCTATATAGAGATGTCTGCTGTGATCGTCACAGTTGTGACATCTACATACTACTTGCTTACCTCCAGAGGCAAGCTTAGCATCTTCCATATTATAAAGAAGCCATTCCTTGAGTTCTTCTTTGGTCATTCAGCTCACCTCTTCTTGTTACGTACATGAGAGTGCTTTTTACCATCAATGAAAGTTCCTATAGCAAATATTTCGGTATTGCATGTAGGACATTTGTCATATGCAGGTATAGAATGTATTGTCCAATCTTCTTCATACTCATCTGAAAGCCATTCACAACCACAGATATCACATTTAAACTTCTTAACTTTGCTGTTAGCCTTGTTTCCTGGTACTATGATGTGTCTCATGATCTATCACCTCTCTAAAAATAAGGATCGGAGGAGATAGACTCCTCCGATTATTGTATCGTTACTCTTCTGGTTCTTCAGTATCTACGATAGGTCCGCCCTTCTTGTGTATAGATACTTCATATCCAAGAGCATCTGCATATTTAAGAAGACTAGATGCCATATAATCTCCCTTACCAGTCTCTATATAAGAGACAGTAGATGCGGAGATATCTGCAAGGTTTGCGGCTTCTTGCTGTGTAAGACCCTTAGCCTTTCGAGCTTTACGAAGCTTGTTTCTCAGAAAGCCATCCTGGATTTCCTTCTCGATATCATCCATGATTATACATCCTCTTTTCTTGTTCTTCCAGATAAGCTTCAACTCCCTTAAGCACTTCAAGGTTGTTACGAACCACATTGATGCTCTTGAGGAGATTGTCTATCTCTGTCGTACGGGTTGATTCGAATAGCGAACTGTTATTGTCGTCTTTGAACTTACTTGTGAGTTCGAGGAAGAGTTTGTTGTACTCTTCCTGGTTTTCATAGATTCTCTTTGCTAAATCATTCATTTCAATCTTCTCCTCCGAATGGCTTGACTGCCATAGTAGTAATCTGTATAGGAAGATGTAGCATAAACGTATCGTCAAGTCCTACATCTTCTATTTCATCATCGTCGAGTATCTCGATATCTGTATGCTCAGACACCTCTGTACAGATAGCTGTTATAGTGTCCTTGAGTATACTTATGATAGAGGTCGGTGTAACCTCATCGTTAAACGGGAAGATTGGTACAGCTATGCTCTTCACTACATCAGGAAGATGAAGCCCCTCTGCATCAAGGATCTCCTCCACTGATCCAACTTCACTGATAAAGCTTATGAGGTCCTGGTATGTCATGATCTTCGTAGGATGTCTTTCGATAAGAGTCTTTATAAGGTCCAGAGGATCCATAACAATAAGGATCGGGATGTTGATTATAGACTTGGTACTGCTCTTGAATATGATTTCCATAGCAGATATCAATTCTCTCATATTGTGCTCTTTACCGACAAGCTCTTCACACTTCTCATCGAAAAGCTGTTCGATAGTTTCACGTTTGTTGAAGACGTCTATAGAAGTAGAGTGTATCTTAGCCTTAAACTGATCCATGACGATCCTTGTAAGCATATCGTTTCCGTTTGAAGCTTCTTTGGTCCATTTGAGTATATCGCTATTGAACACAGTATCCTCGTCAAACTTACCGATATCCTCCTCTTCAGCAGACTTGCAGAATCTGTTCACGATTTCTCTTGCGAAATCCTCTGAGACTTCTTCTGGTACAAGCTTTGTGTTTGGTGTGTCATTAGGTTTAATGTCTCTTGGCTCTTCATCATCTTCAGCATACTTGTGGAATCTGTTGATAAACATATCCCTTGCTTCAGTCTCCAGTTCACCAGAAATGAGTCTATTGATCTTGCTCATAGTGTAGAGCATATTACTCTTAGCAAATGCACACACATCGAGCATTTCGCTCTTCTCGTTACTGGGAACAAACTCTGCAAGTCTATTAGACAAGTGCTCTATAAGTTTTGTTACAGTATCAAGCTTGTTTAAGTCGTTCTGAGTGAATCGTACTCTTGGAAGGGTTCTCTCCACTATAACGTATGGCGGATTAGTCTCATCCATTTCTATCTTGTAGAGATACTTGTTGGGAACTGTTATCTTCTTCTCTGGGTTTATAGAAATTAACAGTGTGCTCTGGTTACGTTCTACCTTGATAACAGTTCCTACGGTAGATTCTTTATCTCTCAGTTCGAGTTTGTCCTCTGGGTCGATAAGTACGACCTGTCCTATCTTTGGTCTCATATGAGTCCTCCTTTTTATAATAGAGGACAGAGAGAAGATCTCTCTGTCCAGATTTGTGGTTATACCATAAGCTCGTATAATAAGAATTCTTCTACAATCCTGTAGGATATAGAAGAGTTGATTATTATTGGCTGACCGTTATACTGGTCCCCTTTTCCAGTTGTAGGATCATAACGGATGAGCTGGAAATCAGAAGATATCAACGCAGCGAAATCAGCTTTGATGCGAGAAAGTATCACCTGATTGTCCATATACTTGTGTCTTATCTGAGCCCAATGCTCACTGCTAGTAAGCATATCTTCATGCTTCTTACTGAGAACAGTTCTTGTTGAAAGCTTTACTACTCTTCCAGCAATAATCTCAGGAAGAATACAGAAGTTCTGAGCTACGAGATTCTTCTTGGTGGATATCATAAGCTCGATGTATTCATCAAGATTAATAGTCTTCATCGGAAGTACTGATCCAAACAGCTTTCCGAAGAAGTTTGTTATAAGTTTATACTGGAAAGAGTTAATGACGGGTTTAGCACCTTTTCCGAGTTCTATCTTGTAAAAGTCTATCATGTCCTGTGGGAAAGGACCATAATGACTTTCGATGTTCCTCATAACAGTGTAAGCGACAGCAGTGTTATGTAGGAACTTTGCTTCATCAGCCTTACCAAGTGTAGCCTCAAACTTATCAAACTGAGAAGTAGAGTCTTCACCATCTCTCTTAGAGGAAGAGAGTGGAACCAAATCATACTCATATGCTATTCCAACAGCATACTGGATAGCAGTATTTCTAATCGATGTGAAGTTATACATAACCATATTCTGGTTATATTTGTACTTAGGCATTACCTGAAGTACAAGTGTATCTACAGCATCGAGAGAGTTGACAGAGATATCCATACCTCTTATCTCACTCTTGTCCCAAAGATCCTTGTTAGTTCTCTGATCTCTTGCGATCGTCGTGTTGGCTGTCTCAAACAGCTTAGCCTTTAGATCTACAGTGTTTATATAACGATCAAAGAGAAACTGATATACAGTCTGAAAGAGTTCGTCTATCTCTTGTGTCGAAGTCATCTTAGACTTATACACAAAGTGACTCACGAGAGGGATAAGCATATTCATGAACACACTAATCTCCATGAATATCTTACCATGCGTATCATTATACTGAAGAGCCTGGTTTGTGTTGTTCTTATAGTTAAGCTTGAGCGAGTAGTTGTCCTCGTTCATCTTAGCTACCTTAGCACACATAGTAGATCCAAGAATATAACGACGGATGTCGAGTATAAACTCTTCCTTTTTATACGGATGTCTCTCACCAGTAAGTGTGGTGAGTCCAAAGTCAATCATGTGCTTCATACGCACATAATGACTAGCAAGCTCTTTATCAGGATCATAGAACTTGCAGAAGTAATTGAGATAGTGACAGATATGCTGACGCAGATCGTCACCGTTGTAACACCTCTTAGGAGTTACCATAAACGAATTAACGTTTATTGTGTTTGGATCTGCTGGGTTCATTCCAAAGAACTCAGAGATCGTTGGCATGACTATAGCGTTCTTAATTGTATAGAACACCATGTCATCATCTGTTTGTAGCCAGTTATCGATAGATACCCAATGTGGGACTTCGAAATACGTGAACAGATTATAGATTGCTTGTTCATCATTGGCGATTCCTACTACATTATACTTCTGCGGGTGTAAGAAGTTATAGTAGGCGTAAGGGTTGTTGATTGTTGTTGGCTGTATCATGTGTATATCCTCCTTAACCAGAGCGGTATAGTTGATGCTCTGGACTCATCTATAGTATATAATCTATCTCCTCTTTGTAGTCTTAGAGGTTCGAGTATTCTTTATAGCGGAAGATGACTTAGAAGTCTTAGTGATTTTTGAGACTACTGGTATATGAGAGAGGCCATTACCAATGAATCTTGACGAAATCACTTTAGGCTTAAGCTCCTCCTTTCCTGCAGGAGCTGCCTTTCGTTTTTGGTCTTCTATAAACTTGGTTCTTTCCTTTTCCTTGTCTTTATAAGTAAGGACATCCTTAGAGAATCTACTAACTCCTCCAACAGAAGCCTTTCTATCAAGAATCCCTTTATCGAACAGATTGTCCTTTTGCATGGTAAGATAAGCAAAATATATACTCTGTACATAACCTACAGCATTATCTGGGTTACGGGTGTTAGCTTTGCTTGTTTTTACTTGCAACGAGAGCTTCTTATCAAGCTCTGGTATAATCAAACCATGTGTATAGTAAGCATGAGCATGAGTGAAGTTGAAGTTGGGATCGTTTGCATAAAATCTGACGAAGTAGGACTTTACGTTTCCCTTGGTAGTCGAGTTGCTAGGGTTGAGTTCGACTACAGTATCGTAAAAGAATCCCTTAGTAGAATTCGATGGGATATGGAAATGTATGTAGTACACATCTGATGCAGTTCTATAGACTTCATATTTCACCAGACCATCTCTAGCTACCAATGCATCGTATTTAGTCTGATAGAACTGAGCAGTTGTATCTCTAGAAGTGTTAATTGATGATCCCTTACCAGAAGGGTTCTTAATGTATTCGTCAAACGTGAGTCTCAGTTTACTCATATCGTACACCTCCATTAAATCAGTTATAGTAAAGTTAGACGTTCGGTAAGAGTTGATTAGAGAGAATGGGTAGGGAGATAAACTCCCTACCCACCTCTTCGAATGGTGTTGAAAGGACACTAGCCCCAACGATACCCACACATATGTCCGAGAGAGGGATATCTGAACAGGTACCCTAGTTTATACTCATCAGTACCTTATGGGTCGGAGTATGCCACTCAATACTTGTTGATATTGAGATTAGACATCTGGAACTGGTTAGCAGTAACCATCAGTGAGATGATCTTTGAGATACTGTTGAGTACACAAATATCAGTATCGATAGAGGAGAGAACGTTCTCACCCTTCTCACCAGTTCTTACATCGAACGGACAATCCTGTGCGAGAGAAAGTGCAACCTTACCCTCAGGATCATCCATATATCTGTAGAGAAGCTCAGAGATTTCTTTGTATGCTTCATAGAAGCACTTAACGATTTCTTCCTTGAGAGAGCCATCGCCGAGTGATACATCCATGAGAGCCTTGAATGCTCTGAGTCCTTCGAAGTTAGCACCGTAGCCAACGCCTTCATTTACTGCTGAACGACAGTTGAGAACAGCATCTTCAACAAGGTCTCTTACCTGATCTCTGTCAGCGATAGTGATACCGCCTACATAGAGTTCTACCATGTTACCGAGAAGTGAGTTTTTCTGCTTCTTGTACTGGTAGATCTTGAGAGTTTCGTTGTGCTGCTTTTCAAGCTCAGCGATACGAGCATCGAGATCATTCAGAACTGCATTGAAGACGTCTGTATATGTACCATCTTCATTCTTGTAGTTCTTAGGATCGATAAGCTTTGTAGAGAATGCACCAGACTCTACGCAACCTGCAGTACCGTACCACTCCCATACATTCTTGATTGAAGGAGCAGTGCCGTTTTTCTGGTCTCTTGCTTCAGCCTTAGCGTCGTCATACTTGTTGATAGTAGGAACTCCGCAGAGATTGAGTATGTTCTTCAGGTACACCTTATCAGTATCCGTAACACCAGTGATGATGTTGAGCGGGATAGTGTTAGGGAGATTAGCCTGAGTGAACTTAGCACAGTAGTTCATTACAACCTCGAGAGTACGAGCATAGTCTCTTACGATCTTAGGAGCTATGATGACTGTAGGAATGATCTGAGGAATCTCATTGTTGTTAGGACGATTGCTGTTCATCTCATTGATCGGATTGATGATGTTGTGAGCAATGATTGTATCGAACAGCTCGCCGTAGTTTACAGTGTCAATAGGATCTTCGAAGTAGTAGATACGAGGATTCTCAAGTCTGTTTACAGACTTTTCAGGCATGTTGATGAAACATGCATCGTGGTAACCACAGTCGAAGAACATGCCGTCGTATGTCTTACGAACGAACTCTTCTCCAGAACCAGCCATAACGTCGATGTATGCGTTAAGACCGAGATCCTTATGAACGTTAACGATCTCTTCTGCAAGCTTCTCGTCATTGTTTGTAGAGATGAGTGAGATCTTACGGATATCGTCAAGAGTAACTTCTCTGCCGTGAGCCTTGATGATTGTAGATGCTGCATCTACAACTTCCTTGAGAGCTCTTACAATGTCTGCAGGAGGTGTCTTTGTGAACTGACTTTCGATTCTCTCAGTAAGCTTCTTGAATATAAGATATGAGAGAATAGTAACAGAGGTTGTAGAGTCACCGACTCTCTTAGCCTGTGCTCTTGTCTCTTCTTCGATGTCTGCAAGTACTGCCTGCTCGATCTCGCCGCAGAACATGATTGACTTAAGAATTGTGTGACCGTCCTTAGTGTAACGAGGATAACCCTCTTTCTTATACTGGATGGTGTTTGAACCGTATGGTCCGAATGACTGTGAAAGGTATCTGTGAAGAGCTTCAAGTGTTTCGAGCTGAACTCTTCTAAGAGTATCCTTTTCAACTATATTGCTGCTTATCATAGCATTTCCTCCTTTTGATTGATTATTGACTTGTTTGCTGTTTAGAAAGAGATTCGAGTGTAGTATGATCATACACTTCTACAAGTATTGGGTAGTTTCCTTCTCGCATTAATGCTACCGCATACTCTGCATTGGGAAACGGTGTTCCATCAGTATCACGAGTGATATTGAATTCATAGTTCTGGAAGAAGAGAGTCTTCTTCTCAAGTTTATATGGGAGAGCAAAGACATCTCTGATATCCTTGAACATGAATCCATTGAAGTTTTTGGGATCGATAGAGTCGTATCCGATTACAGTCTTGAAAGACTTGGTACGTCCTTCTATAAGACCCTTCTCGGTTTCATCTTTACACACCACAGTTACATCGAAAGAACTATGATTCTGCATCATGTAGATGAGCTTACTAGTTCCAGTAACAGTGATATACTTGAAGATATCATACTCATTGTTCTTATAGATGTCTTCAAGAATCTGTTCAATGTTTGCTCTATCCATAGCTGTCTCAGGGATACATATAGTCAGAGGATTAGCATCCTTGCGCTTTACAAGAGCGTTCTTAAGCTGTCCAAGAGAATAATGCATAACTTCCTGATCCACATAGTCTGGATGGTTGTAGTTGAACTGGAAGATCTTCATGATCGTGAGGTCATAGTCAAGAATACACTTAGCATCAATGACCATGTTTGTAATCTTCTGCTGGTGAGCTTTGTTGTCCATTGTCATTCCTCCTTATCACTTTACGGTTATGTAAAGCTGATACGATTGAGACTCTTCAGATATATGGGTTATTACACTATGCTCTAAGAAAGCATTGATTTTATCTGGCTTGACTTCTGATAGAGCTTCATCATAAGCATGATCTACTCTCACATATGATCTAGTATGAAGCATACTATCGTTATATACTTCAAAGTCATAATGATAGTACACACTACCAGATATACATTGCATAAAGTCTATGAAGTCAGATAATGGTCTTCCTACGAAGTTGGCATTAAGCTGTTCTTCATTCTCTTTGATGTATATAGTAATCATGTGTTTTTCGTCTGAATCTATAGCAGCTACTTCACTTTCGTTGAAATAGCTAAGAGTCTCTTCATTTGCTATAGGTAGTCCGCTTAACGTGTTAGTACAAAGGTCTTCTCCGTACATTCTTTCGTATGTACTAATAAAGAAGTTTACCTCTTCGTTCTCTTTACCCTTACATGTCTTGAGTAAAGGGATTATATCTTTAACTTTCATCCAATCCTCCTTTTAAGGTATCATGAACTATCTGAGATAGATACTTTAGGCTTGCTTTCGTTACAGGCATCTTTTTGATTGTATTTATTATCTCTTCGTATTCAACCTTCTTAACCCTACCATAGAATCCAGAAGTTAATCCTGTATAGTAGAGTTTGGTGATGATGTAGTTGTCTGGATAGTATGGCATTCTAGTACCACCTTCCCAGAAGAATATATTTCTACGGTCTTCGTCATACAGTGATATAGCATCATGCTTATACTTCTCGTTCTTATGCATCGCCATGTACTCCATAAAGAACGATATCGGACATCCTTCGAATACAGAACAAAGTTCTTTGGTCTCGCTATTGGCGAACCAATAGTGATGCATCTCTTTAAGTTCTTCGAACCTCTCGTTCATACATAGATATTCGATAATCTCATCTCGTGTCATACCCCTGTATTTACGTTTAAGTTCTTCCTCTCTGGTTAGAGGCTTTCTTTTGATCCTATTGAGTATTCTCTTAAACATAGTATCACTCCATTTCAAAGAGAAGGATAGGGATGTTTTCACATCCCTATCTTTGTTACATGTCTATGAGATCATTGTAGTCGTCAACTTCTTCGATCTTGTCGCTACCATGAATAGACGAAGATGAAGACTCGTTGCCGTTATTTGAGAAGAATGTCGATGCATTCGACTTTCTCTTGTATCCGCTTCCAGTATCAATGCCGAGATTCTCCTGAATGCTTGTCAGCTTGCTGATGATACTGTTGAATGAGAACCTTGTAGCGTCAACAACTGTAGCTGCAACTGCACTACTGTTGCCGTTAACGTACTGAGCTACTGTGTTGGTAAAGATATCATAGTCGAGGAACTTTGTGTACTCATAGTCCTTACTGAAATCTGTACCGCCTTTGTAGTTGAGGATACCGAAGTTATCCTTGTCAGGTGTAGTTCTGAACTGGTAAGCGATTTCGGAATCTATGTTTCCCTTATCATCAAGATTCTTTATAATAAGGAAAAGTCCATTGCCGTCCTGCTCGTCGAACTCCTCTGCACCGTTAGTTACGTAGATGATAGAGTTTCCTGCAGTAACACCTACGTTAACGTAAGCATTGGGATCTTTTCTGAAGAGCTTAAGATAGTTAAGGAAGAGAGCTGCTCTGGTAGGAGTGAGATAAACTTCTGTGGCGTTGTCCTTATCGAAGTTATAACCTCCGTCTGCACTCTTCTTGATAGGGGTGATTGTTATTCTGAGCATTCCCTTCCAGAATGAAAAGGATACTGATGATGGATCTACACCAGAGTCAAAGTTAGAGATTTTGACGCTAGAGTAAGTAGTTGGAGAGAAGTCGTTCTTCTTTCCGTTTGAATTGCCTTTGTTGTAGGAATTATTACCGAGTGGCATATGTGTGTCCTCCTTTATTTTAAGTGCCCGTGTAGGCACTGATTATATATATGTAGTGGCTATCGTAAAAGTTAGCTAAGATGGTTGTATATCATTGAGGTGTATGAGAGAATTGATTAACTCCATACCATGGATGCAAAAATTCTATGATCCTGCATGGAGAAGCAGGATCCCTGCATTCATGAAAAAGGGTGTGCCCCTATGAATGGGCGTTTCCAAAGGAAACTACATTATGCTCAGCTTGACCTCTGTCAAAGGTGTAGCACCTACTGAGCTTGAATTATGAGAAACAACACAAAGAAGGCTAATGAGGCTACAGCAGTAAACGAGATCGCAAAAGTAATGCCAGCAGAGACATTCACAAATGCACAGATCAAGTCTATTCTTTTCGAACTTGTAACAAAGTTCGACCATGAAACAGGGGAATATTATATAACTGGAACAGGACAGCCTGTTGAGGATTCGTGCCTTAACAGGGTAAGTTTTACGAAAAGCATCGATACTTTAATAGACGCAATAAGAGACGGGGATCCGTATGGAGTGATTAACTCCTTAGCGGTGGTAACTTCAAAAAGATTTTCGACAGACCTTGGTCTTTGCGTACAGGCCATCGAGAAGAACACCAAGGACAATTTCATTAAGGAGATACCTCTGGCAGAAGTAATCTTTGAGGATGAGATTGTAAATGTATGGTGGAAATCAATTCCGCTTATCATGAAGAAGGCTGCGTGCCTTCTTTTAGTATCCATTACTCATCTCACAGATAAGTACTGGAATATTGCATGCTTCAACTATAACGGAGACTCCTGTAATTTTTACGGGTGTCTCGATGCAAATAAGTTCTCCTTCTTCCAGGGAAGACTCCCTGGAACTGAAGTAGAGGACTAAATAAAACTGGCCGAAAATCAAGGAGGGTAAAGCCATAAAACTATGCCCTCCTGTCCTCATTTCTGAATGATCTACGCTATTTAGTATCTATGATATACAGCTCACAAACGTCGGTATATCAGTTAGATACACCTCCTCTAACCAGGAGGTTATTTTTTCTTGTCGAACATCTCCGTAAAGAGGGCTATTGAGCCCACTGTATCAACTACAGAAAGAGGTGTTATTATGGCAAGTACTATTGAAGTGATTTTTGACGAAGATACTGATGTCGCTAAAGAAGACCGCACATATACTGGCTCTAACGAATCAGAGATCTTTTACGATGGAACTGTTCAGACTAACCAATATATTGATCCTTCACAAATGAAACCTAAGAAGACAATGCCATTTGTCCCACCAAGTCAGAATAAGAACGTGATGACTGATCCTCTTACGGGACAAAGGTCTACTGTCTACTTTCAGATGAATACTAAGAACCAAAGCTTTCTGGATATGCACTACTATCTGAAAGCTATAGGAATCAAGAACAACAAGTTCTTCCTTATACTCTTTGATAAGGATCTCGCTAATGTAGATCCCTATGATCCTAAGCTTCCTCTGTTCATGAAGCAAAAGATCTTTATAGAGTGTCAACGTAACTTCTTCTACTACATCAGAGAAGTTGTTAGAGTACAGAGCCAGGGTGGACCTTACGTCAGGTACAAACTTGACAGAGGAAACCTAGCTCTTAACTTCTGCTTTACATTGTCTCTTAATGTATACCATGAGCAGCCTCGTCAGACTGGTAAAACAGTAGGATGTGAAGTATGGTATTCATGGGTATACAACTTCGGTTCTCGAAACGCTAACATGGTCTTCCTCAATAAGAAGCTGGACGATGCTAAGAGAAACCTTGACGATATGAAGAAGATTATACAGGCTCTGCCATCTTACCTTAGATTCGACCAAGCATTTGGTCAGAACGGTAAGAAGCTTAAGGCTCGTAATACTGTATCTTATGTACAGCACCCAATCAACTTCAACAAGATAGAAGCACTCGCTAGAGCAACCTCTAAGACTGCTGCTATCTCCCTCCTCAGAGGTCGTACTATCACTAACTGTTGGCTCGACGAGTCTGCGTTCTTCCCATTCCTTGGAGAGTCGTTGTCTAATGCAATGCCTGCCATGACTAGAGCTTTCAGAAACTGTCAAGACAATGGAGCTCCTCATGGACTTTGTCTTACATCTACACCTGGATTCATCTCTGATGAGTTCGGTAAGTATATGTATGATATGAGAAGCAACATGACTCCATTCTCAGAACTCTGGTATGATCTTTCACTCCAAGAGCTCACCAATATACTCAACTCCAACGAGAAGAGTATCTTCGTACATATCAAGACTACTTATCAACAGCTTGGCTATTCAGAAGAGTGGTTCAAAGAGCGTTGCCGTGAACAAGAGTACAAGTGGACAGACATCCGTCGAGAGTTCCTTCTTGAGTGGGCTATGTCTGCAGAGAACTCACCATTCACAAAAGAACAGCTTGATATTGTTGGCAGATTCGTTAGACAACCTAAGAAGCAAGTCTATGTCGGAGCATTTCTTCTCAATGTATATGAAGAGCTCAGACCAGGTATTGCTCCTATCATTGGCTGTGACGTTGCCGCTGGCTATAACAAAGACTCATCCGCTATGAGTATAACAGATTCCACAACGTCTAAGCTTATGGCAGACTTTAACTGTAACTACATATCTACTATTGACTTTGCTAGGGTAATCTATGATGTAGTAAGCAACTGGACACCAAATGCATTGGTAGTAGTAGAGCGTAATGGTGTAGGTACAGGCGTATTGGCAAAGCTTCTCAAGTCTAAGATCAAGTCTAATCTCTACTATGAGATTAAGGAGAGGACTATAGAGGAGAAGTATGACGGAGTCCATATCAATCGTAAGAAACAGCTCACTAGAGTCTATGGACTCGACAACACTAAGATAGTTAGAGAACAGCTTATGGACCTTCTTATGCTTAGAATGGAAGACCATAAGGACAAGTTCGTATCTCCTATCATATATGAAGAGCTGAAGAACCTTGAGGTTAAGAAGACTGGTAGAATCGACCACTCTGCTCAGAGCCACGATGATGCTGTATTCTCTTATCTCCTTTCACTCTATCCTCTGTACTATGGTAAGAACGTTACAGAGAACTGGGGTATAAGAATACCTAACCTCCAGACTGAACAGCATGAAGCTGAAGAGCCTATCTTCCAGAGCTTCGAGGCTACAGAGGGAATCAATATCTCTGGCGACCTTGAGGGTATGCATGGTAGAGTAGAGCAGCAGCTTAAGGATCTGGATGACGGTAGCATGCTCTACAAGGACTGGTTGGAACAGCAGAGACAAGAAGACCAAGAGGCTCTTCAGAAGATTCTCTCTACTCCAGTAGGTAGAAAGGCATACAGCCAGAAGTTCAACAAACCTATAGAAGAGTTGGAGGATCCTGCAAACCAGTACTGTATGCTTGGTACTATAGACCAGTTCTATAAGGATATGAATGATCCATACAGTAGTGTGGATGACGATGATGAAGACGACTTCTACTATGACTACTAAGAGTGGCGGGAGCTTAAGTGCTCCCGTCATCTTACTGCTTTTGGGCTGTATACTATATAGGTAGTTATAATCATTCTTCTAATAACAAATTTGACTGAGGTTGAAAGGAGGCCTTTATATGAAGAAGAAAGTAACTATGCTGACCATCTTAATGGTGGTCCTCACCATCCTTGTTGGCTTGCAGAACACTGCCAACGCTACTGTGATTTCAAAGCTCATTGCTAATGGATTCAGTAAGAGACTGTTTATCGGTCTCATCATCTGCAATGTAGCTTTCGCCGTTCTCGATACAGCGAGAGATGCAGCTGGTCGTAAGGCTAGCTCAACAGTATACTTTGATCTTAAGACAAGACTGACTGAGAAGTCGGCTTGGTCTGAGACTAAGAGTATCAATAAGATCTCTGTTGGTACTATCATCGACAGTATCAATAAGATCTCTGAATACACTGGACAGAGATATGTGACTATCGTATCCTGTTTCAGTTGTATTCTTCCTATGGCTATTATGATATGGAAGATCCGTACTTCCATTGCATCTATAGTCATCCTTTTCAGCTGCTTCGTACTTAGCTCTGCTATGTACTTATGGGGCAACGAAAAGTTCAAGTTCAACGAGAACGAACATGATGCTGCTGCTAAGCTGGAGTCAGTTCTTGTTGATGGTCTTGAGAACTTACTTACTCTCAAGTACGCTAGTAAGTTCTCTTACTTATTTAACAGAGTCGCTGACGCAGCAGATGACTCGTACAAGTACAGTACCAATATCAAGAAGAGAGCTTGGTTCGGTCTGTGCCAGGCTGTCTCTTATATCCCCGTATGCTTCATTGCATACTTCTTTAGATGGGACAAGGAGACTTTAGGTTATGTATTCATTAACGAATATGTAATCTACAATGCAATCTTCAAGTGCATCGATATCGTTGCATACACTTCGAAAATTAAGGCTGCTACCAAGCAGATTGAAGCTCTCGAAGGCAACGATAACGATGAGAAGATTTCTATGCCTTCTCAGTTCACAGTATCTGGCTCTTTCGATTATGGGAAGGACAGCGCTCAGTTCACTGTGAACAACATCAGTATCAGACGCTGTGAAAGATATCTTATCACTGGTGCATCTGGTGAGGGCAAGTCAAGTTTCGGAAACTTGATCGCTGGTGCGATTAAGTCTGAAGAGATCTTTGGTCTCCCAGAAAATCTGGATACATACTATGTATTCCAGGAGACAACTCTTCTGAATGATAGTCTCAGAAACAATGTTACATTTGGTGACGAGACTGTTACTGATGAAGAGATCATCAAGATCTTTAAGGAACTCGATATGCTTAACGATCTTAGAAACGCTTTCAGAGTTGAAGGCGTTCCAGTAGAGATCGATAAGCTTCTCGACTGCCCTGTTGGATCAAAGGGCTTCAAGCTTTCAACAGGTCTCAAGCAGCGCGTGCTGCTTGCAAGGACAATAGTCGAGATGAGACGCAACCCAAACAAGATCTTCATTCTTGATGAGGTTACGTCAAACCTTGATGAGAGAAACAGAAACAGGGCAATAGATCTTATCAACCGTGAGTGTCATAGCACACTCATGGTAATCTCTCACAACGAGGGATTTGACACTATATGTTCTAATCACATCGTGGTTAAGAACCATGTAGTGTCTATGAAGTAAACAAAATATAGGAGGACGCTTATGCGCCCTCCCGTTTGTTTTTTGTCAGATGAACTGCGAAGTGATCTCACTGTCGAAGCTTGGATAAAAGAAGTCTTCTTCGAACTGGTTAGTCACGATGCTCTCTTGCTTAGCGAATCCTGACTCCAGTTCAGCTATTCATTTATCTACTTCGTCAGAATGAGTAGCGTCGATTTCAGGATCGCACTCGCAGCCGTCATTCTTCTCTTCAGGCTTCTGCATGAGTCCCTCAAGAAGATCCTTTCCGATCTGCTCTACGTTTACACCCCTACCACCGTTAGCTGCTAAGTTCTGCTGTACAGCCTTCTGGAAGAGCTCTTCCTTCTGCTTCTTCATCTCTTCTACTACTTCGTTATAGTAGTCCTCCTGATATACTTCCCACTTACAGCTGAACATCTCAGGTACAGTTTCCTTCCACGGAACACAGCCGAATCTGCTGGTTACGTAAAGGTAAGGATGAGTCATCTTACTGTTCTCATCAGTCCACTGAGTCTTGATGAACACATCGGGCTGCCAGTTAGGAAGTCTCATAATCATACCATCCTTATTAGGATCAGTGATCAGCTTAAGAGCTTCAGAGAACATAAGTCCCTTATTTGACTTAAAGTCAGACTCTGAGACTGCCTGAATAGCATACTTGGTGACACCGTAGTCGTTTGTATCCGTGCTCCAGAGCTTTTCCCTGTCTATATCCTTTACTACAACGTGAGCGTTTGTACCAAGCTCTATGTCAATAAGCTGGAAGTCCTCAGGAAGGAACTCTACGAGCCAAGGAGGAATAAAGAAGAGATCTTCCTCTGGTTTTATTCTGAGACCGCCGAATGCAGTGATCTCTTCAGCAGTAAGAGTAGTAGCATCCCAGTTCTGATCTGCAAGAAAGTTCTTGTATCCCTTGACCTGGTCAACGAAGTCCTTCTTAACGTCGAATTCGTTATCCTTGTTGTATGCTCCTATGAGAAAGGAGACAATGTTGGCAAAAGTTGCCATGATGCCTGTGGGTGAAATGTTGTTCTTATTCATGTGCGTTTACCTCTTTCTTAGTTTCATTTATAGAACGAACCGCCTTGATCAACTCTATAAGATTGAGATTGATATTGTGCAGCTCGTCATCTATGTGTCTTAAAGTAGCAGAAATCTCTGCTTCGGTATACATTCCCATACAACTAACCTCTCTTAGTTACTCGTTTCCACAGAATAGAGACTTTATAACTTCAAGTCCATCCTGTGGAGTGTGGCCGTCCCATTTAGGTGCTCTCTCCAAGTACTCAATCTCAGCCTTTTCGAATAAGGGGAGATACTTTTCGTCGAAGTGATATGTTACACTTCCATAATCAGTACTCATACCAGCAATGAACATTCCAGGAAACATAGTTCCATCTTCATGCTGTTTAGAGTACCATGGATGTGCAGAAATATGAAGGCTTTCATACTCAGCGAACTCATTTACATCCTGTATAGAACGCAGTAATGCTAAGAACAGAATGCTTCTGTGTTCGTAGAGTTCATCGAATGTATGGTAGCCGTCTGATACGTCACCCATATTCGGTGTACCGTCGCTGTTTCTTTTTGTACCAGTGATTACCTTCTTCCAAGAACCTGTATCTTTGGAAGTCTCTTCAAGTGCATCACTGCCGAGATAGTCATTATAGTCCATCGGTGTACCTTTCCTTTTATAGTATTCGTCAAGGATTTTATCGGTAGATGTGATAGTGCCATCAGCATTGTAGAACTTGGCCATCGCAATCACCCCTTATCTGAAATCCTTGATATCTCTTATAACTTCAAAGTCCTGTCCAGGAGCATAGGTTAATCTGATATCACGAATGTCGCATACATTGATGCTAGTAACACCAGCTTTGCCGTCCTCGGAGTAGTCTATCTTGATAGTATCTACTTCTGCAAGCTTAGCCTGGTTAGTTTCTTTATCGTAGTTAACAAAGCCCTTATAGTCAGGACGATTTCTCATAGTGAATCCTACGATTCTGCAGTTGTATGTCTTCAGACCAGGTGCTTCATCACTGATGACATCGATCTGATATTCGTTGAGCGAACTTACCTGAAAGATAGTTCCTTTAGCTCCCTTAGGAGTTTGGTTCCATACTGTTAACTGAAGCTGAAAGAAACACTGTGCATCAGTCTTCAGAAAAGTTAAGCTACCTTTTTCGTTTACCATTGAAGTGAACCTCCTATTTATAGATTATAGGATAGTTTGGGAAGCATTAACGCTTCCCTTTCTTACCCTTCTTTCTCTTCTTACCACCGCCGTACTTGGAGTCCTTCAGTCTTCTGTTGAGGAACTGACGAACCTGTGACACGATAACAGCGATATTGTTTCTGATCTCACGGATAGTATCACTAGTGTCTGCAGACATAGCGATATTCATTATACCAGTGAGAAGATAGAATGCATAGATATTTCCTACGAGTGAACCCTTAGGCTGTTCATAGCAAGTATCACCAAGCATTACTATGAGTGTCTCAGCTGTCTCTTCATCCACCATTAACTGACGGAAGGGGATAGCAAGTGTTTCGATGTCTCTGATCTTCGGTACAGTACCTTCATAGTAAGCATTGAAGGATGCTGTGTACTGCTTGATCTTACGCGACTTCTTATAGCAGCGGTTGAGATAAGTGTCTCCACCATTCTCGATATGCTTCTTGACGAGTTCGAGAGTGTGAGTGTATCGAAAGTACTTAGCGATCTCTCTGAGCTCTTCTGCTTTCTCAGGATTAGCCTCCTGAATCTTATCGGCTGTCTCAAGAAGACCAGTCTCAAACTTCTCCTTTACTTCATCGGTATAAGAGTCGACGATAACACCAGTTACATTACCTGCAGCTTTAGCATATGTATTCAACTCTTCCTGGAAGTTATTGATCTCGGTACTCATGAAAGCATCAGAGATGATATCATTGATAAGGTTCTTAGCAAAGAACTCGAGAATAGCATGTCTCGGAGCTTCTCCAGTCTCTGAAGCTGACTTACGA